ATGGCAAGAGTAAGAAAAGTAGAGCTTACATCAGAAGAAATTAAGGCACAAATTACATCTATAGAAGAACAAATTACTAAGCTTACAGAAGATATCAAAGGCTTGAGAGTGCAGAAAAAGAATCTTTCTAAAGATCTTGTTGCAGCAGAGAAGAAAGAAGCAGCCGTAAAAGAAGAACAGTCTATGAAAGATCTTGCCAAATTACTTCGAGAAAAAGGACTTTCTGTAGAAGACGTTCGGAATATGCTTGATAAAGAATCAAAGTAAAAAAATGGGTAGCCAAGTATAATGCTTGACTACCCATAAATTATAGTACATTGTCTTTTGTATATCTGACTTCCAGAGATTCAATATCTGGAAGTAATTTCTCATGATAAATATCATTTCCACCAGCCTTTTCATAAAGCTTTCCCATCTCTAGGAATGTCTTTAATCCATCCGGTGTGATGTACCCTTGTGCCATAAAGTCTCTATGCATTCTCCAGAGAGAACTTCTAAATGATGCTACAGTACACTCATCTTGATTAGTTATAAAGTTCTGCATCAAAGTTGTAAGATCAGTAAGCTGTGTGCTCAGAGTATTTTGATTTGTTCTCAGATCATCTCTGATATTAATGGACTGGTCATGATAATTATGTTGAGACTGCTCAAAATCAGCAATTTTCTGTTCCATATCAGACAACTTCTTCTCTAAAGCTTTCTTCTGTAGAGATGCTTTTGTTTCGAGACCAAGAACATCAAGAAGTTTCTCCCATCCAGCTTTTAAAGCTATAACAAGCATTGCACAAAGAAGTAAAGATATGATCACATTGATCTCACCAAACTCATGGATTTTCTGTATCTGTTCAATACCCATGACGTACCTCCTTATGCCTTAATGATATATTTGGCTGATACATAGCCAACATATTCTTTTTTAGTGATTGATACTTTGTACCATCTGTCACCTTTAGTATCTTTTGTAACTCCGAGGACATTAATAAGATTGTCTTTATTTAACATCGGATACTCTGGAAGTAACGGATGTTCAGTACCGGGTTTTTTGCGAACATTCAATTTACTTGCAGTTACCTTTCCTACAAATGGATATTTTTTTGTAGTTGTTGCAGCAGGAGTATTAGGATTTTTAATGTTAGATTTTTCTACATACCCTATATATTTTGCAGCGATACGAACCTGATATCTTGTACCAGATTCACCGATGATATCCACAAGATTACCTGCATTAAGTTTAGGATATGTAGCCAGCTTAGAAGCTCCTGTAGCACCTGAGAACACGTCTGTTCCATTAGCTGTACAAGAACCTACCCATGCAGTATAAGATGGCTGTACAGGTGCAGGAAATGTTAAAATAGATGTGACAATAGAATAGTCTGGACGACAAAACTTTGTTCCAGGGAGATTTGAATTATAATAACTCTTAGCATAAACTCCACCACCATTTGGAACAATAGAAGAGCCTCCTGAAGTGTTACCTTCAATAGTATAAAATTTATCTCCTTCGACTTTTGTTACTAATCCAGTATGAGCAAATGTGCCATGACGATAGAAGATCACAATGTCTCCTCGCTGTGGATTTGCATACTTTGTGAAGAGATTTCCAAGAGTAGGACAGTATACATAAGGCCAATGTTTAAGGAGTTTTTTAGCTACATCAAGACCGAATGTTTTCATCATGCACCAACTCACAAACGCTGCACACCAAGCCTGTGCCTGATACTGAGGATATACATCTCTCCAGTATTTAGTGTAGTTATTGTAACCTGCATTTGCAGTTTTATCATCAAGCTGAGAATTAGATTTCTTCTCTAAATATCCAACCTCATTTTCAGCGCAAGCAATAAGAGCATCAATAGCTTTATCTTTATTCATAGTATCACTTCCTTGTGTAGTTGTTGGTTTGAGAGAGTTTGTAGAAGTAGTAGAAGATTTAGAATAGTCTTTATAGAATACACTTCGATCAGTTTTTGTTGGAATTCCAGGAATGGTTGCCTTACTAGAATATTGCCATCCAATAACACCAGTAGAAGCAGGAACTCTTAATCTTTCCTGTAATTCACCGGTATCATTATTAGGATATCGGGCAACCCAGCAATCGTACTTTTTAGCACCTTCTGGCAACTGGTTCTGATACCAAGAATAACCACAATAAATGCCAAATTTATATCCAGCTTTGACAATAATAGCTCTAAAAGCTTCGATCATTTTCATCATTAAACTGTCAGATAAGTTCTCCTGACATTTATCCTCTATATCAAGAAATACTGGATAATCCAGTTTTCTTTTATTCAATGTTTTAATAACTACATTTGCTTCATCTTCAATCTGAGCAATAGTAGTAGCATAGCTGTATTTATAGACTCCAACAGGAATTTTATTCTCAATACAGCCTTTATAATTAGGTTCGAATGTGCTATCAACAATATTTCCTTTTTCTGTAATTCTTAGGATAGCGAAGCCCATTCCATAACTAGCAACAGTTTTCCAGTCGATGTTTCCATTCCATCTGGAAACATCAATTCCTTTAATTTCTGCCATAATATCAAGCCTCCTTTTAGTCAATAAAAAAGAGAGGCTTTTAATCCTCTCTTTCAAGTTCTTTCAACATATTAAGTTCTGATTCAGAAATAATCTCAAGCGCCCATTCATCTGGCACATAGTTTTTCATTCGCTTACTCATATTATTTTTTCTATAATATTTATTCCAGAAATACAGATTCCCAAGAGCACGAGCTTTATGCATAACACATATATAAGTAGCTTTTGAGTCAGGAGTACCATTCACTTGATAATCATAACCAGAACAATTAGAACATCCTGCAGCTATAGGACAATAGAAACATTCATCTGTACTCTGTGTCCTTCTATCTATTTTTGCCATACAATTAATTCTGCATTTATAACATTCTGTGCATCCTATACCATTATCTACATCACCAATAGAGTACGGTTCTTGCTCTCCATTAAGAGAAGATTCCATATATCTGATACATGGAAATATGCGACCTTGAGGATCGCAAGCAATCATTGAATTACCAACGCCTCCACACCAACTTTGTAAATCATCAGGATCTTTAGGCTGAAAGAAGTCTTCATTATAAAGGGAACAGAAGAAATCACGTTCAAAATCAAAATTCTGTTCCAAGAAATAATCAGATATGCGTTTCATTTGATCGTAAAGAACAGTTGCATGTACAGGCGTCCAACCCTTTTCATATACACAATTGGCATTGATTTCATCATATCCAAGATCGACCATATGCTTAATAGCATCGTATAGAAAGCTGATATTGCCCGGAGCAATTGTGATCTTGCTTCCCATATGATTTCCACGTTTCATCCAATCTGACGCAGCATCGACAGCTATGTCATAACTTGGACCACCATCTGGAAAAACTCGACAGGAATCATGTAATTCTTTATTCCCATCAATAGTAACTGAGAAAGATAATCTATTGGCCCACTTACGAAGAAATGCTTGTACTTTTTCGTCCCTGTATAAAACACCATTTGAACAAATAGAGAACATAGTTTTCATGGCCCAAGGATGATCCAACTCTATGAGTTTATCCATAATATAAGTACAGATTTGATCTATAAGCTCTATCTCAAGAAAGGGTTCTCCTCCAATGAAATCTACAACCAATCCAGGAGATTTCTCTGGATTGATATAAGATTTAAAACCTTTTTCACCTGATACAACTAAATCAAAGAATTTCTTAGCTGTTTCAAACGACATTCGATTTTTTCCTTTGTGTCCTTGGTAACAATATAGACATGCAAGGTTGCAATCATCAGTTACTTGAAAAGTGATACTCTGTGTTAATATTCTTTGCCCGTCATCGGTTTTTACCTTCTTAGATGGATAAAGTCTAGCTATCTGATCCGAATATTGTTCTGTCCTTTTCATGCTATTCCCTCTAATTCTGGAATCTCACAATTACATTTAATAGTAATAGTCATTTCATCAGAATTATTTGGAATAATCCAACTATACTGATGACCTTCGAGGCATTCTGGGATGTATTCCTTTTCCATCTCATTTGCAAGAGCAGCATACTTTCTCTGTAATTCTGCACCACGTTTATTGTAAGACATAAGAGTATCTCCATTGATGAGTTCTAAATCGCTTGGATGTGATTCAATAACTCTCTGTACAATGTCTTTTACGAAGTTTAATTCAAAATTAACTCTTTCAAGCTCTGTAGCTTTTTCTTTATCAACCTTTAGGATTATTTTTCTCATATCCTTATATTCCTTTCATTCTTAATTATTTATCAGAAGCTGTTTCCGTTTTTTCTTCTGTTTTGTCTTCTGTTTTTTCTTTTGAATCTTCAGTAGTGTTACCTGCATTAACTGTAGTATCATCAGTAGCAGTTACACTTTTGTCAGCAGTTAATGAAATATTAATAACACTTCTTTCATTGGAAATTTCCTCAGAGATACTCTCAATTTTCATTCCGTCATAGTCTTTCTGAGTATTTCCATATACAATTCTAAAACCGGTTCTATTCTCGTCAGTGATCATGTCTCTGATTGTATTTAAGGATTTATCAGAGTTGAAGATAGAAATAGTAGCCACGATATTTCTATTCATATCATTTCCCAACCCATCTTTATATCCTTCATATGAATATGTATCGTTAGCACGAGTAATAATTAGTTCTTGTCCATCTTTTAAAATAAGTTTCATAACAATTCCTCCTGTAATTTAAACATGGACCAAAGCATTACACTTTGATCCATGATCCGTTTTGTTTTACAAATATTTTTCCTGATTTACGGGTGATTCGACAGAAACCATTTCCGGTATGGCCTGTTTCATTTGTTCCATCAGGTGATTTAAATGATTGATTTCCTGCTATAGTTTGCGCATTGGTAAGGTAGTAAGAAGAATTTACATAATTACCACTTGGATAATTAGCAGCAGTAGCTGAAGTGTAAACATATCCTGAACCTCCGCCATTATAGCCTTGGTAGTTAGTGCTATCACTATAATCAGAACATGCACCACCGCCATACCATCCACCTCCGCCACCGCCGGAACCATAATTATAATTAGTTCCAGAAGTTGTTGCAGAACCACCTTGACCAAACGAACCATTTGTACCTGCAGCAGTTTGTGTAGCTCCATATCCAGAAGCAGAAGAACCACCAGTAGTTCCACCGCCATATTTTGTTGTAAGCGAATTTTCTGATGATGAACCTCCACCTCCACCAGCGACAATAACTCTAGCATAAAGATCATTTTTTTCTATACGAACATCGGTTGCACCGCCGCCGCCTTGTCCATAACTACTATAATTATAAGTTCTTGAACAACCTTTTCCTCCTCCGTTAAATCCACCAGGTGTTTCACCTGTTGAAGTTGTAGCTTCTGGTTGTCCACCAACATAAATATATAAATCCGTAGAATTTTTAGTTAGAGTTATGGTTCCGACAGAATATCCTCCAGCACCACCATAATAACTACTATATGAACCTCCTTGAGCACCCCAGCATTCTATTGTATATTTTCCTCTTGGAAGTGATATAGCTTGAACTGTTCCTGTATAAGCAAAATCCATTACAGCATTAGCGCCAGCATCATAAATTTTATTGTTCATCTTCATAAATACTGGAGCTGCTTTTTTAATTTCATTATTCATTTTACAATGTAGAGTTTTCTTTTTGATATAACAGGTAATCCTACAATAGCCATTATCAGAATGACCTGTTTCTGTAGATCCAGAAGGAGATTTAAAAGATTCATTGCCAGATAAATTAGAAGCATCAGAAAGATAATAAGATGAATTTAGAAGACAGCCTTGAGGATAGTTAGAAGCAGAAGAGGAAGTATAAACGTAACCAGAACCACCTCCGCCACCGCCATCATCATCTCCAGAACCATCAGGATAAGTACCTTGTCCACCGTACCATCCTCCGCCACCGGCTCCACCATAACCTGAAGCGTAATAACATCCAAAACCACCGAAACCAAAACCAGCAGCACAGTTAGAAGAAGAATTTGTGGTGCCTTGTGAATTAATAGCACTTAAAGATGAATATGAAGCAGTTTGAGATCCACCATATCCATATGAACCACATCCAAAATTACCCCTAGCACCAGATACGCCGCCAGCATATCCGCCACTATATCCAGAACTACCATCAGAACCACCACCACCAGCAACAATTACTCTTGCATATAAAGAAGCACTTCCAATACGAATATCAGTAGCGCCACCACCACCTTTATAATCGTATCTATATCCACCACCATTGAAACCTCCGGGATAGATTGAATTTGATGCTGATGTAACAGAATTTCCAGATCCACCAACATATATGTATATAGTAGTTTTTTGAGTCAATGTTAAAGTTCCTGTAGAATAGCCACCTTTTCCACCATAACTAGAATTAGAACGATAACCTCCCTGTGCTCCCCAACATTCAAGAACATATTTTCCGGGTTCGAGGGTTACAGATTGAGCTTTACCTGTATAAGCAAAATTCAATACACTCTTTTCCGAGTTTCCACCGTACACAGAAGATACAGAACAAATAGCAGTACAATTGTTATCACATGAAGCTTCACAAGAAAAGCCGCATGAGTTATCACAAGAACCACCACATCCACCTGTACAGGTTCCTTTACATCCGCCAGTGCAGTCATTGGCGCAAGTGGTGGTGCAAGTAGTATTACAAGTGCCAGAACAACCACCAGAACAGGTAGAATCACAACCATAACAACCAGTATAACAACCGGAATCACAATTTCCTGAGCAATTACTTGAGCAAGATCCACCACAACTGGTGCAATCGTTGGCACAAGAAGCAGTGCAAGTATGCTCGCAATCATAAGCACAAGTAGCAGTACATGCAGCATTGCAATCATTAGAGCACCTTTGAGCACAGGCGCTTGTACAGTCTCCATCACAGTTGTTCCCACAGCCAGTGCATCCGGTTACACAAGCACTTGTACAAGCTCCAGTACAGTCATTAGCACATTTGGCAGTACAGTCAGAACAAGTACTTCCTGAACCTCCCTTACAAGTTCCATCACAATATCCAGAACATCCACCAGTACAGTTAGTAGAGCAAGAACCACCACAAGAACCACCACATCCACCAGATGATGAATGAGTGCAGTTGGTAGCACAAGAAGTTCCACATCCACCAGAGCAAGCCATAAGCCTCACCTTCCTTTCAGTCTTTTATTCGTAAGTAATCCAAATATCTCCATTCTTTCCATCACTAGCTGCAGGTTCCGTTGTTGAAAGATGAATACCTATTTCAGCTAATGACCAGCTTACGTTTCCAGATCCATTTACAGATTTACTTGTATTTCCTACAGTAACGGTTCTTGTTGTTCCCCAATTAGCAGTAGTAATATTAGCTGTACCATCAAAATTCGTACCATTAATAGTTCGTGCGGTTTTTAGTTTTTTAGCAGAGCCGCCACTACCTGTTCCGTGAAATATAATCGGCATAGTTAAGCCCTCCTTTTATAAATCTATGTGTTTCCAACCAGAGTTCGTTTTTACGTATAATCCATATTGTGTTGGGTTCAAATTTGTAATTCTGCAGAATCCATTGCCTGTGTGACCAGTTTCTGCTGATCCTGTAGGAGAAGTAAAAGAAGTGTCTCCTGCGATAGTCTGAGCATTTGTGAGATAATGAGTAGAATTTAGTAGACATCCGTTAGGGTAATTTTTAGCTGTAGAAGAGGTATAAACATATCCTGAGCCTCCTCCACCCCAACGTCCATCAGAATCAGAATCATTGTCGTAGGCTCCGCCACCTCCGTACCAGCCGCCTCCACCACCACCACAAGAGTAGCCGGAAGCATTTCCGCCTTGACCAAAAGTAGCCTGAGTGCTCGTGCTCCATGTTTTGCCACCTGCAGTTTGTGAGGCACTACCGCCAGATCTATTTTGACCAGTAGTATAAGAACCGGTAGTGTTATTATAATAGCCATCTCCACCATATTCTCCACCGCCACAACCACAAGGATTAGCATTGGCACTTGTTACACCAGCTCCGCCGCCACCTCCGGCTACGATAACTCTTGAATATAGAGAATTTTGACCTATACGAACATCTGTAGCTCCTCCACCACCTCTACCAGAAGAAATACCAGTTCCTCCACCATTGAATCCTGCAGCAGTAGAAGAGGAAGATCCAGCTCCGCCAACAGATACATAAACAGTAGTCGTTTTAGTAAGAGTAATTGTGCCTTTGGAGTAACCACCGTATCCGCCTATGTAATAACCACTGTAAGTTCCTCCTTGACCACCCCAGCATTCTATTGTATATGTACCTGGTTTTAGAGTCTTAGATTGTGTAGAACCTGTGTAATTAAAATCCATTATGTCATTATTAGCATGAGTAAGGTATATTACATCTGTTAATTTAGTGATTCTTACGTAGCCATTACCTGAATGGCCTGTTTCTGTACCACCTGTTGGTGAAGAGAATGATTGGTTGCCAGCAATGGTTTGAGCATTAGAAAGATAATAAGCAGAATTTAATAAACATCCAGAAGGATAATTTGAAGCAGTGGTAGGAGTATAGACATAACCTGATCCACCACCAGCAGAATCACAATGTAATCCACCTCCGTACCAGCCACCGCCTCCACCAGGCGCTACATCTGTAGAATTACTGGCTGATGCTCCACATCCGAATTTAGCTTGGACGGAATACCTATTAGGTTCCTCTGATGATCCTCCTGTACCAAAAGTAGTTTGTTTTCCGCCAGTGCCATGATAAACGCGGTTTGATAATCCATCTTGTCCTGTAGTACCTCCGCCAGCACCACCATTAGCTGCATTATTACTAACGTCATATCCTGCAGATCCTCCGCCGCCTGCAACAATAATTCTACTTAATAGTGAGTTTGTATCTCGAATGTTATTTATAAAATAAGATGAGTGTGAAAATACAGGACTCATTAAAGAAATATCAGAAGCTCCACCGCCTCCGCCACCTACGCCAGAGCCGTTAGTACCATAACCATCACCGCCGCCATTAAAACCACCAGCAGTTCTAGTATTAAAGACGCCATTTTGACCTTGCCCTCCTACTGTTATATATATAGTGGTATTAGTTGAAACATTTAAAATACCAGTAGAATAGCCACCTTTTCCACCATTACCATAAGTTCCGTTTGATTGATTGCTATTTCCACCTTGTGCTCCCCAACACTCAAGTTTATATCTACCAGGAGTCAATGTAGCAGTCTGGACTGATCCAGTATAATCAAAATTCATAACTGCACCATTAGAATTAGCAGAACCAATACCGTACATTTTGTTATTATTTAATTTGAAATAAAATGCAGTAGCCTTTTTCATTGAATTGTTTATTCTGGTATATAGTGCCGTATTCTTGCATTCAATAACAGTAATTCGACAATAGCCGTTACCAGAGTGCCCTGTCTCAGATGAACCTGTGGGAGAAGCAAAAGAATTATTGCCTGCGATTGTTTGTGCGTTAGAAAGATAATAAGAAGAGTTTAATAAACAACCTGATGGATAGTTTTTAGCTGTGGATGATGTGTAAACATAGCCTGAACCACCTCCACCGCCTTCAGAATCAGATCCAGTAGAGTATGATGAAACGGAGTATCTACTCGCTCCACCGTACCATCCTCCGCCGCCAGCTCCGCCATTATAGGTATTACCACCAAGGCCAAAGCCAAATGAATTAGTTCCACCAGAAGTTTGAGAAGCTTGTGTTAATGAAGTGTTCCCCGATCCTGCGCCACCGGTTTCACCACCACCATATCCGCCAGTTTCGTTATCTTCACCTGAACCGCCACCACCGCCTGCAACAATAATTCTTGCATGTAATGAATCTTTACCAATTCTTACATCGGTAGCTCCGCCACCACCATTTCCAGGTTCACCTGTACTCTCGTGAGAAGCAAAACCACCGCCATTGAAACCTCCTTCAACTTTCACATTACCTGTAGAACTAGACATTCCACCTTGCCCACCGACATAAATATAACAAGTAGTTAATTGTGTTAAAGTTAGTGTTCCAATAGAATAACCACCAAGTCCAGAACCTGTAACTGTAGCAGAAGCACTATCTTGGCTCCGATTTCCCCCTTGAGCGCCCCAGCATTCCAATTTATAAGTTCCTTTAGGTAATGTGACACTCTGAACAGCACCAGTATAATCAAAGTTTAAAATATCACCTGTTTTAATATTACTCATCGCCATACACCACCCACATATCACCAGGTTTACCATCAGTTGTCTTAGGTTCTTCAGCAGAAAACGTCACATTCCTTAACTGAGATTTCATAATATCTGACTGATAAGCAGTTACAGCTCCATTAACGACCGGTTTATTCTGTAATCCATTATAATCAGTTGTACCCGGATCACCTTTATCTCCATAAACACCTATAACTGTTGGAGTAGTGTACAAATGATTATTGTTTGTCAAAACAAATTCATGATAACACCACAAATATTTGTTTGTAGATGTCATAACCTGAGCAGAAGTCGCCCATCCAGTAGTTGATCTGGTCACTCCTTGCGATTTAGGATTTGCAAGATAATGAGGGATAACGCTTGAAATTCCTACTCCCTGATCTCCTTTAGGTAATGTAAAATTCAATATAGCATCTGTATCAGTACCAGAATTAGTTACCGCAGCCGAAGTACCTGTTTTAGCAGTACCAATTTTAATAGTTGCATTCTTACCAACTCCAGCAAGACATTGTTCACCTTTATAAATTGCCATGTTATCGCCTCCTTTTATAAATCATTTCTTATAACAATAGTAATGGGAATATCTACAGTTGGTTTCTCAGTTGCTTTTATAGTAATTTGATTTGTAGTCTGTCCTCCGTCAGCTAACATAGCGTTCTGATATGCCTCTATTGCTTGAGATGATGCGTTAGAAGCATAATTAATTTCTACTATATTTGAAGTAGTCGCGCCAGATACAGGTAATACATATGTATACGGAGCAGAGGAACCAGTCCATTTACTAGCTGTGAGAGTAGTAGTAACAAGTGTACTTTTCTTCGCATATGTTTTTTCTGATTTAGTACTTGAAAACGCACTGTTGGCTGTTACAGATGAGTCGTTAATAACATTTGCAGAATCATATTCATCAATAACATTGTAATAGGTATTTGCGTTTAAAGTTCCAGCTTTCTTTTTTGCAAGATAATCAGCCTTTGTAATTTCAACAGGAACATTAAGTCCCATCTGAGATAAAGTAATATCAGCAGTGCCATCGAATGAAGCACTACCAATCTTTCTTGCATTAGCTAATTTTACAGCTGCGTTCGCATTTCCACCGGCTGAAGATGACCCTGCATAGTTGTGAGTATGAGATGATGGTGCGAATGTAGATGGCTTACCTGTAACATTACCCCAAGCAACAGAATTTGCACTGCCAGCACTATTCGCATAAGATGCAGTACCGCTATCAGTACCAGAAACGATACTACTATATGCTTGTTTATGAAGTGCGGTACCAGCTGCTGCAATAGTAGCATAACACTCGGTAGATGTTTTTGCATCTGTTGCAGAGGTTCCACTTACTTCTGAAGAATTGACCAGCACCCAAGTTCTGCTGATACCACCACGCGCACCACTTGCAAGTGTACGGAAACAAGTTCCAGCATACGATCCTCCTGTTTTAAAGAAGGCATCTGCGTAAGTCTTTCCAAAAACATTGTAAATTCCGACTTGTACGCTATCCGCACTTAAGCCACAACGAACCAGCCATTTTACTTCAACTGTCGATGCTAAGCTGCTGTTATTCGTACGTAATACAATTCGTACAATACCGAAGCCACCACCACTATAATCCTGTGAGATAAAGAATGTGGTTGATTTATCTGAATAGCTTGCAGCAATAGTATCCAGTTTTGCGAATCGATGGAATGGATAATTGTTTTTGTCGCCTACACTCGCAGACGAACTATAAAATCCGATATTTGCAGAGGAGTTACCACTACCATCATAGTTAAAACTTAGCGTGATGTCAGTTCCACCAGATACGGTTCTAGCAGTTGCTAGTTTATTTGCGGAGTTTGCAGCACCACCAGAACTAGAACTTCCTGCATAATTGTGCGTATGAGAGGTAGGAGATTTCCCATTTAGAGCAGTTGTAATAGCATTTTGAGTCATGGTACCATCTGTAGCCGACCCAGTTTCAGTATAAAGCTTAGTTATTCCTAAGTAACTTGATGTACCTACAGAATATGTCGTATTTGTAGGGATTACCCATGCACCATCTGCACGAAGAAACTTTAATTGTTCTCCTATATTAGGTGCAGGAACAAGACCAGCACTTCCGGCAGAAGAAGAAGTAGCACCCTTCATGTTTCCATAAGTATGATCGGTAAATAATGCATCTGCAGGCACTGACTTACCAAGTGTATATGAACAAGCTACTGGTTTACCACCTGAGAAATATACTGGCTGAGTTGATGATCCAGCATTAGAAGTAAGAGCAGCGGCAGATGATGCGCTACCTGCAGAAATAGCATATTTAACACTTTTTGTGGCATCAGCAGTATTGTCAACGTTGCCTAATCCGACTTCACTTTTAGTATGCGTATGTGAAGACGGAGCTTTCCCGTCAACTAACTCTTTTAATATTTTACCCTGTGCAGCAGATAGAGACTCAGTTGTAGAGCTGCTTATTAGATTATCCTGAATACCTCGCCAAGTGTCACTTGAAGGAGGCGTATAGCCAAGAGCGCTTATTACATCGCTTTTTGTAAGATCAGCTTTTACATAAGAGAGTTCTGACCATTTATGCGTACCATCTCCCACTTTATGTTTACCGAATTTATCACTTGTAATTGCTATTTCTCCACTTAAAAGAACAGGATTATTTTTATTCCAATTAGCTTCCGTATCATATTTATGTTTGATTCGTATATTGAGATTTTGTTCTCCCATTGTGCACCTCCCTTTTTTAATTTTTATTTAAATAGATATAATCTATAATTTTCATATTTAGTAAAGCAGCCTCATAAAAGAGGCCACTTTCATTTAAACAGATGTCCCACAATTTAAAATAAGAGTATTGGCTCCATTAGTTAAATAATCAGTATTTAAACTTTTAACACTAAGAGCAACATTTCCTCCACCGTTAAATGCTACAGCATCAGCAACGGCACCTCCAGTAAGAGAGAAATTTCTTGATGCTGCAAGTTTTGTTGCAGAAGCAGCATTACCTGTACAAGCAGCCGCAGAAGTAGCAGTCGTTGCGTTACCCTGAAGAGCACCTGCAAAAGTAGTAGCAACAAGTTTCCCAGCAGTTGTATCAAGATATACACCTGTATCAAATACCTGTTCTCCAATACCAGTTGTTGCACTTGTAGTACCAGTTACATAAGCCTTTGCAGTAGTATTAAGAGTATTCTTTACTTTCTGGTCAGTTGTTTTGTAACCTTTTCCTTCAACAAAAGCGGCAACAGCTTTTGAAGTTGGAAGCTTAGTAGAAGTAGAAGCGGCTGCGATAGAAGAATCTACCTGTTTTGTAGCAGCTTCACCTACTGTAATCTCTCCAGACTTAGCACTTGTTGTAAGATTCTGTGTTGTAGTGGAATACTTAACAGTAGTAACGATTTCATCACCAGATGGTACAACAATCCATTTTGGATCCTTTGACATAGCGACTACTAAGTCACCGACCTTAGCTGTCACAGCAGCTCCTGTATAAGAATTATCAGCAGCTACAGAAACCTGAGTAATTACTTTATATGTATCGCCTATTACAACAGAAGATGTAGGAAGAGCAGTAGCAGTACCATTAGTTCCAAGTGTTCCTTTAAACACCATTGCATCAGAAGCAGCAATAGAACTTGAAATTTTGGCATCTACATACTGTTTTGTTGTTGGCTGTAAAGCATCAGTTGGATCGGCTGCAAGCGTTACTGTACCTGTGAATGTACCACCGGCTTTTGGCATAGCCGCGTCTGCTTTTGCACCCTGAGCGGATGTAGCATAGGCACCTGAAGCTGTGTAAGCAGCAGAACCTAGCCCTTTAACAGCAATATTGTCAGTAGCATTGCCGTTAACAGTTAATTTAATTGTGCCGTTATTAGTTCCAGAAGTAATAGATACAGACTGAACTGATTTATCTGCTTTAGCACCTTGTGCAGCTGTTGCAAATGTCTCGGCACCTTTAAATGCGGCAGAACCAAGAGCACCAGAGGCATGCGGAACTAACTGTCCGGAAGTATTTGTTACTACAGGAACATTGGCTGTCGTTCCAAGAGCGGCTCCATTTACAGGAACTTGTCCCTGTGAAGCTCCAGCTCCTTTATATGCAGCAGATTCCAATCCTTTTACTGCTATATCTGTTGCTGCTCCAGTTCCTGTTGTTACAGAGATTGTACCGTTCGCAGTGCCAGAAACTACTTTACGGACTGCGTTTGTAGCAAGAGTACCCTGTGCGGCAGTTGCATAAGCAGAAGTATTTGTATATGCAGCACTTCCTAATCCTTTTACCGCAATATTATCTGTAGTTGTTCCATCTACAGTCAGTTTTAATGTACCGTTGTTAGTACCGGAAGCAAGAGTTACGTTCTGTACTGAACCATCACCAATCAGTGCAGAGATTTCTTCTGGTGTCATAGTCGCATATGGCAATTCAGCAAATGTTTTAACCCCATCACCAATTTTAATTTTGTAAGCGCCAGATTCTGTAATTTCAATCGCTTGTTCACCTTTTAATAGAACAAGCGTAGATTTCGCCCAATTAGCGGTTGTGTCCGATTTAAGGGCGATACGAGTATTCAATGTCTGTGTAGCCATTCACATCATCCTTTCGAGCTACCGCATTGCATGATGAATTCCTTTTCAGGATCAAATGCCAATGCATAATATTTGATATTATTATCATCCCATCTATAGATTGCATTTGTGGTTGTGTCCACATAAATTGCATTTGTTTTACCAATTGTTGGAAACAATGTATAAGATGCATAAGGGATGACTTCTTGCTGATCAGTTATATATTTTTTAATATAATCAACAAGCTCAGTAAGACCTTGTAAATTAAGAAATTGTTCTTTCATTATCTGCACATCCCTTCGCTTTAATGAAAGCAAGGGGAGTAACCCCTTACTTTACGCACTAAATAAACCTTTGATAGACGCACTTGGAATTGCTTCGTATCCATCTCCAACAAGCCCCTTAAGAGCGGTGATATCAGATGTGTTCTTAGCAATCTTCGGTTTTTCAGCGGCAAGATCTTTTTCAAGAGCAGTAATCTTACCTTCGGCAGTATCCATTCTGCCTTTAACAGCAGTAATATCTCCAGCATTCTTTTTATCAGCAGCTTCTAATGTAGGTAATTTCTTTTCAATAGCATCAATTCTTCCTACAGCGGCTGTCAGATCTTCAGCTTTCGCATACTGAGAAAGGTCAGAATCTGCAAGAGCCTTAGAAACATATTCAGCAATATAACTTACGATATCTTTAGATGTTGCTGTGTTTGGGAGAGTACCGATAAGTGTTTTCAGCTTAGAGATATCCTCTTTATTGGTAGTAATCTGACTATTCATTCCTGCTGCATCAGATGCATGAGAAGAAATCCAATCAGAGATTTCCTTCAGTGTGTCATATGCTTCTGGGGCGCCGTTAACAATCTGAGCAACTGCATCAGAAACAGCTTTCTTTACGGATCCAGCCCCGGTTCCATTAAGAGTACTGATTGCTGCGGTATTAGCTGCAACACTTGATTTCAGAGCAGAATCATCATATGTGCCTGTCTTTACAGCTTCTTTAATATAAGAAACTACATCTTTAGCTTTAGCACCAGTAGGAATAGTACCAACATAAGACATTACTTCTGTTTTTGCTGTGTTAGCAGCTCCGGCTGCATCGAAATCTGTAGCCGCCTTTCCAGAATCTACAAGATTACCATTAGCATCAAGACCTGCAAGATGTCCGGAGATAGCTCCTTTTACCTTATCTGCTTTTCCTGTCGGCTGAGGAATAGTAATAGTGAATGCTGCTTCATCAATAGTTACTGGAGCAGTTTTTGTGTAGAAATAAAGTGTGTATCCGTCTTCTGACTGAGATACTGTTTTAATTGAGCTTTTAACAGCTTCACTGATTTTTGAGTCAATCTGTACATTATGCAGATTTAAGAACTCCTGAAGATTAGAAAGTGTAGCGAACTGTAATTTTGCCATAATTAGTTTCCTCCTTGAAATATATTTGTTAAATCTTCGGAATCAATACCTCCAAGTTTTCTTTCTAAAGCAGCGTCAATATGATCATCTAAAACATTTAAAACGGTTTCCTCAATGATATTTGAAACATATTCTTTTACAGAATCAGCACTTGCAAAATTCTGTTCATTAATCCAGCTTTCAGTGACATAACGATCAGTCGTATATTCACCATCCTGCTGAATGAAATACAATGTAATAGATTTTCCTTGCATTTTTGTGATTGTTGTGCTGGAAGTATCAGCATCATGAGATACAAGATACAGAACATCGTCTGCAGAAGATTGAACAGTAGTATTGTTTCCACCAATGATACATTGGCCTTTTACTTTATAAATACCATCATCGAGTGATGATATCTTCACAGGAACAGTAAGTGTACCTATAAGATTTACAATAGGTACATCAGATAATTTGTTATAAGATAGGCTGTTGATATAGTCTACAACAGTGGACTTATCTTCAAGATTACCGATTATATTATCTAAAAGAGTAGAAAGCTCAGAAGACTTGACATAATTATCCAATCCGATTGTTTTTTTGACCTCTTCAATAATATGATCTTTATCTTCATCAGTCATAGATATGTCATAAGAGAAAAGCAGTTTATCTCCAGAGAAAAACATAAGATTTGATCCGATGCATTTTACATCTGTAATCTGTTTATCTCCTTTGACATATTCTAATGTGTTGTCGATGGTCACCCACGCTATACTCTTACTGTCTTGGATGTAACAAAGTCCTGGGTATTTTAGCACCCCTCTTTGTAAAGCCTTTTCTGCAATTTGCTTAGTTGATGCAGAATACCAGGTTGGAATTAACGCCATGCTGTGATCACCTCTTCAATTTGTCATATTCATATTTTGAAATTTCTTTTATTGCATAAATGTCATTATCAGGCGGAAAATTATAGAGACCTTCAATGTGCCATCCATATTTTCCGTCTGAACTTAAAATAGCCTGTGCTTCTGTGATATCACATAGAAGCAACAGACTATGTTTTTCCTGATATTTGATATACAGGATATGATTAAGGACATCTACGACTTCATCATTTTTGATTACTTTATAATACATGTGATATCCTCCTTATAAGAGGGGAATGGTTACCCCTCGCATGAAATTGAGAACATAAGTAAAATTCCAGAATTCTGTCCTGGATAAGAGAATCCATATGTTGCACCAGATTCATTAACCGTATACAGCCAGTTTGCAACTGTAGCATTTGGAGATCTGGTCCAATAAGATTCATACTCTGCAGGAGTAGAAGGTTTTGCTTTCTTTCTGGTATCATCATCTGTGAAATAAGCAATAGGAGCATTTGTTTCAGAAATATATGGTTCAGAAGTAGCAGTAGGATCAACTTCATACAGAGATGGAACATAGAATCTGCAATTAGATACAGAAGTGTCATTAGACTTGTTACCGACAGAAGAGTATACTTTTACAGGTTTGATCAACGCTTTCCATAAAGGAGAGATTGCCTTAACCATACGAGTATTCAACCATGTATTTAATGTAGAATCAGCCCATCCACCTGCATTTGTGCTCTTATTATTATAAGGTTTTTCTGTACCAAGTAGATTAGAAGCAACAAATGTAATGTTAGCTCTCTTTGAAGCAACGTCAGATAGATAATATCCTTTAAACTTAGCTACTTCCATTGGAATAATTTCATGAATCCAAGAAGCAATATCCATACATTGTTCTTCGCCAAGATCCGCATACCAAACCTTAGCCCAATGTACAGTGCCTTTTGCAAAGTTTTCATATGCTCCGTCGTCAGCTTTAGAACATCCAAATACGAGAGTGGAACTATGCTCTGGAATTCTGATCGCATTCAGAGTAGTAGAAGACACTTCTTTCCCAGTCATGTTTGAATTGTATACATAAAGCTTCTGACTTCCAGCTTCATGACGGAATACAATAATCTCTCGGTTTGTTCCAGCAGATGGAGTTATACTATCAGTATTCCATGAGAAACGAGGTTCCTGAGAATACCAGAGTCTAAATCCATTAGAACCGTCACCCTGGAAACACTGTGCAAGAGTAGAATTTACACTATTGTCTGTATCGAATTCAAAGTCAATAGCAATCGTAAAGTCTCTGTCTTTTTCCATGATCTTTAATCCGGTGTCAATATAATTTGTTCCATCAAATTTAGTCGCAACTGAAATAACTTCATGCTCTTCAATGTCGCCATAGCTATAATCAACACCAAGTTTGAAATCTAATGTATCTTTTAATGATAATGATTTTGCTTCAAGTCCCATTTTCATAAGAGTATAAAGCTCAACCTGTGTCATATTGGCCAGATCCTTACCATCAAAGTATCCATCTACATATTCACAAGTCTCATAAACAGCATTGATTGTCTTATCTCCATCGACAAATCCGGATTTATCCCAACCTTTGAATAAGTTGTACTTATAAGCTGATTCCTCAGCAGTATAAGTAGGAGTGTCGCCTTCATACTTAATATAAGAACCATACTGTCCAGTAGACTCCTGCAGAGTTAATCCTTTAGAAACATATTTTACTGTATATTCACGCACTTTGCTATTGTATACAGCTTTGATAGTTCTGTCAGCGAAGATTCCAGTTAGAGATCCATTCCAGCCTTTGAATGTATAATCAAGTTTGATTGTGCTTTCTTTGGTAGGAGTAGGAATCGGATCAATGTCTCTTGTAGTAGGATCAACAGCGTTTCCACCTTTATCTACGTACTGGATATCAAGGATAGTATTACTTTCATCATCATTTATAAATGTAATTTTAAACTGAGTAATGATTGAATCGTAAGTAAGAACAAGGTCTGTCCAGATTCCAGGTTCATCTTCAGAACCAACAAATTCTTTATATTCCTGCTGTCTAACTACAGGAATATGAACAGATCCAGTAAGAATTGACTGCTCAGTAGTAGCGCCATTATCATCAATACCGGCAAGTTTTGATAATTTCAGAAGAAGCGTAGTATCATCAAGATTCCATGAGATACCAGTAATTGTTACGGTACGAAGAGTATTAATAGCAGCATTTAAGATAGCAAGAGCATCTACGATAGAATTCTGACATACAAATGTCTGTAAATTATCGTATCCTGCAACCTTAAGATCAGTTAAGTCTTTGAGGTTCTTGAGTGTAAGAGTGTTGATAGAAGATGGGAGAGAAGCATGAGCAATCTTACCATGATTAGCAAATAATACAGATGTTACAATAGTTCCATCAGCATAAAGATTAATAAGATTTTCACATGCAGACAGGTTAACAGATCCTGTAAGATTTGGACAATTACGAATATCCAAAGTCTCAAGAAGAGTATTATTACCCATATTAAGAGATGTCATAAAAGTATTCTGATATCCAGCTGTATTATTACCAATGATAAGAGTTTTCAGCTTAGAAGCCTTTGAGAAATCATTATCATGAATATAACAAGCAGAGAGGTCATTTAGTGCCTCAATTCTTGATGCAGCATAGATAAGAATAGCTGTATCATCCATATTTGTTAAGTCCGTAGTAATCTTATATTCTTGTCCGGCTTTTGCACGTACCTGAGTAGTTTCTGGTGAATTACCATAAAGTACAGAAATATACATATCAGAATAAGGAATGATCTTCAGAGTATAATCTGGTTTAACTACAACTTTCTTAGGAGTATTACATCTGAACATAATCTGATCAGACTTTACATCTGTATGTAAGAATTTCGTTCCCATATAAATATGCTGGTCACGTTCCCATTGTCTGAGATGATATTTTCCACGTCCATTCATCATCTCATTAAGGAATCTTACTGTTCCAGCACGATATGTTCTCAGATATAATCTTTCATAGTGGATTCTCCAAAGTTCTTCTGGGAACTGGCTCTGCCAAGCCTCATATTCATTAATTAAATGAGAATCAGACCAACAGTTAGAGTCTACAGACTGATACATATTTCTTAATTCTTGTGTAAATATATCACGTATTCTGCACCACAATACAGATTCAGCAGCATTGAAAACATAACCAGATGAAGGATTTCCTTCTTCTTTATAGTCAGTATCTTCCTTACCATATGGGAATGACAGCTCACCTGAATTATTAATACCAAGCTGAGTGTCCATATCATATGCCCATAGATCAAATCTATAACCATTATGCAGAGCAGCCGCATCATCATCTATAGTATAATATTTAGCTTTATCACCCATAGTTGTAGCTTCTTCCTGAGTGATATAATGTTTTGCCCAATGCGGGAAAACATTCTTGGCTCTATTATCAATCATACTATATCTGAGTGTAACTAAATAGAAATAGAGCATTGCATCCTGAATACACCAATCTTTCAAGCCATCTTTAAATTCTTTATCACTAGACGTAATTACAAACTCATAGAAGTCTCTCCAAATCTGTTTGTTATCTGTACGTATTTTCTTTTTTGCTTCATCAGAAGTAAGAGCAGAACCATCCTTAGAATCGCCGCAACAATCATATCTGAATTCAAATGATCCATCCCAGTTATTATACAGAGCATCATATGCTGTATTACCAGTTTTCCATTCAGCTTTACTGATAGGATATTTCATAGTTCCATCTTGGTTTGTTATACCGGTCTGGAATGCAGAGTTTGGGAGAGTATTGTCACTGATCTCAATACAGAATTCTTTCATATCCTCTGGATCATAAGCTCTTGTAATATCAGTCTTCTTTGAATCTCCCATATTACCGAGAGAGTAGAAGTGCCAGTCTGTATCCTGAAATTCTCTATGAGTAGTAATATCAGGATCAGATTCTTTAATAAAGATTACACAGTTGACAAATTCCATAGAGTTTTTAACTTTAGGATCTCTACGTACCGCAGGACTTTCATATGGTAAAAAGTCGTTGAATCTCTTCTGTCCTAATGCATTAGTTGCCATATTTGAAGATGCTACATTTACTTTAAAATTCCACCAATTATTTGGAACAGAGTTTCTTGTAAGACTAATCTTACCAGTTCCGTCCTCATATTTTGTGCCATCACCAAGAACTAACTCTGTCTTATAGTTAGGATCAAGAGGAATCTTACTATTGATCTGATGTACACCATCCGCACAACAAATAACATCAATATTTCTGGCAGCAAAACCATATTCATTACTTGTAGTTCCCTGTCCAGCGTGGAAACAGTTAATAAATTTCCAGTTATCTAATTTAGGATCCCCATTCTTATAAATACATTCCATAGAAGTATTTTTAACAAAATCCTTCTTATCATTTGTAAAGTGAGGGGCTTCAATTTTGATTACTCTTAGATTCGGGCAAGCATTAGCTACAGAATCTGGAGTAAGAGCATTGTTGTCATTGTAGATCTGGTTTCTATTATATCTTGCAATCATTTCATCTGAATCTCTAGCATCTGCAATAAAGTTAGCAAGGATATCTGAATCAGTGAGAGAAGCAGAATAAGCTTTCATTCTATAAATCAACACATCACAATCCGGAGAACCGATAGTAATCGGAACAGGAGAATACTGGTGCAGTCTATGAGAATTATCATAAATAAGAGGTCTTCCTCCAACTCCGTCTTCATAAGTCATAATGATAGAAGTTGCAGATGTGTCTTTTGTATCAATTGTATTGATATTATATTCAAATTCAATAATATCCTCTTCGCTATATGGGAAATATAAGCTGTCAGTAGAAGTGTTCACGTATGCTTCATGAACATCCATTTTAATACCTACGTCAGAGCCTTCAGTACCATCAATACATGATAAGAAAGTAGCAGAAGCATTACGAACATTCTGAGTCTTAAATACAAATTTGAATTCAGAACCAGTCTGTTTCGGGTCTTTTCCGAAGAGATTATAATTAATCTGAGCAGTTGTTCCAGCTTTTACACAGAAATACTGGTTTCCAGAAGCATCAATCTGGTATCCACCATTATCCCAGTCAAAGTTATCTGATACTGAAAGAGTAATAGCAGAGTTATTTTTATCGGTCCAGAGTCTGTCGGTATCTCCATTGGATTTTCCAACAGGGTTAAAATCAAATGCTAAGTTGGCTGTGATTGGTTCAACATCAATATCAAGTTTAGTGATATTAACTGATAAAATCTTAGTCACTTTACGACATGAGATGGTCAGGTTATGTTTTCCTTCAGTGGATGACTTATAACTCCAGATTTGAGCAGAACGATTTACAGAAAGAGTGCTCTGTACTTTACCATCAATTGATAGTTTTACAGAGGCGGGATTGTGATCAGGATCATATACAACATATTTAATACTTGTTGCCTGGTACTGTTGTGCTGTAAATTCCTGTTGAGCACATCCAATAATAGGAGTTCTATTTGTAGGATCAACACAAATGATATCCTTACAAATAGTATTTGAGGTTATTTCTTTATTGTTAATTGTCGCAGTCATATATACTTTGAGTAAATGGCTGCCATGTTCCTGTTTAGGAATATTATAAGACATAATTCTGCCGGAGGACTGAGTTTCAACAGTGCCTAAGTCTTCACCATCAAGAATAAAATGAAGAATCTTATTGACATTTCCGTAAGGTGTATACCTAAATACTACATCTGTATTTGTATATAACAAAGTATCATCAAATGTGCTTTCAAGTTTGAATTCTACAATAGTAACAGTCCATGTCTTAGTGGCAAGTGTCCCAAAACTGTCGGTAATAGTTAATCTAATAGTATTTGCACCGACATTAAGATATTCAGTGATATCAAAACTATTGTTTCCTTGCGCAGCCGTATTCGTAGCTACAATAGTATTACCAACTTTCCACACAGCAGTACCGGCTCCAGTTGTATCACCAGTATTATCTACAGATGAAAAACTATATTCAATAATTGCTTTTGAACCAAGTAAGAAAATAGCATCTGCATTTGTGATTCTTTCAATAGTAATAGTAGTAGTATCTGAGGAAGATCCTCCACCACCTTCAATTTTAAAGCTTTTCTGGATTTCTCCATCCTTTAAAAATGTAAAAATACTATTTTCGTATGTAACATCGTACTCGGCAGCCGCAGGATTTTTCTTGATTTCTTCAATGGCGGCTTTAACATCTGTAATATCTGTATTAATTCCTTCAAACTGAGTATCATAAGAAGTCATATTTTGTTTCAAGATATCTACAGCATTTTTGGCCTCATCAGATTTTGTAGCAGCATTTTCTACTTTCTTCTCAATGTTTGAAATAGTAGTTTTTATCTCTGAGACAGCAGTAGTATTGGCATTTACATTCTTTTCGATTTCAGTTTTAGCTGTTTCAAGTGGATCAATTCGATTAGAGATTACTGTATCTTTCTCGTCCATTTCTGCTTCAAGTTCCTGCTTCAATGCAGCTCTCCACTCAGCAGATGGCTCAATAGAACTAAGTTCTACAGTCTGAATAATAGTTTCTCCATCTTTGAATACTAATGAACCTTTTCCATTGACAACAGAATACTTAACTATAAGGTTTGCAAGACTGTTAATAGTAATGGGTTCTCCAATAGGTTCCGTTCCATCTTTAAACACTAAATTTCCAGTTGTGTTGTCATATTCAACTTTTAAGTTCTTCAAACTGTCAATACCAGAAATAGCAGTGTTTAATTCTTTGACTTTTGTATCAACTTCTGTTTTTGTATAATATGCTTTCAGAGATTCAGTTACTGTTCCATTAAGATCATTCATAACAGATGTTTTTACATCTGCCTTTATATCATCTACATTAATAGAGGCAGCAGAAGCCTTTGCTTCATCTGCGTATTGTTTTGCTTCGGCTACATGACCAAGAATCATATTTACAAAACTTGTATACCAATCTTCAGAAGGTTCAATGATTCCATCATAATTTAATCCTTGAAGAACAGTAAACTGACCATTTGGTCTGGTTCTCCAAATATAATTGTTTCCTTTTTCATTTACGCCAGTAGCCATAATTTCAAAAATTATATCTCCGGCATTTGCTGTAACAGCAGCATCAATCAACCAACCAAATCGAATATAAGTATTATTGGAAGCTACATTGATAACTGTCGCTACTTTACCCTTTTTCTCAGCTACAGATTCATACCTTATCTGGATGAGCATATCCATAAGATCCATACCATCCCAATATCTTGGAATCCTAAATGGCATATACTGGCTGTTTTCTTCCTGCATGATATTAATCTGTGTAGCATCAACGGCAATATTTTTTAAGTTATCCACTGTTGAATATGCATTGTCTTGATATTTGGTATATACTTCATAACGACCATCAGTACATAATGTATATTCCTCAGTGTCTACGGCTAACTCAGCACTCAAAGTCATTGCCGAATTAGCCGCAGCAGCAATTTTAGAATCTTTAAATGACATATCATGACTCCTTTACTTTAATAATTTATCCAGATCGACAACCTGATCAAGATGAACAACTCCATCCTGTGTGCCATCAGGATCTTTACCTGTCATATCTTCGGCTACCATAGCAGAAAGATCTTTTACAACGATACCATTTCCGGTATCTTCACCATTTCTGTCTGTTAAAGTGATTTTTCTGTTTTCTGTATTAAGACGAATATCTTTCACCATACCTTCATAAGTTGCTTTATTCTGAGCATTGAGATCTTTAATCATTCCTTCCATAGCAAGGAGCCTCTGATCAATTTCAGTAAACAATTCAGAAGGTTCATATTTATCAAATTGTACAAGTGGAGTAATATGAATAACACCTGATGTGGTTTTTCGAATATAAGAAGTGTACGTTCCATCTTCATTAGCAACAAGTTTTAAGAACGTGAAAGATACTTCGATATCCCCGGCTTCAGCAGTAAGTGCTGCATCGACAGGGATTAAATACTGGATATAATTCTGTTCATATTCAAGATTATTTATAATAAGTTGTGTCATTTTAATTTTGTCTGACACTGGGAGCTTATACTTCATATAAACAGTTGTATCTGACATATCAATCTGTTCCCGGTACATTTTACTTGTTACAATCTGAATCTTATCTACATAATTGCTTCTTTCCACAATTGATTCTTTGACTGTTGTTACAACAGTATTTTCATCTGTAATTTTTAGTGTATACATAACTGCCTCCTTCCTTATTTAGTCTGAGTTTTTTCTAAAACTTCAATTCTAGTCTGTAGTGACTTAATAGTTTCCTGCAGTGTTGTGACTGATAAATTCGCATTATCAGCACTTTTCTTGATCTCAGCAGTATTCTGAGTCAAAGTAGTAATATTGTTCTGTATTGTTTCGATATTATTGGTCATGCTAAGTAATGATGTATTGATCTGTTCAATTGAAGTGTTAGAAGAAGAATCTGCAGACTGCAGATCAGAGATAGATTTCTGTACGGCAGTCATAGATTCTTTCAATTTATCCACATCAGCTCCTAGCTGAGTAAGTTTTCTTCCAACAACAAGGGCATCAGCGAATGCACCCTGTTTAGATAATGTCATATCTGATTCAGGGAGATTAGCCAGATAATTATAATCATACTTAACAACACCAACAGAGGTTTGAATTCCCTGAATATATGTTGCCATTATTACTCACCTTTTTCTACAAATTCATATAGTACTGTCATATCAAGCATAGACAGTTTGTCTTCATTAGATTTAAGCATTTTCTTGAGAGATTCCTCTGGGATCATCTCAACATCAAGTTCACATGTTTTATCATAAATTTTCTGCAGACCTTCTTGAATTTCAGGGATGATTTTATCTTTTATGTCATCATTAAGAGCACGATTTCCTGTCTCATTACCGTTTTCGTCAACAATAGAATGTGAGTTTTCCTCTGTAAAATAAGAATCAACTAACTCCTGCTCAACCTCTGAGATTTTATCTACCTGCGCCTTAAGAGTCTTCAAGTTCATTGTATTCGCCCAGAATACATCAACATCTCCTGCGATTAAATCCGCACGACTCTTCATAGAATTTAATGTTTTATACATTGCCATAATGTCTGCATTTACAATAACTTTTTTCATAATCCTTGTACTCCTTTTATATTAATATGTAACTTTATTTTCTCTGACGAGTTCTTCAATAGCATCATTTAGATATGCTTCAAAGTCAGAATATAATGTTTCGATAGCCGCTTTAGAATCTTCTGTAATCAAAGCCTTAGCTTTATCAATAGCCATCTGTTTAGCAGTTTTCTGAGCTTCTGCGTCAAACTTACCTTCCTTCTTCAAAGCATCTACATAAGTCTGATTAACTGTGAGCACTGCTTTACTAATAGCATCAGTAGCAGCGTCTATATATTTTACGAGCTGATCATTTTCCAGGTTCTTTTCCTGTTCTTTAATCTTTACTTTTAGGAAGAGGATTCCATAAGTAATAAGAAGTGGAAGAATACCAGTAATGATCAGATATAATACGTCCTGAATACCCTGTTTGATGTCCATAGTCATACCTCCATTCATCCTACAGCCTCATCTTCAGATACATGATCGAAGACTGGCCTTTCTTGTGATTCTAAATTGCACATTGCAGTATCATAGGTAATACCTCCGACCTGGTTTTCTTTACTAGCTTTGGCATAGTATCCTAAAATTGTGGGAATCAATGCTGCCGGAATACCTATGAGTGCATACATATAACTCGTATCTCCGGTGAGACTTATCATATGTTCGCTAAACCAAAGAATCTGTAAGCAGATAGCAAAGACTACAAACACAATAAGCTTACTTGTATTTGGCTTTTTCAAATTAAATCTTTTAACCTTTGCTGCCTTCAGATTTCGTTTCATTTCAATCTGCCGATTTTGGGCTTTAATTTTCTTTAATTCAAGTTCATATTCTCGATTGGTCATATTTCACCTTCTCAAATAAAATTAAATAAAACAGACTATAGTATCATGCTATAGCCTGTTTAAGAGTTTCTATTTCTTGTTTAAGAGTTTCTATTGTGGATAGAGCAGTAGTAAGAGATTTCTCCAAGTCGTCAATACGATGGTGAGCTTTTTGAGTCATATGAGTGTTGAGAGAAATGAATTCTCCATATCTCAAACCATATTGTATAAATTGTCCTGCTTCATTAGGTTCGTCTAACTTATCTTTGAGAAGAAAACCTGCTTCTTCATTACTTATTCCATATTTATTAATTGTTTGTTCTATTTCTTGAGAAATAAATCCGTAATGCACTCTGTCGTGGTTATCTGTATCTGTAAAATTTTTAAATTTATAAGATACTCCTCTAAATTCCATATAAGCTTTTTCAATATTTTCATTATATGATCTAATATCTTGTTTTAGATTTATATCTGAATCTGAATTAAGACTAGATTGAGTACACCAGATTGAAGCAAATCTACTATCTGTTGTACCAAGAGAAACTTTCCCATTTGCTAAACCATTTGAAGGGGTTCTAGGAATAATATTCATACCTTGTTTTACACATTTGATTCCATATCTGTCTCCAAAAATACCACTAGAACCAGGTTCGCCTTGTGGTCCTTGTGGTCCAGCTGGTCCAGGATCTCCTTGATATCCTCTCGGACCACGAGTACCATCAACGCCGTCTTTTCCATCAATCCCATCTTTCCCCTTAGGGATACTAAATTTAAATGTCAAAGTATCTCCTGCAGTGTTTACAGAAGTCTCTACTTTAGGATCATCGTTATAATTAACTTGACTGGCAGTTGCTTTGTAAGAAGCAATCTTTCCGCCACCAGAATTTAAAGATGTGTATGTGTGTCCACCCATATGAATTGCGTTTACATACAAACAATTAAATTTATTATTTTTAGAACCAATATTCATGGTTGCGCTTGCATCTCTTTTGATATTTGTTATAACTGGGATTCCGTTTGTATTCTCATCAGTTTTTTTTTCGGTATAAATATTATAAGGCATAATACACCATGTAGCGGTAACATCAGCATCTTGCTTATCTACGTTACCAATACCAATTGCACAACCACCTTCTGTATTTGGAAGCAACGTATGATTATGTCCATATCCATTATATGAAAAATATTCTCGATTATCATAATCAAGATAGATTGGATTTCCAGAATTATTAACTTCATATGGTGTCCATTTCATATTCTGATAAGGGATAGATCCTGTTTTAGTATCTACAACAAATTGACTTTGCACTAAACAATTGCTTTGTATTTGCATAGGCGCGGTAACAAGAAGAGTATCCCCCATTATTCGCAAAGTATTTCCACCACCAACATCTGTAGATATCATATATCCGCAATCATCATTTAGCCCGAATCTTAAATCACCACTTGTAAGTCCCCAATTAGTAGCAGAGATAATTTCTCTTGAATCAGTAGGGTTACCGTTTACATCATTATAATAAATGCTATAACTTCTTTTTGCAGTCATTGTTCTTGCGGTTACATTTCCGGCGAAAGTACCAGAAGAAGCATAAATAGTTCCAGAAATAATAGCATTACTTGCTTGTAACAAACCATTTTTTGACACTTTAAATCCAGTTGCCCCAGAGGGTATTTCTTGATCTTCATTTTGAATAATACCAATTTTTCCATCAATAGTAATATATCCACTAAGATCAGATGGAATATTAGGTCTATCGTCAAGATCATTATAACTTAGTCCGTTAACAGTTGAACCTGGTCCAAGTGTAAGTGAATTAGCAATTACATCTCCTGTAAAGCTTCCTGAAGTAGCTGTAATATGACCTTTAAATGTAGCACCTTGACTATTAATGTTTAGATAATCACCCCAATGAATACCATCTGGACTTATACTTATGCTTCCTTTATTAGCAGTTAAAGAATTACTTGAAATAATCCATCCACCAATAAATCCATCATTAGCTGCAATCTTACCTGTAAACTCACCTTGATTAGCATACATCTTACCGTTAGAATCAACCATAAAATTACCGTCACCAAGAGCAATGCCATTGATTCCTACATATACATTTTTATTCGTTGAAATAGAAGAGGGATATTGAGTAGGAAAATCTTTTAATCCAGAATACAATTTTCCAGCTTCAATAACGAAACCTTTTTCGCCACCAATATAACCAGAATTAGCAGAAATCTTTCCACCAAACTCTCCGTCACCTTTAAAATGAGCATTGCCTGAAGCATCTATACTAAAATTCTTCGAAGTAATAGCGCCGTTCTCCATGTCAATCAATGTTCCTGCCTGGGAATAAAGAGGAGAAGTGTTTGAAGGATCTTTGTAATTATTAGATTTCAGTTTTCCTGTTTTAATCAAGAGAGCATTAACATTCTCTGTACTGATAGCTCCAGCATCAATCTGAGTCTTACCTGCAGTTGTGCCATTGGTGTTGATTGCTGTAATCACACCATCAATATTGATCTGATCTGCTTTAATACCTACAACTTTAGATGAAACAAGATTTATAAAATCTGGGGTCAGCTCTAATTTAGATTCTCCAGTCCCACCAGTAGCAATAAGATTCAACTTATCAGCAGTCTGTGTTATAGAAGTAGAAGCTGCATCAAGCTTTTTATCTGTATCAAGCTTATTATTTGAAACCGTCTGAGTAATTCCATCAACAGTTTGTTTATACTCTGTATATTTTGTATAGATAGACGATCCGTCTTCATTAAACAAACTGTTTTGTATACTCTGTACGATTTGACCCTTTTGAGGATCAGTAATGTTAGTAATCTGCTCAGTTGTCTGGTCTTTAAATGAAGTATATTGCTGACCGAACTTTTTACCATCAAGGTATACCTGACTGATATCAATTCCACCTTGTTCATTCGGTTCTACCATAGTAAAACTTAGTTTTTCTTTATTGATTGTTCCATCAGAGATCATATTATTGACAATAGTGTTATCAGGAATACCTGTTTGAGTGATACCATTTTCATCAAATAATGCTGTCTTATCACCGTTCTTGACAACAAAATTAAACTTTCCGGTACCATCCTGACCAATCTGTACCCTAACAGCTCCTGTTGAATCATAGAACTGCTGAGTGCTATTCTTAAAGGCAATACCAGCTTTTCCACTAGAGATGATCATAAACTCATCAGCAGTAGCAGTATGAGTATTTAAGTCAGCTACGGTCATCTTCTTAGCAATAAGATCCGTGATTACTGCTTGGTCAATAGTTACATTCTGAGCAGTAAGATGTACTGCCTGGAGATTACCTACACCAGCATTTCCTGCCAGGAGATTTTTCACATTGATCATATCAGCATTAATCTGATTAGATTCTATAATCTTAGCTGACAGCTTTTCAATATTTGCCTGTTCCGCTTCGAGAATACGAGTTGTGATCTTATCTGCGGAAATAAGTTTTACATCGAGATATTTCATGAAAGCAGTATCAACAGTAAGCTTATCAAATACACCTTCTTTTGCTTTCACGAGTTCTGCAATAATTGTATCAGCAGTAATGGTTCCACCAGATCCGGTTCCTCCAGTGACAATTCCACCTAACATTGAATTGAATAGAGGATTTGAAAAGATTTGTTTAATAGCTTCTGATGTGATGACATAATCAGAAGTAGAAGATTTGTTGACTGAATTAACACGACCACCATTACGGTTGGAAGTATTAAGGGCATCGTTTAAAAGAGTATTATAATCATTCCTTTTAGCTTTGTACTGAATCATATTGCTAAAAGTAACTTCCATAGATTCATCTAAATCACAAGGATTATATGTGATTTCAATTACTCTTAGTTTAATATAATTAGTATCAGTGATTCCTACACGCACAAAATCATTTACCGCAAGCTGTTCATGGTACTCCTTAAATTCTGGAAGAGCGTATACATTCTCTACATCATCAGTATATGTATATTGTGGATGTGATTCCACATACAATTCTTCCAATGCATCGTCATAAAGAACTTTAGACTTATCTACGGCATCAGCAGTACTGTCAAGAGTAGTAACAATAATATTTTCATTTGTATAAGTGGATTGGCTATATAAACTCTTAATAATATATGTTTCTTTATCAGTAAAAGCTGAGTATTTGTTCTGTACTTTACCAAAATTTTCAAGTAATACATCTTTTACAATCTGGTTTCGTTTCTCTTGAATTTCAGGTTTCTTAGCCTTATCATATTCAGCCTGGCGTTCTTTTAAAGCAGCCTCAGCCTGATCTTTTAAATTCAAATAATCCAGATATTTCTGATGCATTTGAGTAAAATATGCCTCTTCATATCCAGAAAGAGGATTATATCCATCTGCATATCCATTCTTTTTTAGTTCTTTGATACATGAATCATATGTGGCAATTTTAGTTTTTAATTCTGCAATGCCGTATAATTTCCAATCTGTTTCATACGCTTTCATGATTGCTTCAGACTGAGTAAAATATCCAAATTGAGATGGGGCGTCTCCCATTTCAAGTTGCATACCACAAACAGTAAAGTCAGAACTTCCTGTAAATGCCACATCAATAAGATGTGATGTTAGATTGAAAGAAGTATAAACTCTGGTCCAAGAAGATGTGATGTTATAAGAAATATTCTTTCTGTCCTCTCCGGTGTTATTATAACCAAGATAAAATGTACCGGATCCTTTTACAAAACAACTAAGAGTATATCTCTGAGATGGTTCGATACTGATATTGTGTTGATAGATACCACCATCTGTACCGGTTACTTTAACTCCACGAGTAATTCCATAAGCAGGAGCATCATCAATTTGTATAGTTTGAAAAGAAGAAGTTCCAGGGTTTACCATATACCAATCTTGGCCCAACACAATCGGATTTACACATGAAATAATATTTCCTTTACCGAATCCTTCTACGGTTTCGTCTTGAGCTTGTAATGCAGCTACAATAGATGGAAGAGTGTAGTTCATAATTGATTCATATAAAGGCCAATCATGTGACTTTTTTAAAGCTTCTAAATCAAAATTCTTTTCATCATCAACATATAGAGCTTCTAAACCCTTAATGATTGCTATGTTAGCATTATATGCATCTTTTAAATCTTCAACTTTTTTCCCGAACCAATTTGTTTGAGTAGTATCAATTGGGACTCTATTCATTAATTCAGTAAGAACTTCCAAATTTTTATTATATTCTTTGGATAAATTAATAAACTCTTCTCTGCGGGACTCCCGGTAGCTTTGCCATGCATTATATTTTTCTTGTAGTGAAGTATCCATGTAAGGCTCACATATAAAATAGGAAAGATCAGTAATTACAGAATCACCAAAATTGACTGCATCAATATTATAATCATCTAAGCCTTCAACATAAAATTGTGTAACTAAATTTTCATCTCTGGAAATAGTTATACTATTCTGAATGTTTCTAAAACCCAAAACTACATTTGTATCTTTACCTAAGCTGTCAGGTCTATAAACATTTATGGTCATATTTACAGTATCAAACTCAAACACACATTTATAGGCTTGTGCGGCCTCTTGTGTTAAGAAAGCATATACATTTTGATCGTCTACTTCAAAGTTACATATATTATTAGGGAGTAATTTTCCATCGTCATCAGGAGTAATATTATCCACATAACCTATATGCCAACCAGGAACATCTGCATGTTTTAATACTAAATGTAAAAAACTTAGATCTTCATTTTCTGAATCATAAAACTTAATCTGATAAAACTTATTTGTATCATGAGTTGCCTGATACATCATTTCATAGGAATCTTCTTCGCCCATATTAATTTTAAAGTTTTTCAGTTTATATTGAGTAAGCATGATTTCATAAGACTCAGCAGTAATCTCTTTAGTTTCACGCAAACCATCATTATTAATAGTTGGCGGATCTACTATTTTGAACCAAATGCCATCACAGTATAGCTCCATTAGCTCATCAAGTTCTTCATACCCGTCAGTAACAGTATTGTTTATGTATTTATCAACAGTAAATGTTAATTCAGCTGTATTATTAGTTTTTAACGACAATGAAGCGGTAGATGTATCAATGCCTCCTAGCGCACAATATAATCTTTTGCCAGGTTTAGCTAAATAAATAATAGAAGGCTCAGTACGTCCATAAATATCATACTTATGATTTATTTTCACCCAAACGCACCCACCTTTCTTGGTTCTCTATAAATAAGCTCAAATGTAGCATCACCAGTGAATCTTAATTCATTTTCACCGTAAGCCAATCTAAGCCAGTATATATTATCTATATCTTTTACACCCAAATCTTCAAAACTTATAATTGAATTAGTAATGTCATATATTTTTAAATGCTGGCAATCAATATAAAAGTCATCATCTTTTAAAGCATTTATTTTCATTGTTCCGTTATTGTCTGTTACATTTTGGATTGTAATAGTGCCATGGCTTTTAGGGGAAATTTTAATAAGAGGATAGATGTAATCTTCATGACAGTCAGAAGTGTTGTTAATTATATAAGTTTTTGGAAGAGTAGAAGAAGAGGTGATATTATGCGTAATCTCAGGAGTGTAACCATATGGACTGTCGCAAGTGACTGTAAAATTCATTTCATATGGGAACACAACATGATCAGTAGTAATTTCTGTGAATGTAGCAAAGAACTCTATATCTTCGTAGAAGTAGTCACCACCAAGTATCTTAAATAATTTTGGTGTTTGTGGAGAAGTTAACCAGCCATTAATAATACGGATATTGCTTGAAGAAAGGTAATCAGTATCATTCATCTGTATAACACCTAATTTAACATCTGGTATGTACTCCAATGGGAAAGTAATAATACCATTTTTCAATATAGGAGTACATTTTTCTGGGTATGTAATGATTCCACTAGATAATTCAGGTGTCACATTTATATTGTGACAAGGATTTTTCATGATGCTAAGTGTAAAGCTATAATTATCGTCGTACACTGTTCCGAAATGATTTTCTCTTGCTCTATATCTATTCTTTTCTCCTAACTGTAAAGATCTGCTTTCAAGATTATCATTGTCTGTGATTCCAGTCATTATAATCCCGTATTCACTAGAATTATGTCCATCAAATTCAAATTGTAACATTTATTCACCTCTTTCATTTTATAATTTCATACAATAAAAGAACTGCCGAAGCAGTCCTTTTATCATCTAAGCTTTCTCCAGTCTCTAGTCATATTTTTGTTAATAATTGTAGAAACTTTGTTTGCGACATCTTGGATGTCTAAATCATTACTCATATTTGCTACATTAATGTTCACTTCGTTGTTGATAGTATAATCATTATTTGTTGCAGTAGGAGTAACCGGGTTAAACATATTGGTAAAGTTATTCATTGCAGCAATAGAAGGTTTGAGCAGACGAGTAAATTCTTCGGTCATTACTGATTCGCCAACTTTTGCACCAATGAATCCCTGGTCTCCATTACTAATAATAGCTTTACCTAAAAGAGTACTCATATCAGCAGGTATTAGTTTATTTATTATTCCACCAGTAGCAAAACCATATGATTTATACTTTTGAAGTATCTGATTTTTTAAAGCAGAGCCCCATGAATCATATTTTTTAACACCTGGAGTACTAATTTCAAGAATATCTGCAAGCTGCTGCATTTCTTTTGGTCCGACTTTCTTACCTTTAGCATTAAAATATCCTATCAAAGGACTCACTCCGGCAGGAACGTCTGTTGCACCATCTGGACGGTTTTGAAGAGTATTAAACCAACTCTTTAAATATGTTGGTTTATCATTCAAATAAGCTTTTTTGAATCCCTCAACTGCTATGTTTGCCTTATCAGCATGGTTTCCACCATTTCGATAAGCATATTCGAGAGCTGCCTGCATTTTATCATTGGTCATAGCCAATCCATTTTTATTTGCATATTCTTCAATTGCGTCGTAATGCGCATCTGGCATTACATGTACAACACAAGTTTTGCTCCCAAAATCACTTTTAGCTGTAATAGTAGCCTTAAATGTTTTTTCCAGTCCACCGACTAGGATTCCTGTCGCTCCGCCACCTTTAGAAGTTTGTACCCCTTTTGTAGCCGTAACCTTACCAGACGATGAAACTTTTGCAACATCAGTTTTATCACTAGACCATTTAATATCTGAATGTAAAGGTGCGGTAGGAGACCATGTAACTTTCAATTTATAAGATTCATTTGGTGTCAAGAATATTTCTGATTTGTTTAATGAAAAACTATAACTTTTTCCATTAACTGTACCTGGAGTTTCATTTCCAGCACCAGTGGAGTCTTTATTGCTATTAAATGTATTGTGAATACCATTCTCAGCACCGGTATATGTATTATTACCAGTTGTAGAACCACCTTGTCCATTGCTTGTTCCGTATGGAAGAGTAACTTTCATATTAGAAATGGTTTCTAATGCTTTTATCTGTTGAATCAAACTTGTATTGAAATCAGCAGACTTACCTATCATAGTATCAAATGTGCTAGACACCTTAACACCATACTGATCCATCACAGTATGTAAATGTTTATATGTGTTATCATAATTAGTGGTTACATTGGTAAGCATTCCACTAATAATAGCTTCTTGAAACGAAGAATTTTTCTTTACTGCATCAAGTGTATTATCAAGAGCTTTATTCGCTTCATTAGAGAAATTCTCATAGCCGGTATTTTTCATATCGACTTCGTGTTGATGCATGGTATCTGCCATATCATCTTCGGCATCTGCAAGTTCTGCACGTAATTTCTCAAGACGAGCTTTGGCGGCAGCATTACTGGTTCCTTCAAGGGCAGCTATCTGGGATTTAAGAGTATTAATATCTTTAGACTTCTTTTTTAAAGTTTTGTCATAATCGTAATATTTCTCTTTAGCAGAAAGAGCGTCTTTACGCTTATCAATATTTTCCTGAAGTAAATCATTCTCTTTCTTAATTTGAGTCTCATACATATCAAGCATATTCTGTTTCAGTTCAGAAAGAGCAGTAGATTCTTGTTGAATACCATCAAGAAGTTGTTTGCTTTTCTCATTGTATTCGTCTAAGCTGTAACAACCATTTTTATATTGTTCTTCAAGCTTATTAAGACCTTCCCTATAGTTAGCAATCTTTTGTTTTGTCGCATCTATAGATTCTTGAGTTAATAAAATGTTAGTTAATCCATTTGTAGTAAATGAACCATCATCATTGTAAAAACTTTCAGCGTCACCGAGAAGTTTTTGCATAGTCTGATATTCAGTGATAACATTTGATAGTTTATCTTGTGCATCATCAAATGGTTTCCAGCGAAGTTCCATGATTTCATTTTTCAGATTTTCTATATCACTGCCGATTTTTAAAATTTGTTCGTCAATCTGTGCTATAGAATCAAGATACTTCTGAGCTTCTTCATTGTTCATAGAAGAAAAATGAATATCATAGTATTCGGCTTTTTCTGCACGAAGCTTTTGAAGTGCATTAATCTGTCTCGCATTAGATTTAATGCGCTCCTGATAAATCTTTTCGTTAATCTGATACTCAGGATTATCATTTGCTTTTGCGTAATCAATTACTGCATCCTGCTTGGAACCTGCACGATCCCAGCGGTCAACAGCCCATTGTTTTATCTGTTCACGATTATCTTGTAAAGCCTGAACTAATTCAGCAGCTTCATTTTCTAACTTAACAGCCTCTGTCTGGAGACTATAAAGCTGTTTCTTCATCTTTTGGTATTCTGGATCGACAGTTTTATGTCCATTTACCTTAAGATATTCTTTCATCCTACCTTTATATTCTTTTATTTCTTTATCAGTAAGACGTTTCTGTTCATTGGTATAATAGAGTTCCTTTTTCATGTATTTTTCATATTTAGAACCAGGTTTCTGATTATACCCTTGTGAGACTCTCAATTCCTGTTTAGCGTTGTAATAGTCAGCTTTGTTCTCACGTTTACCTATAACGGTGTCATAAGCTTCAATAACACGCTCAACCTTTGCTTTAGCTAAATCTTTCTGTGACTTAGTGAGTTCACGAATCGCTTTGTCACAATCCAAGATTTTTTCATACCATTCCTGATATGCGTCAACACGTTTCTTATCATCTTCGGATAAACTTTCAATATTGATTGTACCATTCTGGACTTTCTTTTTCAGTTCATCAGATAAACCAACAGCAGAAGCAACTTCATTTGCTTTAGCTACGTATTTTGCTCTGGAATCTTTTTGTGTCTGTAATTGTTTATTTAGATTTTTAAGTGCTTTATCATAATTCTTCTCAGAAGACTTATAATTACTATAATCGCTTTCAGCGATATCTTGATACTTTTCAACGATTCTCTCTAAACGGTCAAGAGCAGTTTCTATCCAGTCTTTAGCTTGAGTACTTACTTTTTTAATTGTATCATCTAATTCTGATGTACCGTCTGCATAGGCAGGAGCAAGGGTTACACCGGAAGCAGTGCCTTGTGCATATGCTCTTGCATGACCATGTGTAGCACCATGTTTTAATAAATCCTCTGTTTGAGTAGCTGAAAAGATGATGTCACCTTTTTTCAAATTCTCAATATGAGCACCACCAGGAATAAGCGACCATACACCATCACGCACTATGGATTCAGAATGACCATTAATATACTCTTCATTTACTAATGCTTTTTCATCTTGATTTAACGCTACATCACCTTTTGCATGAGCAGAAGAGAGAGGCTTCATATTGAGAACGTTATAAGCTGTTCCAGAAGCGTGGGCAACTGAAGTCATTGTACCCGAAGCAGTTGCTATGGCACCACCAGATGGAGCACCTATAATATGAGCATAATAATTAACTGTGCCAGAAATAGTAGGAGCTGAGGTAGGAAAATCTCCTTCATAATGAGCAACTCCGTATGCATCATCAGCCACATGTGGGAAAATGCCTTCATAATTTGCTATTCCTTCAGCATCTGGGACAGTAGGCGCTTCATCTACATGAGCTGTAGCTTTAACGGTTGTATCTGGTACAGTGGGAGCTTCTGTTACATTAGCTTTTGCATTTAAACTTACTTGTACTCCTTCTCCACCAGTAACACCAGTGATATTGGCCTTAGCGTTGACTTCAACAGCATCTCCAGAATAAGGCTCGATTTCAAGTTTACCTTTGACAGGAACTTCAGTATCAGCAGTAGCGGCAGAATCAACATCTACCCCTTTAATAGAAGCGTGTACTTCTACATTTGCTCCTTTAGAATTTGCTGTACTTTGAGCTTGCATAAGCTCATCAAATTCTTCTTTATTGTTTACTTCGCAATCAACAACTAATTTAGCTCCATTGGTAGGGGCAGATTCAATTAATTCGGTGGCCTTCTCAACATCCTCTTCACCATTAACTTCCATATCAATAGTAGCTGTAGTATCAGATGGCATAGATTCAATTGTAGATTTTGCTTGTTCAAAACTACCTTCATTAGAAACATCACAGTTTAAAGTTACAGTGGATCCAGAAACGTTTTGTAAGTTTTCAATATCTGATTCTGCTTCACTGGTATCTGCTTCAACATCAACTTTTGCCGTTATGTCGTCATTTGACATTTTAAGCAATTGGTCTTCTGCAGTTTGTATATTATCAGTATCTACTAATTTAACTTTAGAATCAGTCTGAGCTTGCTGTAAAGTTTCAAAAGCTGCATTAGCATCTTGAGTAGCTTGATCCAGAGTGTTATCCATGCCTTTTTGGTATAATTGGGTCTGGACATCCATTTCATTCTTAGCTTGCATAAAGTCTTGAGCAGCTTTTACAATACTAGAACTAGAATCGGCTTGAGATATATCAGAGGAGTTATATTCTACGTCTTGCTCATGCGAAATAGCTCCTGTATACACAGTCTGGAGTTCTTCGCCACCAGTAATCTCTGGATGGTATTTACCATCCCGATCTCTATACTTATCTACTTCTGTTCCTAAATCAGTTACTTGCTGATGAATAGAATCTAAATCAGTTGAATCAAAATCAAATTTATAAGTTTTTCCTGTGAGATCAGTTAATTCATTTTGAGCTTCTTTCGCTTCGGTAACTACAGAATCCAGATTTTTTGTTGCATCAGTAGTATCCGTATTAACCTTTAAAATACCTAAACCTTCAAGAGCAGTAAGAATCTGGTCTTTAGACAACTGAGTCTTATCTGCTAACTGTTGTATGGCATCTTCAGCCTGTTCCATACCCTCAACATTATAAGCACCATCATTTAATTTGATGCCATCTAATTGTGTACGGTTATATTTAGAAAGGGTTTCAAATGACTTTTCAGTAGCGGCATCATTTTCCTTATGTGCAGCAGTAAGAGCTTCTAATGAGTGTGTGTATTCAGCAACTCTGTCAGGATCATCACCTAATCCCATCTGTTCAGCAGTCTGTGGTTTCTCCCAAGACCCCTTAGTAGTTTCTTTAGAGGAATCACTACTTTTCTCAGAATCTTTTAATTTACCAGCTTCTTTTAAAGCCTCAATAACAGAACGAGCTTGGTCTTTAGTTAAACCGAGTTTTTCACATAAAGATTCAACAGCTTTTTCTGCATCACCTAATTCAGTGTCCCATTTACCATCATTGAAATCTATACCTTCTAACTGTTCAGAAGTATATTTTCCAAGAGTGTCTACTAAAGAAGTAACATCTGTGTTCTGTTCTTCATATGCTTTATTGATACCATCAAGAGCTGTAGTAACAGAAGCAGAATCTGTTATGATGCCATCCATTAATGAAGATACATCTGTTCCTAAAAGAGCTTCAACAGTCGTACCGGCAGAAGCAGCTAGCTCTTCTTGTTTAGCTTTTAATTGATTAATAGCTGCATTTCGCTGATCATTTGTCAATTGATCATTTTTTTGAACTCTTTTTATCTCTTCTTCGTAGGCTTGCGCTCCCATGGCAGATGAATTGAAATTATCAATAGCATTTTGAGCAGCATCTTCTGAATAAGACTCCATGTTATCATAGGTTTCTTTTAAATCCTGTTTATATTTATTAACTTTATCCTCAGAAGCAGAAATAGCAGTAGTGTTAGTACTATCTGTATTTTTCAGTTCTTCGAGTCGTTTCTGTTCATCTGAAAGGGCAGAAGTAAGTTCTTGAGTTCTGTCTATACCTTCCTCTATAGATGATATAAAGTTATTATCAATGCCATAATCACGAAGACGACCGAAGTTAGCACTCATGAATTCTTTGCTGATTCCCATTGATCGAGCGGATTTACTCATATCATCTATGTCAAACGACCATCTTTTACTTGCATCATCATAAGATGCCATACCCTTAGATTTAAGATCAGCTAAGAAATTATTAACACCTGTCTTATCTTCTGTGAGGTATCTTACAGCTTTACCATAGTTCTCTGCAAAGTTTACTCTATCATCTGATCCTGTAGGAGAAATAAGAGCAGCAAATGATTTAAAATCATCTGTACCTACAAGACCTTTATCATATGCATCTTTAGCATTCTTTAGTCCGGCGACAATGTTATTATATTTATCTCCGGCATTCTCCATACTCTGGGCACGTTGCCACTGAGAATAATAGGAAAGAAGTTCCTGTTGCTGTTTCTTAGTTGCTTGCCATTCAGACTGAGATTGCATATAAGATAAATATTCGTTTCTAGCATCTTTTAATTTATCTTTTTCAGAATCATAGGCAGCTTTTTTATCATCTTCGTCTTCAGTCCCTCTAGCTTCTTCCCATGCTTTTTTTGCTTTATTTGTTACATCTGTTTGATCCTTAATAGCTTTGGTCTGTAACTTAATACCCTTTTCGAAATCTCCATCAGTGGCTTCAGCCTGATATTCCGTAAAGGTTTTCAAAGCATCTATGTTTAGTTTGATACCATCAGAAGTAGTGGTGAATAAATCATTAACATTTTGCTCAATGCCACGAGGATCTTTTACATCTTTGAAAGCAGTAGAAAGGATCTTAACATTGTCTTTAGAAATTCCACCTGCAGAAGTAGTCTCTGTAAGAATAGTTCCCATAGAAGAAAGAGTAGACTTAGCAGTTGATACTTTCGTTTCCATTGAATCTAAAGAAACGGCTGCTTGATCACTCATATTTTTAGCTGCTTGTTTAGCCTTTTCGAATGCCGTATAAAATTCATCAATTGAACTTAAATCTTTATTATCAGTGATAACCTGTACAGCTATTTCAAGTTCATCTCGTGTAGCATTTTTTAGATCTTCTCTTACTTTTTCGGCATCGCCTTTAGTTTTGCTAGCCTTTGCTCCTTTCAGAGCATCTCTAACCCTATTAAGACTATCTTGATTCTCCCAAACAGTATAAGCTTTATCATTGTCATCATATTCAGTATGAGCAAAACCAAAAGCTTCGGCTAAAGTACCTTTAGTCCAGAAATCGCTTTGAGAAATGTCTGCTATAGACTCAAGGACATCATCTCTTCTTGCAGCAAATTCTCTTACAGTTTCCTGGTCTTTAGGTTCCATTTCAAACAGTTGAGACCAAAGCTTTTGTTGATCTGGAGTAGCAGTAGCCATAGGGTTGACTACATTGTTACGGAGCCATGTGTCCATGTCTTTGCCGGATTCTTTAAAATTATTAAGCAATCTGGCATTGTCCGTAGAATTAAGCATATTATTCAACTGTGATTGAAATTCTGATGCTTTATCTTGATCGTCCCAACTATCAAAAGAATCAATAGTACTTGCCATTGATTTGATAGAAGAAACCATTTCTCTTTTAGAGGCATCTATAGATTCTTGAGTATTAACTAAATTAGTATGAGCTTCTTGAAGTTCGCTATTATCTGAGTTTAAAACACTGGCAGCTTCATTATTAAGAAAATCTAACTGTTTACCATCAAATTCAAGAGTTATCTTTTGACCATCTGCTGATTGTTTATAACCTTTTATTGCTTTTCCAAATGTGTTACCAAGCGCATCATATGCCGTTTGATCCAACGTATAGGTGATGGTATCTTCTCCTTTTGTATGCTTTTTAAGCATGTCGGAAAATTTTTGTACAGAATCAACTTTATATTTAGCTGCATCATATGCATTTTTGTATTCGTCTTGTTTGCTCTTATTCTCTCCTAAAGCAGTCTCATACCCTTTATACTGATCACTAATATTTTTCTTTGTATCATAATAAGTAAGATTCCTCTGTAGCTTTAGATAATCATTGACCTGAGTGTTTAAATCCTCAGCATTAGTTCCTGCATTAAGAATAGCATTACCCTGAGAATCCCATGAACGTGTGAGACTAGGAGCGGCAGCAGCAATTTGATTGCTTGTATCTAAGAAATCCTTATATTCATCATCTGTAAGACTAATATTTTTAATAGAATTACCGGATATTTTTACACCTTTGGACAATTCTGTGTATTTGGAAGTAAGTTCTCCAAGAGAAGCTTTCTGATCCTCATAGGCTTTAGTTTGGGATTGAATGGATTCTTTTGCTTCTTGGCCTTTAGCAATTAAGTTCTCATTTTTATGAACGAAAGCGTCAATGCCTTTACCAAGCAATGAGAAAGCTCCTTGTACAAGCATTCCAACACCAGCAGAAATAAAAGCATTGCCAATCATTGAGAGACCAGCAGATGCCATACTTTTTAGACCATCGGACCATTTCCCTTGTTTCTGTTGATCAGGTTTCTCCACCTCATTTTCTCTTTTAAAATCAGTGAGAGTCTTAGCATTAGTAGCTATTTGCTTGCCATAATCTTTGGCTCTTTGACTAGCATTCTTCGTTGCTTCATTCGCTTTAGCCATACGTTGCTCGTTGTCTGTAATGGCCTGACCATTGTTATCAAGTTGCTTGTTAAGGTCTTTAAGAACTTTTAAATCATCTGAATATGCTTGATAATTTTTATTGGCTTCTGCATAGCCTTTTGCTATAGCAGCATTACGTTGAACTCTTCGTGATTGTGGTAAAATTCCTCCATCTTCATTCTTGGCGAAAACCAAACTGTGTGATATAATATAGCAAATCTTAATTACTATATATAATAGAAAGAAGGAACAATATGGAAGAATTATTATTTTGCAATAAATGTGGAAAGACCAGTACATCTTCTTCTTATAAAATAGGGGATAGATGTTATACCTGTGAAATCGGAACCTATATAGGCACTGGCATTGATTGGTCTACAGCATACATGGAGTTATCAAAAGAATATGAAAAAACTCATGACGGTCATTGTCCTAGTTCCTTAGAATCTGATGAAATGCTCCGAGAGAAATATTTCTATAACAAATTAGACAATGAAGTAGATTACTCTGCCGTTAAAAAAAGAAAATATAGTGAATCTCCTGAAGGAATAGAAGAGCAAAACAGGATAACAGACAGATGGTATGCCAAACAGAATGCTCAGAAGTTCTCTACTGGGCCTAAGTGTCCAATTTGCGGCAGTACAAATCTTAAGAGAATCACTGGAACAAGAAAAGCAATGAAGATAGGTCTGTTTGGTCTTTTTGGAGCAGGTGATCTTGGTAAAACTTATCAGTGTGGACAGTGTGGAGCTAAGTTTTGATTATAATAAACTAATGTTCTGTATATACAAAGTTGTCGAATATTGTTATTATACTACTAGGTATATTATGGTTATAGGTGCTGCATTATAACTCGCTGCACGATAATATACTTGATCATTTCTTTTGATCATGCAGAAGTGTTGGCATACATTCTGTATTGTTGATGCGGACGAAGAATCTGCCCGTTCTGGGCAATACACTTCCCCAATAAAGAAATTTATAAGGGAAGGGGGTGAAAAGAAGAATATGAATACTGGAATAATAATATCTCTTGGTAGTCTTTTACTTGTTGTAATATTAGCTGGTCTATATTATAACTCGAAAAATCATACCGTTGATCAAATTTGCAACCATCCAGAATTATCTGATGAGAAAGTCAAATTTATCACCGGAATGATGAAAAGACAATACAAGAATAAAAAAGTTGACTAATCGCTAATAATGTTCTACTTTATCATTTAATTACTTCGTCATATGTATTTCTCTTTTTAAAATTTTTAATAGAAGGAGAACTGTCACAGCAGTTCTCCTTTCTGTGCACCAACACTTTGCATAATACTATAGGAAAGTTAACAATCTCGACTGCATTGAATACAACCGAAAAAGATTATTCGTATAAGTCATATCCTGGGAGTTGATTAGCAATTTCTTTTGGGTAATTACTGATAAATTTTGTTCTGCCAATATCACTGATTTCTATAAGTAAATCTGTAATTTCGTTTGAGCTTAGATTTTGAATATATTCAGGAACTAATCTATCAAAAATGTTTTTATCCATTAAATACACCTACTTTCAAAACTATATTATGGAGGTTTAAAGATTATGGAAATATTAGAATGTCCTCTTTACAAAGAGTGTAAAGAAGAGGAATGTCCGTACTTTGAAAATGAAGATTGTACGTATTATACTAAGAAAGAGCAGGAGACTGAATAGTCTTTTGCTCTTTTGATGAATTTTGTAAGTATGTTTTATAAGTATCACAAGTAATACCTCTTATAACAGGAGAATCAATTATCTTACTTTTCTCTTTGCTAATAAACATTAGCTCCAATTTACTCCCCATGATGTTACCTCCTCGAAAGTTATTTCTGGGAATATTTTCTGAACAACAGAAAAAGTAGTTAGTTTGACTTTTGTTTCATTTGTTTCTTGAAAATAGTAATGCACTAATTCTTCAATAAATGCGAATAGTTGCATGTGTTGATTGTTAGATGTAATTATCCGTTCCATGGAGTATACTAAAAAAGACATACATCTTCCATAAGTGGTTGCTTCATTTTCGGTGACAGAAAAACTGCCATCTTTTGTAAATATTAGACTTACAGGAAATAATTTAGTAGGATCAATATTTTTTTCATATAAATATTTGCTTAAGGATTCTAATCCTTTAGTAAACAAATTGGCCAGTTCCTCTGGCATTTCATAAGTTGCATTCATAAATAAGCATCCGTCAAAATATGGCGGAGCAATTGGTGCATAAGTTCTGATAGAATTATTTATTATCATAGTTTTACCCTCCTATGTGAAATATAGCATAGAAGAATAATAAAGTAAAGATTTGTGCTTACATCACCTTTGCACATAAGGTAAGATTGCTTACGAGAGTAAGATGTATTTACCCTTTAATTTATTCGGCGTAAGCTGCCTAACAGTCCTGACTATTCCTTCTTGATCCGGAGACCAAGTTCCCATTATAGTCGATGAACGTTCTTCTCAGAGAGAAGCTTCGCTGCAGATCACCCATATATATACGTTGTTACTATACCTATTACATTGCTGTAATAGGGGAGTAGTATATATTTCGGTTCACCCTGAATGCTAAATTAAAAGCATTTCTCTATTCCTTCGAATAAAGACAGTTTCGGTTGTTTGCTTAGTAACCCCTTTCTCATATGAGATCGTTCCGTGTCACCACCAGGTTACATGGGGCGTTTTCTAAAGGACCAACTGATAATTTGTCCCACCCCAGTCCATAGCATGGCTAACAAGCATACCGCCGACTCCGGCTAAGGTTTTATTGAGTCCTAAACCATTTAAAAGTCCTACAGCGCCGTTGCCAACATCAAGCAATCCTTTAAAAGTATTAGTACTACCTTCTGATTGCCATAACTGTGACCAAGATTCTTTAATTTTAGTTGTTTTTGCTTCGATAGAATCAAGGTATGTATTAAGCTCGTTCTGAGCTGAATTTTGATAATTATTTGCGGAATCATTATAAACATCTGTAAGCAATTCAGGATGCTGCAATATGGATGCAAGAATATTACTTCTATTTTTTCCTGCCATCATTTCAAGCAGAGCAGCCTGTCTATTCTGACCATCTGCCAAATCTTGCTTACCAATATCATCCCAAACCTGAGAGATATCTTTTAAAATATCATAAGTATCTCTATAGTTTCCATTCATATCAAGAATAGAAACTCCAGCCTTACCATTAACGGCAGTAAGAGATTTAATATTTGAATTAAGTTTAGAAGTGGTCTCTACAAGACCTTCTGTATCTTCACCCATAGAAGATAATTCTTCAGCAGAAGTGCCTCTAAGTCGTAATGCAATTGTTCTAAGACCAGCACCTACCTTCGATGGATCCTGCACTACACTATTTGCTGCCGTAACGAGAGCAACTGATTTATCGAAGTCATTTCCCGCTGCTACTAATGCTGAACCTGAATCTTGTAAAGCAGTGGCAATTCCGTCTGTAGAAATTGCATAGTTGTTACCAATAAGATTCATTTTATCAACGAGATCCATAGAATCATCAACTTTTACATCGTATGCTTTCATCATGGAAATCATAGCGGTTGTTGCATCATCTATAGATCCGAATTCTGATACATTTTTTAAAATACCTGTATTTTTAGCTAAAGTCTGAGATTCATTTAAGCTATATCCAAGACGAGAAAAATCAGCAGCACTACTAGTAATCTGAGTGGTTGTACTACCAATGTCTTTGGCATCAGTTCTAGCCTGAGTAGTAAAGGCTCTATATTCTTGTTTTGTACCATCTGATGTTTTCTTAAGTTCAGTCATCGCTGAATCTAATTCTTTTATTGATTCAACACCGGATCTGACACCTGTTGTTAATGCTTGGAATCCAAAATTGCTTACAAGATACTGGCTAAGACTACGGAACTTTTGTCCCATTTCAGAAAGATAACTAGATAAAGGTTTTACACTTTGTGTAACTTTAGTAAGAGACTGGTCAATATTACCTGGACCATTTTTATATGCTAATTGATATTTTTCAAATACACCAGACCCTCTATCAATAGTAGCATACATTTTACCTTGTGCTGCATTAAACTCTGTTGTGTATTTGCTTCCTTTTGCCAGATCTGCTGACATTTGTTCCATCTTAAGACGGACCTTATCAGATGCTGGATCTAAATCTGTACCAATATATTCTGAACGGCTATATCTATTTGGAGTACGTGAGAAAAACTGATTAGTATTACCGAGATACCTAGCTTGACGATTGGCTTCAGAGTGGAGAGCAGCAAAACGTACTTGCTCAGTGTCTCTTTCGTCTCCAGTAAGAGTCGCAAGACTATCACGAGATTTTTTTAATTGCTCATATGTATCATTAAAAGATTTTAATCTTTCATCATAACCTTGTCCTAGAGTTTTATCTAATGGTTTACCATTGTTAGGATTATATACTTGAGCCATTTTATTGAATGTCTTCTGTTTCTCACCCAAATCAGTGATAACTTTGTCATATTCTGAAGCACTCTGAGTCATTGCTTTGTATGCTTCTTGATTCTTAGCTTGGGCTTGTCTAACATCAGCAGCAGTAGTAGCCCAATCAGCAGCTGTCCCATTGCTCCGAATTTGTTTTGCTAGTTCGCCATTGCGGCGATAAAGGGAATTCCTGGATTGCTTATATGTAGATTCATTGATAAGTCCTTTAACATACTGGTCCTGTAAAGTGCCAGCAGTTTTCATATTCCTTTTAATTTCAGCTTGAGCTTGTCTAAGAGTAATACCTGCAGATCTTGCAGTATTAGAAGAACTAGTAGTTTCTCCAATAACTATTTTACCGTCTTTAGTTTTTATATTGTCTCCAACAGTAAGCTTAATAGAGCCCATGTTTTTAGCTGTAGATTTTATTTCATTAAGTTTGGCTAAAAGTCCATCAAGCTCCCCCATAATACCTTGATTTACGGAAAGTTTTACTTCTCCTAGATCAAGCTTGCCCTGATACTTTGACAGCTTACTGGCTGTATTAGCCATAGATTTTAAAGCTTTTTCGGGATCGACCATCTGTTCTACAAGATTAGATCCCTTAATAACAGGAGTATTTTTAGCGGCTTTGGCAGTTGCTTTACTTATTGTCTTTACCGCCATCTGTGCATTTTTAGTTAACTGTTTAGTATTACCTAATTCCACACCTAGTTTAATGTGCTTCTCTTTTAAAGAATTAATTCGTGTTTCTAATGTATTTAGCGCACTGTCTTCAACTTCTACACCAACGTTTATTATATAATCAGCCATTTTCTCACCTCACTTTATAAACCAACAGAATGTAATCCGCTGATAACGAATTTTGTTGCTTGCCCTTTGGCATGCATTTTTCTAGCACGAAAATATTGTTCCCAATAATTTCTGATAGGAGTTATTGTTTTACGAAATCCATGATTACCTGTTTCAAATCCCCAAGAAAAAACTATTTCTGGATCACCTTCCAATGGTTCCCATATGCCATGTCCTCCAGACATATGGCTTGAATCAAATCGTGCTCTAAGCTCTGCACTTCGACTATAAGCAAAGCCTGTAATTGTATGAATATTTTTTAAATCATAAAGTCTATAACCATCCGCCCAAGAGGAATAGTCATTATAATATTTTTCTTCTGACTGTTGTGCATCTCTTTCCATCTTAGGCTTGTAGTCATTAACAAACTGCTGTAAACCAATAGTTATTCCCTGGTCAATCAGCTTTCTTAACTGTGGAATTGTCCCCATCTTTTACATCAGCCAACTTTCGTAAATAATCTAACTGTTCCGGAGTAGCTTCTTTAAAAACATTTTCTAATATTCCAAATAATGCACTTAATCTATTAGACATAGAGTTAGTAAATGAAATACGAGCAGAAAGTGTTTCTTCAAACATAGCGACCATATCTCCATAATCAACACCAATCATTTCAATAATTTTATCTAAAAGACCAGAAGATACTAAGGCATCATAAGCATCAAGACCTTCTTCGTCTTCGTAGGTGAGATTAGTATAGATAACCACACATGTCAGAGAAAAGTTTAAATGCTTATTCATTGGTTCGTATGTAAGAAGAGAAGTATCATATTCAATAATACTTTCAATAACTGTATCTATAAGTGCTCGTTTAGTAGCAAACGGCACATAATTTTCAACTTCAAGTTTTTCTAAAGCCCCTACTGGGTTCTCTTTATATTCTTTTACAAATTCTAAAATATTAATTTCCATCCTTTTTTCCCTCTTTCTTCCTTGCTCTTTTTAAAGCTTCATTTTCATCCCAATCGATCCAACCAGTAGACTTAGTATGAGTGATCCATACATAGTCCAAATCAGGATAGATATAATACATCAGTTTCCGTTTAATCTTGGCAGAAGGATCAACCATTCCACCTTTAGTGTCGTAGACACGTTCGCTTCCATCTGAGTATTTGACCCAAAAGTCAGCAACATAATCTATTGCACGTATAGTCTTTCCATTATGCCTGAAAGACGGTTGCAATTTATATTTTTTTTGTAATTCATAATCTACAATTTCACCAGAGTCCAATCCAGCGCATACGATGTCTTCATAAAATCTTTTCTCTAATAGAGAATCGAAACATACTTCTTTTTCTGTTTTTCTATCTATAACAGTACGATTCTGTTTACCTTTAGTAGTTTGATCGACACCATATTTAGATCTTTTTTTATAGTTCCTCACGTTATCACTCCAAAGTATGATTTTGATATTCTTTGTAATACGGATAACTTTCTTTCTTATCAAACACCATTACAATCACATCAGGGCTATAATAAACATCTAAAGGCTTTAGCCCATGCTTTAAATAAAGTTTCATTTGCTGTGGGTCTATAATTCTCACTGCCTGAACCGGATCATAAGGAACTCCTTTTAAGTTAGGTATTACAATCTCCATTTAATTCCTCCGAAAAAAATAAGGGGAAACTGCAAAAATAGTGCGGCTTTCCCCTCAATAAAATATTTAATTTTCCGTCACTATTTTTTTAGTTTTTGTTTTAGGCTGTTCTTCTTTCATAATTTCATTTACTTTATCCTGAATAGGTTTAGTAAATCTTGTTTTATGAGTAACAGCATCAGCCAATTCTTTTTTTGCATCCTCTTTGGTCACATCACCAGTATTGTATTTAGCAATAATGTTATATACTTTTCTACATTCTTCTGTATGAAAGGCTACCATCCAAACAGGTTTATCTGCATCTTTAGTGCACTTAGGACAATACTCATAAGTAGTGCCACAAGTTACACAAATTCTTGGTTTTGATTTCATTGAGTATTCCTCCTTTGCCTTATTAGAAATGCCCCGGATTCGTCCGGGGCATAACAATTCAAGGATTATTCCTCTACATCATCCTCTGTCATTACAATGTAATACAGCGGAGAACCTGTCTGACAATAATCTCTCTGAGCTACACCAGAGAATGTAATTGTGCTATCTGTTTCAAGTGTCAGATCGCAATCTGGTGATACCTGGAAACTTGGGAATACGATATAAGCTGCACGAACTACATCTACAGAACATGTGTCTGCAACGAGAACTTTCATTGTAATAGAAGATGTGGCCGGGAACTTATCAGACTCATTAGTAACCTTAACACCACTTTCTGTCTCATATTCATATTTAGCAATAAGAGTACCTGTTACTCCAGTAGGAAGAGTAATTTTTCCGCTATCTTCAGTGTATACAAAAGTATCAGCAGTAGGAGCAGCAGTAGTAGAAGCAGTATAAGCTTTTCCTAATGTGCCGTTTGCTTCCAGAGCATAAAGCTTTGTAAGTGGAGCTTTCGGTTTCAGCTTTTCAGGAATTGTATATTCCTTAATGCCAGTTGTATCAATATGTAAGATTTTTGGTGCAAGAATCTTAGATTCTTTTGAAGCAATAATCTTATCTGTGCCAAATGTCTGAGACAGCATAGAGAATGAAAGTAAGTTACAATCAGCAGATACTTCTACAGATTTGGATGTATAGAATCTCTTAATCAGTACACCAAGAGCATCTGTTTTATCTTTACTTTCAGAAGTTGTATTAATAGAAACATTAGATAAATTGTTTAACAGATAGAGTAAATCTCCATCGCTATTTTCACCAACAATTTCTAAGACTCTATCAATAACCAGAGAATCAAAATTTGCCATAATATTTTCCTCCTTGATTTATTATTCGGTTTTAGTGACTCGTACATTGCTCGAAGAGGAGTACTCATTAGATAAGTCACGTAACCAATTTAATTGTTTAAGTAGATTTGGATTCTTAGACATATCAACCATTCCGCTGTACATTCCTGCAGAGATGGAGGCAGCAGTATTAATGGCCTGAATCCTTTGAACAGAATCTAAAAATGCATAGATTCCAAGACTTTTAAGACTGTTAATGTCATATTTAAAACCAGGACTATTTACCATAGATGAAATTAAAGGCAATAAAAAAGAACCCGGAGAGGGTTCTTGAGAAGCTTCTTTTACTCTTTGAATTTTTTTCCTTCTATCTTCATCTACTAATAGCTGTAAGGTTTCTTTGTTTGCAGCTCGTTCACGCTTAGGATGAATATTGTGCATCTCACGAATGAAAGATATCATTTCTATGTATATATCACGAGTAATTATTAATTCAGTATTTTCATCATAAAGCATTATATTATGAGTTTCCGGATCGACTAAAGGTGTCATATCTTTCAATGAAATAGTATCACCTAAAAGAAGACAGGTATCTTCAACACCTATATCGCGAGTAAGAAGTATGAATAAATCAAAATCATCCAACTTACTATAGTTATAACCAAGATCCCACAATTCAGACTTATAATCAGAAGGTATAGAACATATTTTATAAACTACATTAAAATAATGATTTTCTCCATATTTAGCTATATCAAGAATAGAAGGTTGATAAATAGTAATCTGATCATTAATTTTAAGATTCTCACCTAAATAAATGAGAAGTTTATCCATAATAATCACGACCTAACTTATCTAAGCGATTACTCTTAAGCCTATTTTGAATATCATTCGGAGCAGTCTGTTCAAAATACATATTCCTATAGTAATAACCATTTTCAGCCACTTTGCCAGAATCATATGTTTTTATTAACTGCGTACCTAATATGTTTGACCATTGAAATCTTTCTTTAACTAAAGCTGCTAGTAAATCCTGTCGATCAATACCCCAAATAGTACTGACATCATCCTGGTGAGCTATAGTTCTAAAAATAATTTGTTTAGAAACCATAATATTATTTGAGTATACAATTTCAGTGTCATTTACTTCAAAACAAATAAAGTTTTTGACTTTACTTTGTGCATCTGGAATCTTTAAAAAAGAATAAATATTTACATTATAATAATCTTCCGGACACGCATTAACTGCTTGAAGTTCTTTATTATTTAAGATTTCAATAATATCTGAATCTTTGTATAAATCCTCTAAGATTTTTCTCTTATCATAAGAAATACTGTCAAATCCCTGTTCATTTCTACAAGAAAATAATCTATCAATACGCTCTTGATTCATCGCATCACCTCCAATTCAATAGAAGATGGTTGCTTATTTGGAAGAGTAGCAATAATCTTTATTACTTTTCCTAAATTATTATAATTTAACAAAGCTTTGATACTTAACGTATTCTTACCTTCAGAGATTTCAAAGTCATTAGATAATTCTTCTACAGATAATTTGTTTCCATTGAACTCATAAGACCAAATGACAGATTTATCTTTAATATCACTCGCAACTGAAATAGTTCTTTTAGAGCCTCCAACACGTAAAGCTCTATTAGTACCTGAACATGATAAAACAATGTCCTCTATTTCTGGCTCTTGAGGAATAACCGGAGAGTCATAATAGTCACATATTTTTAATTCAACATTATCTGTAACTTTATTGAAATGATCCTGTTTAAGCGTTACTTTAGTTACTCCGCATGGGAACGTATCTTCTAGTTTTGACACTTCAAAAACTAAAGGCCTAATCATAGAATCACTCAACATGAACCGATCATTATAATCAATTGTTTGCGTAGTTGGAGTAGTAGGGACAATAAACTGTGACTGATTATCTACCGATGTAAAGAAACCATCGCTCCATACGCCACTGTTGTAGTTGTTGCGGTTTCTTAATACACCAAAACAACTATAAATTTGTTTATTCTTTATCCATTTAAACATCCAATTACATTTAAGAATGTTATATCTTATGAAAGAGTTTTTATCATTCTTCCCTAAAATAAGCCATAGCTCATGAACACCTGTGTTCTTATCCGGTATTTCAAGATAAAAACCAAAACGTTCAATACTATCTTGGTCCATATATTTCTTTTCAGGGAAATAGCCAGGTCTGAATTGAGCTAGATACTCAACCTGGTCCTTATTGATTGTATAGGTTTGAGAATACTGATATTTGATTTCAACATCTTCTAAGTATTCCATAGTCCTAGAATATAGCTTACATTGTCTGTAACCTAAGTCATTGGTGAAAGTTTTCTGCATGATTTCGTCTGACTGAGTACGAATACTGTCTGATACAGTATTACCGCATAAAGCCATTCTTTTTTTGAAAATATCACTCATGGTTATCACCTATTTTATCTATGATAGAATGAGCATCAAAAATTATTTTTCTATATTTTTGATGGTTGAAATTAGGATTATTAAATTCAAGTTTGGCGCATTCTATTGTATTAGCCAAATCAATTATATAAGGTGATGGGATTAATTCAGCTAATGCTGCAATATATAATTGCAAGTTATTAAAATAATTGTCAAGTTTTGGATAAGAGTTTTCTTGATAGATTAAAAGCCAATGAATTTTATTATGTAGTAATTCTATATAATCAGAGAACTGATTGTCATTAAAAGTTCCATATTTATACTTCATTCTGATCACCATCCAGATAAGAATTACTTCTGGAAGAGTGATTCCTAAAATATTTTCTGGCTTCCTTTTTATATTTCTTTTGAATGCTCATAATATAATTGGCATGTTCTTTTTGGCTGGTCCATTTTTCATCTTTTGAACCATAAAACATATTAGTATGCTCTAAAGAATTCAAACGAATATCATACCAAGCAACGACCATATATAAAGCAACGACTTCTATTTCACCATTAGTAAGGGTGTCCTCGAATTCGAACAGAACATCATTTTTTTTCGTTAAATCATGTTCTATTTTTAACTGGTCTAATTCAATCATTGCAATAGCACTATTTAGCCATTCTAAGCACAATTCAGTCCAGTCATCAGACGCTAATTTTAATACTTTTATATCTTCAACTTTATTTTCAAATCGTTTAAATACTGTTTCATAAGAGGTCATAGAACACCTCCTAAATCATTTTTTCTAACTCTGTACCACAAATTTCATCTACAGCACGTACTTTCTGAATAGAATCAAATGTACCATTATCCAGTCTAGTTGCTACCTCAATTTTAATTGCTGTTTTAAGTCCCTTAGGAACTTCAGCAAGTGCTTTCTTAAACTGAGCTGGTGAGAGAGCAAGAAACTGATTAATATCAGAAGCATCATAAAGATTATCATAAAGATCTTTTACATCTTTCCATCTAGGATCCTCTAATAATTCATCATTCTCAATCTGGAAACATGGATCATAAATATATGGTGATCGGCTAGATTTAAGAGAGTACAAATCTCTATATTCTACTTCACGAACATCTCCATATCCATCCCAACGGTATAGAATATCACTTTGTTTACCAGGCATAAATAATGTTCCCTGCACTAAAGAACGACATTCAATAAGTTCGTTCTGTTCAAACTTTTTAGTAGTTTTAACAGGAGCTGTTTCCTTTGTAGTATTTTCAGTAGTAGCAACAGTTTTTGTTGCAGCTCTTCTTGTTGCCATGTTATTACTCCTTTTTAATCAGTTAAAGAGGTGGTAACTCCACCTCTTTAAATAGTTTTTTATTTAAGTGTCCAAACTCCGAAACGCTTTCCAATAATTGTGGCCACACCCATTTTAATCTGATATTCATACTCATTAGTTTTATCCATATTTGTATTTCCATCAGATACTTCTTTAATCTGAGCGTCGCCTTCATTGTAGATCTTGATAAATTTGTTATCAGCTACTGGCATAATCAGAAGTTTAGTATTATCTACTAACTTTTTACTTGTGTCATTGTTAGCAAATCTCTGTGGAATTTCAACAAGACGAATACCTTCAAACATACCTAAACGGCCTGTAGTGTGTCTTTCATCTTTCATTGCATTAGATACCCAAGTAATATCTTCCATAGCAGAAAGTTTTGCAAGAGCAGATTTGGTACCCATAACAACTACTTCATCACCTGTAGCCATCTGTACATCTTCGATTAGAGTCATAAACTCATCTTTTGTTGTTGATGAAAGTGTACCTGTCTTATTAAACTGTGTAGACGGGAGAACCTTCTCACCTGCTGCCATTACAGCTGCGTATACCATATCGTTGATTTTCTTATCAAAGGCTTCATAGATTTTCTGTACAAATCCAGCCCAGTCAACACGACCTGCCATAAACAGCTCATATTCTGTGTAAATTTTAATTCCATACCATGAAGTTCTTACAGAGAATGTCTGTCCTTCTGCCAGACGCTGTCTGATCAGGTCATGATGGTTACCGGAAAGCTCAGACACTGTCAGAATAACTTCATCCGGTACATAAAATTCATTAGTATCACCGTCAGCCATAGATTTGATTTCTACAAATTCATTGAAGAATGGGTTTTCTCCCCAACCAGAAACAAGCAGATTCTCTACTGTCTCTTCGATAATTTCAAATACATCAATTTTATGTCTACGAATAGCTTTTCTAAGTTCTTTTCTTGAGCAGTTTTCATCTACTCCAAGTACAGAGAACATAATCTCTCTGATTTTATTATTAGCATCTTTTGTAGATACTTTTTCTTCTCCCTTAGCTGTGTCAAACATAAGCTGGGAGTACTCTGCATAATCATTTTCAGCAAAAATATTTCTTACTTCATTACTTGAAAAATTAAGTTTCATTATGTATTCCTCCTTTCATTAACCAATTGTCAGCTTTTTGTCTGCTACAGTTACAGTTGCACCTTTAGTAGGAGTACCACTAAATCCTTCAGATGATACTTCAAACACATCACCTACATAAAGCTCATATGCTCGAACGATGTCACCATTTGCGTTATAGAAATTACTTTCATGTTTAAGAGCGGTAGTATACTCTTCGTATAACATTGGTACCTGGAGCAGTAACAGAGCATCTCCTGGTGTTTTAACTTCTACATACCAATTTCCGTTAGCTGCTTTATCCAGTACTACACCAGCAAAACCAGTAGAATCTTTAGCTTTATAAGTCTCCGGTTTGATATAATCGCCTTTTGCAACAATTGATCCGTTGTCCAGATCTTCTTCAATCTGAATGTTATAAATATGACCTGCAATAGTAGCTTTCAGCTTAGAGCTACCAGCAACAGCGTGTTTTTCAGCAGTGGCCATAAATTTCTGAAAATTAGATGCCATTTTTATTTCCTCCTTTAAATATTTTTAGGCAATAAAAAAGAGCTATTTGATAGCTCAATCCTTAAATAAACTTCCATATGGTTTCTTAGCTTTCTTAGGTTCAGTAAAACCAATAGCACTAGGTTTCTGCTGATAGTTGAAAGTGCCTTTTTCTTTAACATATTTACCTAAAATAGCATCGGCTCTTGTCTGTACTTCTTCTACACTGTAGATAGCCTGATTTTTGATCAGTTCTTTAAAATCTTCTCTATTTTTCAGTTCAGTGTAAATTTCAGCACCAAGAACAGCTTCTTTATCTTTTGATTCGTACTCATTAATTTTATTCTGAAGAGCAGCATAGTTACTTCTGAGTTCTTCTAGTTCACTTTTTTCTGAAAGTGTAAGATACTCTTTAAATAATTCTGTTCTTTCATCTGAGAGAGATACTGCATCACCATCTTTTGTATAGCCCTGACGGAAAATTTTACTTTCATCCCAGTTGCTATATACAAAATGGTCATCATATGTAGCATTAATAAAATACCATTCATTATCATTTTCTTCCCAAGTAGACAGAAGAGTATATAATGCACCTCTTACATCTTCATGACTAATTTCAAAAGTAACTTCAGTATTACCATTTTCTTTTTTTGTATATCTTTTTTTATTGCTAAACTCTGAATTGTCATTTGATTCTGGATCAGCTTCCGGATCAGCAACTGGTTCTTTTACCGGTTCGTCTGGATCTTCTGTACCTTCGAATAATTCAGCAAACTTAGCCTCTAACTCTTCATCGGACATAGACTCATAATCAAAGTCAAGGTCTTCAACAGTTTTAGAGTATTTCTCTAATAATTCATTGAGTTTCAACGTTTGGTTTCCTCCTTTCGTTGGTTCTTCAATTTCAAACTTAGCAAGAGTCTCCTGCAAAGACTGAATAACCTTTAGTAATTTTTCTTCTGTATTAGTAAAAAGACTATTATTCTCTTCACTGAAATCAGCAATATCTAATCTGGCACCCTCCATACCTTCTTCAACGGGTTTCTCGGTGATAGGATCAGTGCCTAAACAAGTCACACCATTATATCTGAATTTATCTAAGTGAAGCACTTTGTCCTTAGTGTCAAAAGAGAGTTCTGAGATACTTAATTCACAACTTACTTTACTTCCTTGTTTACGCTGAATAATTTCACATGCTGGAGCACAATAATCGTTATAAATTACCGCATCGGCAATAACATATGTTTTATCATGTTCTTTATCATACTCAAGATGATATCCTTCAGGATTGACAAAAACACCAATAGGTTGCTCAATGTATGTAATGTTTCCTTCATCATCAAATTCCATAGCATGAGAAGTAAAATCAGTAGTTCCATCAGATAAAGTGGTAATAGCGGCCAGAACTGGTCTATAGTGTAAAGACGGTAAAGCTTCTAACTGAGCTTCTTCAGATATATAAGATTTATTTCTATTTTCATATAAATGATTTACTTTGAATTTAGTTCGTAAAAAACCATCATCTTCATCAGAATCTTCTAATTCAAATTTTGCCGGAACCTGAACTGCAATATTATATCCAGACTCTTTGGCACTGAATACAGTTGTCTGATTCCTCTGTTCAAAAAAAGAATAGAGATCATCTAATGTAAGTACTTTTTTCTTCATGTTAGCCTCCTTTCTATTGTGTATTTTTATCCTCATAGAAGAGGAGTACTAACTTGCACAATAAATATCGGTATAAGTTAGCTTGTTTATATCTATATTTACATTTGCAAAAGAAAGAGATGAACAATTTGCAAATGTATAGATACCTTTAGTATAGCCGACCTGAGGAAAGCCAATAGATTTTAAAATATTTGCTGTTTCCTGGTCAGCAGTTCGGATAAAATGTTTGTTCATCTATTATCCCTCCTGTTCACTGGACTTTTCTGATTCTCTACTTTTTTCACCTTCATCTGTAAGGTTGTCGGATTGAGGTCTTCCACCTTTTGTATCATCTGTTTTACCATCAATAACTTGCTGTGAGGCAGATCCACTCAATGTGAAAGAAGTACTAAAAGGAATCCATGTTTCGTGAAGTTTTAGAACAGTATTTTCAAGATAATCCATAGATAAAGCTTCAAGAGGTGAGATACCATCAAGAGCAGCAACGGCTAGCTTTACTGGCACACCTCGTTCTCCAGATTTCATAAGTTCTTCTTTTTTAGAAGCTTTTGTATAAGGAGATACCTCAAAATATTTTACTCTAGCATGATCATCACCAATAGCAAAAGTAAGATATCTATTAACTCGTTCTTCTATCTGTGGAAGGACAGTTTTAATAGCCATCATTGTGTCACAAAGAATAGCAGCAGTAAAAGCTGTCGTACCTGAGACTTTGTTATTATCAAGAATCTGTGCACCACCAGAATTTTTAAATAAATTCGAAGTAGCAGTAGCAATTCTATTAACATCTTGAGTCTGGTCACCTTGAAACTCTATAGGTTCAATTTTAAGAGGGGAGATAGCTGCAGATACACAATCTGGGAGAGATTCAACTAGTCTATTATAATATTCAATGGCTGTGTCAATATCTACTGAGAAATCATCTGGTTCGTCAGAGTTAGTAAGTGTTTCTAATCTTGCAACCAAAAGTTTATAGATTGATAAGTCATCTTTTACCGACTGAATACTTTGGAGATCAATAAGATCAATAAGTGGTTCGAACAAACCAGAAAGAGGTGGCATGTTAAGTGTTGGATCATCAATATTAACTTTAATTACAAAAGTTCTTTCTGGATCCAACTCTTGCCAACGAAGAGTATTGTCACTTTGAAAGGAATTGTATTTAGAATTAAATTCAGAATCCCAGTATTCTAAGTCGGCAGTATGACTTCTGAAATAACTGAAATCAAAGGCACAATTAAGAGTGCCATCATAATTGACAGAAGATACTTTACAATAATCTCCATCAAGAGGGTAAATGAAGAATCCAGAATCATCTTCATATGTATAACCATAAAATGTATCTTCACGCCATGCAATCAATAGGCATTTTAAAATCTCTGACTGCATATTCATCTTATCAAGTTGTACTAAAGTATTAAAATAACTAGTCTTTATTTTTTCATCGTCATGCGCATCCTCAGTAAAATCTATCTGAGGTATAACATTAAGAGCTGTTAAATCTACCATTTCTGCCTGATAGGAGATAAGTCTTCTGTAATTATGAGAAACTCTATATAAGAATCTGCTCAAATTACGAAGGTTAGATTCATTGGTTTTAGGGTTTTGCATATATTGACGTAATTTATCTTTACTAAATACAGTAAATGTTCTTGTTTCTGTTTTAGTTAAATCAATAAGCTGTACGGCTTGCTTTACTTGAGCGAATTTTTCTTGTAATGCCTGTTGTTTAAGAGCATAATTTTTTATCTCTTGAGTTGTTTTTTCCTCTTTAATAGCCAATGTCTCACCTCCTAACTAAACATTTTTCTTACTACACCTTTACGAATAGGCATAGCAGCAGCTATATTTTCTTTTTTGGGACGTTTCTTATTTTTAATATGTTCTCTACGAAGTTCTGAGAGTCCATAACAGAGCATTGAGAAACAATACGAACGATCATCATGCAATTTGTTTTGCTTCTCTGTAGACAGTTCAAAACCATCTTTACCAGATTCTCGTTTCTTTCGTACCATATTAACCATTTCCTCCTTTAGCGAGTCGATCTGTACTAGACCAAGTTCCTCATCAGGAGATAGTTTATAAATTTTAGTTGAGGCCAAATTTCTTTCTTGAAGTTCTTCTTCAACTAAACGATCTAATTCACCTTTAGACATAGATTTATCTTTATACTTAGCAATTAAATCTTTTTTTGCTTTTGCCATTTCTTTTTCGTCTATATCTAGCATTGTTAAATATCCTTTATTATCATACTCAGCAGTGAAATCTATGAGATCAAGTCTCATCATTTCAATAGCAGCTTCATAGATAATAGATTTATACATAGTAGGCGGTAATAATTTAATTTTATCTACAGCATTAGGAAATTTTTTGACATAATCAGACGACTGTTCTTTATCTATAAGACCTCTATGTAAATATTTCTGTTCACCCTCATGTCCTTCTTCATACCAATCTTCCATAAGATAATCTGCAATATTAACACCGGCACCACCAGAACCAGCATCTATAAAGATATTACTTATGTTTGTATAGTCATCGACTCCATCACCGTTATAGTCAAGAATCAGTTGTTTCAGTTTCTTGACCTGTTCAGGTGTACGCATAGGAGTTTTATTCTTTTTACTAAGATCCATAAAATTAATACCATTAGCAATACGCATTCTCCAATTGTCTGAAGAATCTTTATAATATTCTCCAACAAGGACAAAAGAGTTATCCATAGATCTAGCTGGATCATATGCTAAGGCAAAAAGTCTGTCTTTTGTATCATTAAACATAATTGGGGGACGGATAGTAGAATTTTTTACTATCATAGAACGTTTGAAGATGGCATCTGCGCCGCCATCAGAAGTGAATATATTGTAATACTCACGAAGAGCTTTTTCTTTATTTTCACGCATTGCATTGTCAACCTTTTCTTTGGTTAACAGAGATGCTGGATAAATCTTACCTCTATATGTAGCATTAAACATAATCTCACAGTTGATGTCTGCTACAAAATGATCTTTGGAACCCCAGATCATAGCTTTACTGTATTCTTTATACTTTTTATAAAAGTAAGAATCAGTAGTGCTGGCACTTGAAGTGTAGAGTAATTGGTTAGGCAATTCTTTAGGAAGAGTAGTTACATTTACACTTCCACCCATTTTAAAGTTCTTATCCTGAGCTGTATATGGTTCAATAACCTGAAATACTTCTTCGTCCAGGAAACCAGATTCATCAAAACAAACTGCTTCCGCACGTTTTCCTCTTTTCGCGTTGACGTTACTGTTAAGTGTTTTAACGAAGCTACCATTATACAATCTATAAGTAAAACCTGCAGGATTTCTTATAAAACCATCATTATTGGTCATATTAATAACAACTTCATTTCTAAATACATCAGTTAATCCAGTAAATGACTCAATTTCATTTTTAGCGATAGATACAATCTTTTCAAAAGTTTCTATGGACTGGTCACTGGTGCCAGCGCATATATAACATCTACAATTATTAAGAAGCATACCTCTTGTCATGTAATATAATGCAAGCAATGTCGATTTTCCATAATTTCTGGTACATAACCATAGAGCATACATCTTATCCCAAGAATTCATAAATGTATAGGTCTGCACATCAAGAAGGTCAACGCCTATGAATCTTTCCATAAATTTGGTTGGATTTCTTAATCCCCATTGTTTAATTTCAGAAAGTTTCTGCATTCCTTCCATTTTTCGTTGAGAAATGATTTCTTCTGTAGGCTTAACAAAAATAGTAGGTGTATCTGGAACCCAAATACCAGAGTTAGTCTGTTTCATTCCACAATCACCTCATCATTTTCATCAATCAATTTCTTATCTCTGAGGAAATTTTTTAGATCATCATTCTCTCTACGAAGAATACGTGCTTCTTCAATAGCAGCGTCACATTTATTTTCTAATTCTAGTAATTTTTGACGCTGAGTGGATATCATTTCAGTATAATCATTTTCATCTAAAGCCAACTGTTTCATGATTGCAGCAGTACTGGCTTCCGCAACCTGAAGCATACCTTGAGAAGTTCCTATATCAAAAGCATTTACTTCCTGTTCACGAAGCTTCATTTCCTTAAGCTCTTTTACTTTCCCGGTCCAGGTATTAGCACCTTTAGTATTATGATTGCTATGCTTAATACTAATTCCATTATCACGAGCCAAATCAAGAGTAGTTTTCATAATGTCTTTTTTAGTGGCTTCAAGAGCTTTGATAGTAGCAGAATTTTTTATAATAGATTCTGGAGTTTTCTGCAGAGCATTAATTACAGTATTGATTTTTTCAGATTGGTTAAGACTATGTACAATCTCTACACAGGCACCTAACTTCAATTCATCGTCTTGCGTACTTTCATCGAGGAAACCTACTAATTTTCCATACATTAATGGTTTATCTGCATCAGCAGCAGATTCGAATGGATCATAACCAAGAGCTGAAATAACAGTTCTTTTATTGGTTTTATACATTTTTTTTACTTCATCAGAGTTATCTACAGACCCAATAGACGGTAGAAGAGTAGAGCTATTGCCACAATCACCATCTTTCCAAGTTAATGTATTATATTGTGGCATAGATATATTTTTTATATAACTAGTCCAGGTATTATTTTTGGGCCGACCAGACATAGTGTTAGCAGCTTCAAGAATAGATTCATCATAAAGCTTTTGAAAGAAAGGTTTGTCTAAATATCTGAGCGCTAACTGGACACTCTGTTCATCAGGGGCTTTCTTATTACCTTTTAAATCTTCAGAATATGCCAACTTTGCTGCACACATTTTACATATTCTTGTCACACCAGTAGTACATAGAGGATCTGTACTTTTATAAAAGTCAGAAGCATCTTTCAGCTTTCCACACATATTACATGTAAATTTAGTACGCCCTACTTCATAGAGAGCTTCATCAATAGCACGATCAATAACTTTTTGAGCAGGTGCTTTAGGTTTTGCTCTTGGTACAGGCTTTTTTTCAACTTCTTGTGCCACTAGAGCACCTCCTTTTTATCCAATTAAAAAAAGATACCGAAGTATCTTAGTAATAGCAGGTATGGGAGTTGAACCCATCTACAAGCCCTATGAAAGCTCCGAGGAACCGATCCTACGTAACCTGCGGTATTTGTAGACTCAAAAGGCTCATTATCTGTTGCAATCAGAGACAAAACCTTCTAATAAACCTAATCCATGCGTATACACATCTCATAGTAAAACTTATCTACTTGTTTTGTGGAATTTTGATTTAATTTGTCAACCTCATGGGAGAAGAAGGACTCGAACCTTCGATGTTTCTTTGTGGGGGATTTACAGTCCCTTGCCTTCGCCGCTAGGCTACTCTCCCTTGTGTTAAGATGGGCAGCTACCCTTATCGAATATATAACCATAAGTGGAGGTCATATATTCTGTTGGAACCTTAACTTTCCATATAATTTTCGGTAAAATTATTAAAAAACTTAGCCGCGTCTCGTCCTGACTAAATCCCGCCAGATTTTTTCGCTACAAGGTATCTGGAACTTACCTAACACGCCCCCAAAGACTTGAACTCTGACTAACCGGGTTGGAGCCGGTTGTACTACCAATTATACGAAAGGCGCAAATAAAGGTGACTAATGGGATTCGAACCCATATAAGGCGGAACCACAATCCGCTGCATTGCCAAGTCTGCCATAGTCACAACGCTGCACACAGGATTCGAACCTGCAAGCCCTTTCGGACCAACGGTTTTCAAGACCGCTTCCTCACCAACCCGGACATGCAGCAAAATAAAAGGCAGGAGAGTAATCCTGCCTTTCAACCGGAATCAATCCGGTTATCTTTATATTCATGATATGCTACAATCACATAACCAAGAGTTACATGGTAGGATTTTCACCTACGAATTCCCACAGGAGGTGGGCTGTAATCTACATATCTTGTAACGCAAAGCAGAGTAATCGAAACTCAATCCTGTCGGATCACACGACTTAGCAGGTCGGTTCCACACCTTGTGAATTTACTTTGCAGAATAGGAGGGGGGAGTCCCAGTTCTCCCCAAAGAAACAACTATACGGAAAATGACATTTGAGATTACCCACAACTCTCAAATATACAAACATCCGGTACGGGAATTGAACCCATGTTACTGCATTGAAAGCGCAGTGTCTTAACCGCTAGACTAACCGGACAAATCGCCAACCTGGAATTCACCAGGTCAGCAATTTAATATTTATTTCACTGCATCTTTTAATGCTTTTCCGGCTTTGAATTTAGGTGCAAGATGAGCTTCTGTCATCATAGTTTCTCCCGTCTGCGGATTACGGCACTCTCTAGCAGCTCTTTCAACAACTGAGAAAGAACCGAATCCTGTGAATGCTACTTTTCCTCCGCTTGCCAGTTCATTAGTGATAACCTGAAGAAATGCGTCAACCATTGCTCCAGTATCTTTCTTTGTGATTCCTGTTGTTTCTGCTACTTTTGTAATAACTTCTGCTTTTGTCATAATAATTATTTCTCCTTTTATTCTTTATTATTTACTACGGCATATCTAAATTTATAGCCGTGAGTTTGTTTTAGTTTTCCTTTACACACCTTGCTTATAGAAGATGGATCTAAATTTAATTCTTTAGCTGCTTGACTAATACTTTCATAATTATTGATAATTTCTCCAGAAGAGGAGATTCGATCTATAGATTTTATGGTAGAATCTTTATAATTCTTTCTTTGATGTAATCTATAAGAAATAATTTCATCAGTGGTCATATCCTTAATGTCATTGAAATACATAAAAATATATCCATGACATGTATTGTTTTTCCCTGATGCAGTTTTAGAAATGTTTGTGGAAGCTATGCCATTAGCTCTGGCACAGTCTTGAACACTTACATAATACTCCAACACTTCATAGTCAGTATCTAACTTTATAATGGGCACAGTTTCATCTATATTGTTAGAAAGCATTCCAAAATTTTTAGGAATACAATTTCTATTATAAGCTTTGTAACCTGCCAAGCCTGATCCACCAAGAGTCATATTATACCCATAATTATATGTATCTAATGTAGCTATCCAATAAATTTCTTTAATATCTAACTCGTCAGGTTGGCATTCTTCAAGTATATAAAAATCAAAGTTCTCAACACCGTATTTATCCATTGCTCTATAAAGAAATGTATCTCTTACTAAAGAACTTGTATGTCTATGCTGAGTCCATCGTGATTTAATATCAATAGATTGACCAACATACTTTTTGTGATTTATTTTATTCTCAATGCAATATATACCACAGGACACTCAACATCAGTCCTCTACAGGGACCTCTGTTTTTTCTGTGACAGCTAAATCAAAAATACAGCCTTCAAATGTATTCTTCAGTGCATTGATAAGATCAACTACCTCGCCATCTACGTAAACAGATCCCTGTTCATCAATTGTAGCCTTCTTGATTTTCATCTGGGTAGTAGTTGTTGTTTTAATTTCTACTCCATTCATCCTTTTCTTCCTTTCACTCTTTCCCACAATTTTAAAGCTTCTCTGTACTCTTTAATATTATCTTTCCTCCAACGAGCACTGTAACGTGCAGAGAATTTTAAAGTAGGTTCTATTGTTTTAATTTCTCCGTCAGGCATCTTTTTCTCATGACTTGGTACTAATTTACTAAACATACCAAATCCTGTGAACAGTCGAATTTCTACATCCTTATGTTCATTTGCTGACAGGAGTAAATCATACACAGTTTCTTCTAAAGCTTCATATATTTCAGCTATATTTTCTTCTTGATAGCCTGTTTTTTCTGAAACCTTAGCAATCAATTCTTTTTTGGAATATTTCATAATATTTCATCAATAGGGCAGTCAACGCCAACAATAGTATCAACAATTCCCAATTCTTTAGCTTCTTCTGGGAACATATAATATTCTCGATCAGCAATACCGTCTAAAAAATCTTTGGTAATAGAAGTATTGGCATATACAAGTTCGGCTAATCTTTCATCACATTTATTATAAAAATTCATGATGTCATTTGCTTTTCTGGAAGTCTGCATAATACCGGTTTGTCCGTCATGAATACAAATTGTACTATTAGGAAAGATATATGATTTATCACAGACCATTGGAATATAACTTGCCATACTTGCAGCCATTCCAATTATTAAGCAATAAACAGGTGTGATACTATGTTTAATACAATCAATGAGTCCCATTCCGAAGTTTACGACTCCACCTACTGAATTTAAAATAATCCAAATAGGCTTTCTTTTATCTTCAGGAACATCTTTATCTTCCTGATTATATTTCAAAATATATAAACAGATGGACTCTAATAGATTGTTATTGATTTCATCGTTAATGATTAATCTACGATTGTCATAGTTGCTTTTGATGATATCAGCAACTAATTCATCTACTCCACTTTTCATAATTGGAAAATCAAATAATTCTTCCATATGTTTCTCCTTGTAATCCTTATATTTTTAGAAGTGATCCTTTTCGAAAAGATCAGCGAAGAGTTTACTGGTTTCTGATCGCACATCTTCTCCAAGATAGATACATCCAAATTTTTCATTTCCTTTAAATTCATTGCACATTTTAATGAGAGGATTATTAATCGTTTTACTTAACAGAGATTGTTTGTAATCACCTGCAAGATAAATTTTACTGTTCTCTCCGAGTCGTGTACCAATAAGTTTAATTTGACTTTCTGATAAATCTTCTGCTTCATCACAGAGAATAACAGTGTCATTATAAGTAGTACCTTTCATAAAGAACGGTACATTAGTATCTAACACACCAGATACTTTCAAACTCTGTAATTCAAACTCTCCGCCATTAAGAGACTGAGAGAGTGGTTCAAAGAATCTCCCAACTTTATCTTCCATGTCGCCTGGAAGGAATCCGATCTCTTTACCTTCACCAGAAACTTCTCGTACACCTAAGATTTTACTATTTCTGCCTTTCTCCTTTACATTGTATAGTGCCATTTGCATAGAAAGATAAGTTTTTCCGCTGCCGTAACCACCGAGAATAGCAGCGATAGTAATATCTGGGTTATTCAAGATATCTAATGCACAACGTTGTAAGGAGTTTTTTGCTTTAATAAATTTAGAAGATGGCAGTTTTAGTGCCACAAACCCCTGACCGTCATAGCGCATTTCTTTAGTAGTGCCGTCATCGGTATTTTCAATAATGAGATATTCATTGATATGCCAAGTTGAATAATCTAGTTCAGCCATAGCCTGATTGATAGCATTAGTATCACCTTTAATTACTTTATATCCTTTATATATCTCGTTAGTAGGCTCTACGATTCCGTACACTGGCAGGTTAAAGACTTTCCTTGCAATATTTTTGCAGCACAAATCATCTGAAATGAATTCAATATCCTGAACTTTAGATAGAGTATAAGCACTAAAAACAATCCTGTTGTCTGGTCTAACTGGATCCAATTCGAAATTTAACAATTGTTTTTCCATTTCAAAATTGTAATTTACTATGGAATACCGATCATGATTCTGATCTAAAAGACGAGCTATATGTCTAGCTTTGTATTTGATATCCTCATCTTTTCGAGAGGATGTTTTGATATTTTCGATTTCTCTAAGAGTTTCATCAGAGATGAAGAATCTTTCTTTGAATGCTGCCTCCTGGAGATTCAGGAGAGCATTGGTATCATAAAATTTAGTAATAGTTAGGCACTCCTTTACAGTGATTTTGCTTTATCAGCATAGTAGTCCTCAATATATCTGTTGTTGCCTGAGGTCTTATAATATCCTACATGATATCCTTTTTTGTTAATGTAACCTTTGTGCGTGTTTCTAATGATACCTTTGTCCATTAGTTTTTCAATTTCTTTCTTAGAAATCGGTTTAATAATAATCAACTCTTTCTATAATTTATTTTTTATTAAATAGATGTTCGTAGATTTCCATACCCCTGTCATTCAGCATCCTGTAGTAAGGTTCCTGAGAAGACTCCCCATTTCTTCTCACAGTCACTCCGGAACAGACTGCGTTGTCACAGCGGAGGATATTTACTCCATCTACTTTTTTCAATGTTTTTCCACAGACAGGACATTTTCCTAAAAATTTCTGTCTGGCAAAATAAAGTCTATTGTTGTTTTTCATCCTTATACCTTCCCTTTCATATATACTCAATCAACGAAATCTCGCAAACGCGCCTGTAGAGCGCATTTGCGGAGACATTGGTTTAGTTTGATAGCGTTACATATGCCTTTTTTCTCTATGTTTAGCAACTCTTTGACGAGTTTTTTCTAAGTCAATAATATTTTGACATTCGGAACAAAGTACAGAACGATTATTTTTAGATACTGCAATAAATTCTTTACCGCAACAATCACACGTAATAAGTTTTGTTTCATCCTTGGCACTTTTATTCTGGCAATCGGTGCAATAAGGTGAACCGCCTTTAGAATATTTCACTTTATACGGCTTCCCGCAGCGTTTACACAGCTTTATCTTAGACTTCGGGCCCAAGTTCTGATACTGATAGCCCAACTCACGCATATCTGTAATTTTAAGCACCGGATCAGACTCATTATCAACAAATGTGATTCTTATATTGAAGCGAGTTATCTTTTTACTCACTTCAACCAACCCCAATTCCTTTAAGTCATAAATTATGTACGGACGATCATCTACTTTACAAGTTACTCTGGCAAGGTTGAAATATACGTCCATAGAATAATTGATCCAGTTATTATTGGTTTCTGATTTTAGATTGTTAAACTTGGCAATGACTAAAAGAGTGAATGCAAGTCTTTCCCTGGCAGGATTCTTGATTTCCTTGATGGTATCTAACTCTTTCTGCGTAATAGGTATATAATCAATGTTCAACAGATCTCTCTTCTTAGCTTTACCAATACATTTGTCTATAAATGAGTACCAGTTATTGATATCAAAATCAGAATCTACTTTGGAAGCAAATTCTTCTATACCATTATAAATTTCTTTCTGAGTATACTTTTCCTGATACATATATCTAGTTAGAAGAGCTATGTTTGCTCCTAAATCTTTAGGGCTACAATCACCGAGTTCTAACATTTTTTCTATATATTGTTTTTCGTTGAGTATTAAATCCATTATTCTTCGCCTTTCATTTTTACTTTTTTCATTGAGAAGTGTTCGCCGCAAAACTCTATATCACCGTCTGGATCCTTTACAGGAAACTGCGCATAACCATCTGTTCGAGAAAGAAGGTTATCAATAATAGTATCTCCGGACATCTCCCAGACGAAAGTTTTACCCTTTTTTGTGTTATATCCCAAATCAACCAGAATGTTACAAAGCTTTTCTGCGTCTGGAACATATTCTGCACACTCTGATTCAAAAGTCATTCCAATAGGAGTTAAAGAAGTATCTTCATACACAGAGCTATGGCGGCTCATTCTGTTTGCATAAGTTTTGTTATATTTATCATAGATACGTTTTATAAAAGCCTTATCCTTATTTGTGTAGGTGACATCTGACTTCAGAATAGAACTGTCAAACGGTACCTTACTTTCTTTTACATCAGCCAGTGTTTTCTCAATTTCCCAACAGAGTTCATTGACTACACAGGTTTCTGCATTGACTGGATAGAATTCTTTATAGAATTTAAGAAACTCTGCCTGTTCTTCAGTCAACTCTTGTGATGACAGCAGCTCTTCCAGCGGAATATTAAATCTGGACCTGCTCACGGCATCTGATGTTTTGATGTAGTCTTTGTATTCTTTCATAAGAGTAGGGTAGTTGTAGATGAAGAAGTACGGCTTCTTATCTGCACAAATTCTCTGATTGAATTCCTTCTTAGATATTTCTTCTGGTGTATCTGTTTCTTCTATACGGTTGTAGCTATTGTCATACCAATGTTTTGGCATAGGTTTAGCGATGATTCCTTTAGCTTTATCAATAGAGTTCTGTTGGAACAGCTGCCCACACAATATCCTGTAGTCTAAGACTTTATATTCCTCACTGTCTTTCGGGAACCTTGCCTGTAAGCATATCTGTGAAGTGATAACATTAGTAATAGGACCAATCGCATCACCGAAAGAACCTTTATTAGCTTGTATCATATCTGTCTCAGTCGGAACTACCTTGTTTCCTTTACGTTGGATGCAATAGATTGGCGGTAGGTTTTCTGTATGTTTTAATAAGATAGTATTGTTAGTAGTAAACATTAAGTCTCCCGACTTAACACCTTATGTTTCCATAAGGACTAGACTATATCTTCATCTGTAGCTCTATCACCAAGATACAGATGCTCGGCACTTCCCCTGCGAGGATTCCACTCACAAGGTACTCTACTTGCTTCTTTACTTAAGTATTTCTCTTAAGCTATGCTTTCGATAGTCGTTGAACTTTTCTCATTATTGAGACTTAGCACAGTATTGTCTTTGGAAAAATAGTATGTGTGTTTATATATGTTACCTGTTTCTATATAATATGGGATTCTTCCTGCTAGACCTGCCGGAGATGAAGAAGAGTGCAGTTGTTTCAACACATATTCTGCGCATAACTGCATGTATGGAAAAGTTGCTATTACATTTTTGTCTTTATCTAACAAACATACTGGAATAGCTCTTCCATTCTGTCCTCCGGGACGAGATTGTTTTTCTTTTGAATATGCAGGATCAGCTTTGTACTTCTGACTGAGTGTGGTGTTTCCGTAGTTGGGATTTTTCTTGCCACTATAATCTAACGTCTGCGAAGCATGTCTGCCAGCAGCGAGAGTATAGTCAATATTTTCTTTATGTGAACACCATTCTAAGTTATCTACACTGTTGTTTGTGCGATTGTAATCTTTATGATTTACTTCCGGTAAATTTAAAGGATTAGGGATAAATGCTTTTGCTACTAATCTATGAACACTGGCAACTGTTCTGTTTCCTGTTTTACCGACAGTAATACACATGTACCCATCTGAATTCATACGTTGTTTTATTTCCTGATGATATTTCGCTCTACCACGATTATGAGTACTAAATATTTTTCCATCTTCACGAACTATGTAATCAATACCTTTTACATTTAAAATTCTTTCTTCTATTGTTCTCACCTTCTTTTTTATAATCTATTTTTCCAATAAGAGTTCCACTGTTAGCCCGGTACTTCCGGACACCTTACATTTGTAAGTTCACCGAGTTTTACATATACATCGCTGTATAAGGTGACAGAGTTTTATCACAATCAGCTCCATTAAGAGCTTCCTTAGTACTATCCCATGAGTTTAACAACATGCATGTGTTTATATATCTATACCAATAAGTCATATCAGGAGTCCCTACTATCTTAAGCTTACGCACATTGTATTTGCTTGTCATAGGTGCTCTGAAGCAGCAGACCTCGCTGACTCCTCGATCAAGCCAATGTTTATGCCAGCATTCCCCAGCGTGGAGCAATCCTGTGACCGGTAAACCAAAGATACTCTGCATCAAGCTATACGGATCCCCTCCAATGATGGCAAAGTTACCCCTCACTTTGAGTACACCAATCTTGGCCTGTCTGATTTTTTTCTTTATCATATTGTAGATTCTATCTCTGATGTAAGGATCATGAATCATCTGTGGCTCAATCATGAGAGCGTTGATATATGGCTCTTCATCAATATAGGAATCTTCTGTAAGATTTGTTCCTCTCAGAAATAGGAGTGACTTCCTGTAATCTAATCCAAGGATTTCTTGAATTTCTTCTACTGTAGGACGGACCAATTCAGTTACTTCTTCCGGTGTAAGGTGGTAATTCTGCAGGAACTGGTAATTTGTGCTTCTGTACTCATCAAGTCTTGCAGGAGCAGTCTTGGCTATAGATATTTGATAATGATATTTTTCTATATTGGACCAGTAATCTTCGAAAGAAGAGTAGGAATCCCATAATTTAAGCATAGAAGTAGTAATAATCAGTTCAGACTCTCTGATATCTCTCATATCTCCCCAGGCATCTTTTATATAGAAGTTTTTCGCTATAGATTCCCCAAAAGCTAAGTAATCCATTGTGAAAACCATGCCCTTTGTCCATGGAAGTCCTCTGAGATTACAGCCAGATAAAAAATCTTCTTCTTCGTCAAGCTCTCTTGCCCAACGGTAAGAGAGTGATGGAAGCATGATTCCGTAACCGTCTGATTCCGTAAGCTCTATTTCTTGATCCTTGAGGAACTCTACTATTGGTTCATCAGACTGAGAGTCATCTACACGAATAATGTCTTCTGTGAAATGAGTAATGCAGTCAGGAACGACTATGATCCCTTTTGGCATACTTACTGGAATACTACCGGAACAGATCAGTGCCTGGTACGCTTCAAGTTTAGCTGGCACAAATTTTTGTTCTAGGTTCCTACCGCAACAGAGACGCTCATAGAGCTGGGGATATAGCCTTTCAGAGACATAAACAATAGTAGAATTCTTTATGCCCCCGTTGGTGCCTAGGAGTCTGTGATATTTAATTCCATTGATAGAAAAGCCTTTATTGGCTCTGTTATAATCAGACATTTTATCAATGATCAGACACATGTAATCTGGAACAAATTGAAGATTATAGAATCTTTTATAGAGATTTGCTATGAGAGTATCTTTCTTAGAAGAATCAGATTTTTTGAGACGCTTGATTTCTTTCTTTATATAAGAAGCTTCTTCTTCTCTGGCTTCACTGGTGTCTCCGTTGAGTTCATCAATGAATCTGAGAATCTGGCTATCAGACAGAGAAATAATGTCTTCTGTGTTTAGAGCTTCCTCTAATGGATATTCTAGCTTCCAGCGTGATCTGCGAAGACGTTCACTGTGGAGCTTGAATAAGTATCTTTTACATTTTTTCTGCTTTGCTATTGTAATCATTCCTTTCTTTGGTAGCGAGCTATGAGGGTCTTACTTTCTTTCTCTCACTCGCTTCGCTCATTCGTTCAATCAGTTCGAGTTGGATTTATTACACCTGTAAAAAACAACAATTATTATTTATATAAAAAATAATTACTATATTTTTTTGGTGTAATAAAAAACAATCAACGTCTGAACGCAAAATTTTTTCAGAAGCAGCTGCTTTAGGCGAGGCGCTTAACCGCCGAGTGTAGAAAGTAGCGCTGAAAAAACTTTCATGTGTTCAGACCTCAGGCTTCGCCTTTCGCTCTATTGCAACCTGACAGCGGTGTCAATTATTGAATTCATTTTCTTATTATTCAGTGCATCACATTTGGAACTTGCATCTTTCAACTTTTGTATTATTAAATTGTTTAGAGTATGAGGATCTGATAATGGAAGAGTATTAAACTGCTTAATCTCAGTAAATACGTAACATTTTGTATATCTTTTTACTCCTAGCGGCTCCAATTTTTTAAGAATAAAATTAGTATATTCTTTTGCTTTGGAACTATGTAAGATAGACCATTCATCTTTATATGAAGTTTGTGCCAAAGCTTGAGCTTTTACATCTTCCATGTAGTCTATTGGAATGTCTACTGGTTTGTGTCCTTCTTTGAATGTATAGGCATAGTCCATATGATATGAAATACAACCTTTCTCTTCAAATTTCCTCAAATTTATATATAATATTTGTGCAATGATACAATTTATTTTTTTATGAAAATATCTATAAGAAGAAAGAGAGAGTTCTGTTGCATTCACACAATCTAAAAAATATTTTGGTCTCGTGAATCTGTCACTCGTAAACCCTAAGAGTTCATAAAGGTCTGTTACGGAATATTTCTTATTGAGTTCCAGATGCTGTAAGTTTGCATAGATTGCTGAGTTATATTTTCCATGTGGACAATACTCTTTTTGTTTACGTTTAGGTTTAGTCTTAGGTTCTTTATATATTTCGTCAATGATCAATTTGTGGGTACCTGTAATTTTTTTCCATGAGAAATATAATTTGAATTTTTCCTGCTGTAGAACATAGCCTTTTCCGGCAGGCATCTTCTGACCAGTAAGAGCTACTGACAGTTCCTGCATGTTCTTAAATTCCTGACCGGGTAAAATTTTTGTGGTGTCGATCAAGTTTCTTACCTCCTAAATAATGGGTTTATTTGAGTATATGGATCAAATTTCTTTTGTAAGAGGCTCACTGTAAAGTTGTAAGCCTCTCACTGTAGAATCAAAATTTACTTACAGATTTCATAATACTGAGCAGACAGTTTCTCAATGTCTGGACCGAAGATTACACATGCTATTTCAGCTAGATCATTGAACATACCAATGTGCTCTATATAATCTAAACGGTTCTGTAGCTTAGGTTTATGTGTCTCATTGTAATGTTCAAGCTGTACTTTAGTATTCATATGAAACTTATTGTCGAACTCTCTGTAGAGGAATGGCCAACGTGTATGAGGACTTCCTCCGAAGCGTACAATTCTATTGAGGATCTGACGTTTATCTGCTAATGGAATGTCTGATGTAAGATTACGAATGATGTCTTCCTGATGTGAAATAGTGTGATTCTGCTGCTGAATTGTATTGTTCTGTTGCTGGATAGTATCAAGAGTAGTTTTAAAAAGAAGTCGAGTGTTCTGATCCGCGAATGGGAGATAGGTGTCTAGGAAAAGATCGGATTGTGATGGGTTAACATAGCCCCCTGTCTTACGGATGGATGGGAGTACTTCTGCTGTAACCCAGTGCTTGAACTCTTTTGCTGATGGAAGCTTGCTGCTGAGGATGAGAGCGTAGAGGCCGGATTCGTTGATAATGGTCATTTGCTGCGTTCCTCCAGGGGTGTCCCATTTCGTTACCCCCTTGTCTTCTGCATCAACATGTACTAAAACAGCTTTCCTTGCATTACTATATCCCAGAGCTTCCGCTACATCCTTACCTACGAACCATGGTTCCCCTGAGATTTCAACAGTTCTCAGCTCACCGAATTGTGGATGATTGAACACTGTTGGGGTTTCTGTTGACGTAGACGCTTCTGAAAGATGATTTACAAACCAGTTTAGATGTTCTTCGGTAGGATCTATTTCTTTGAAACCTGCGTAGTTAATGATGATAAGTTTACGGGAATTAAAAATAGTATGATCAGTATTTTCAGGTGAAACATGGTATTTTATAGCTCGCCAGGTGTCTTTGTAACCACAGATAGCTGCAACATCTTTACCGATGAACCATGTGGTGCCTTCAATGATAGAGTATCTGAGAGGGATTGAAATTGAATCATTAGTGTGGTATAGTAATGTGTGGGTATTAGTAAAAGTCTTCATATAAAATACTCCTTATGATTTATAAACTTGTTTACGGGTTAAAGCTTCAAGCTCATCATAGTCATACTCAGTTAAGTGGGAATCTGTAGTATTGATCAGGAACTCGTTGGGTTCGAAAGATGAGAGAAGTGAATCTAAGAGTAGAAGAGTGTTTTGTACACCTAGATTGTAGCCTTTTACTGCATCTGGAGGTGCAGTAGATAGAATGGCTGATTTGTGAGAATCAAGTTGTTTCTGGAGTTCTTGAGTAAGATTGACTCCAATAAAAGTAATGTCGTTCATATGTGCCTCCTGTGATTTCTATCCCTTTCGGGATAAGTGTATTATAGCATTAACCATGAAAAATGTCAACAGAATTTTACAAACTTGTTTAGAAAAATAAAAACAGGTGAATCAGGAAAACATATATAATAAGGAAGAAACTCTGATCTGGAAATCGAGTGAGAGAGATGTGATGATCGGAGAATCTGGGAACATGGATCCGAAATCTGAACTTGGTGTCAAAAAAGGTCTGCATCCCCCGAAAACACTGCATTTTTGCGGCTCTCAGGGCATAAGTACCCCCGGTTTAAAACGTGCGAAAATGCTTATTTTCAAACCTTTAGTGGGCAGATATGAACAGTTTGGGCTGATTTTGATTGTTTCTGACTGAAATAGTAGGAATGCTATGAATTGTGCAATGGTAAGATGTATCGTTTTACAAACGCCCCGTTTTTAAGGCTTTAAAGTGTTAAAGTGGATAGCCCTAGTATACTTTAATAAATCAGTGTTATACATCCGTACCGTAGCAAAATTTTACAGTATTGAAATTTTACAATTGAAAAATTTTACAGTGATAATACTATAGAATTTTACAGTGCTAAAGCAATCAGAATATTCGTACAATATAACAAATTGTATTGAATTGTGTCTGGTTTCTCTGATCGAACCATAGTGTTTTTAAGATTGCGAATACAATTTTGCTTTAAAACTCAATGTTTCTGACAATTGTTTTCTTTTGCAGTAAATTAACTAACAATTCTTGCTAGAAGTTTAATTATATATACAACTCAACAAATTGAATAGAAAAGAGGCTATAATTTATGTCAAATTATGAATATAACAAGAAATATGCTAAAGAATGGGACAAAAAGAACATGAAAAACGTTGGTGTCAGTTTACGAATTGAACAATATGAAAAACTCAAAAAATATTGTGATTCTAACAATATTGCAGTATCAGCTTTTATTAAATCGCGTATTGCAGATATAATTGATTAAATTCTATTAATTATCACTCTATTCTAAATATTTATTCTATTCTAAATATTCTAACAACTATGTATTACACTATGTATATAAGTACATACAGTACTACATCTTACACTCTGTATGTAGACTGTCTGATCCTGTTGACCTTTATTTTTCACTTTAATAGGAAGTAATTTTTCACGAAAAAACTTTTTTTCATGCCAAAAAGCCTGTATTTCTGCGGGTTTGCAGCATTCTCAAAACGTGTAAATAAAAATATTTTAAAAAAGCTATTGACAAACTACCTTAAGGGTAGTATGATAAGCGTGTCAGCAAGGATAGGCGGTTGACAAGTTCAAGCGGTGGTTAGGTATCCACTCAAAAATACCTAAAGGAAGAAATAAAACTTTTTTGAAAAAAGTACTTGACAATCTACCTTTAAGGTAGTAAGATAAGTACATCGACAGGAGAAAGGAGTGGTAATTATGATTCGTCCACTATGCAGGACGTAAACACTGCATAGGCACTTGTTAGCAGATAATAAGCGGTATTTCTAAACCGATATCAATTGAACCATTTCCCGAAGTCTGGGATATCTTGTTAGTGGACTCGAACGGCTTCCGCTTTTATAGGGGGGAAAGAAGGTTTCGACAGCAAGAGATGACAGGGTAGGGGATAAAAAATCATCTTGTGAAGATGCAGGATGGAGTCAGCAGGTGGGCTATGACTAACATTTCAGTACGGTACGCAACTATAAACAACTTTGTAAATCATTTTTATTGTGATTCCCGATAATATGCCTCTGTTTTAACAGACACGTTGGTTTCCGACGTGTTACGGTATGATTTACAATTTGCTCATTCAGACATAACCTGCGCAGGGTATACAGTGCAAAGCGCACACCTTGCAAAAATGGTTGACGTCTTTATTGATTCTATCCGTATCTAAGGCGGAAGGTCTAGCACTATAGATATAGCTATCAGTAGGTGCAAGTCCTGCAAGTGCTATAAACACTTTTGTAAAGTGCGCAAAAATATTTTAAATTCAGGAGGAAGATACTATGTTAAAATCAGCTTTAATTATCAATGCTTTAGAAATGCCAGCAAACTGCCATGAGGACGTAAAAGCGCAGGTGAAAGACCTCGTAACATTCAAAACTATGACCGCAGAAAAACAGCGGATTCTTGCTACTAAGTTAGGCACTAAGAAACTGTCAGACCTTATTTCAGAGGGTGAAAAACTCTATCCAGGCAAGGACTGGGCTGAGTACTCAGATATTGAAATGTCAACAGCTTTCGCAGGCTGGACTGAAAAAGCCACTGACCTGCGTGAAGACTTTATCACTGCTAATAGCAATCTTGAGGCTTGCCAGTGTGACGAAACCACATTCAAGGACTTACCAAACACCGATAAAATCTTTGTTACTCTGATTTGTCATTCAGTAATGCCAAAAATGGGCTTAGACTCTGACTTAGTTCCTGAGTCCCTTGGTAAAACCATTGCTACTTGGTATCAGTCAGGCAAGGGTATGTCTGGACTCAATAAAGCCCTCAGAGACTCATTCCGTACTTTCATTGGTCAGTCTGGTGACTGGTTTGATGGTCTCAAGCTTAAAGCCTCTGATATGGCTGGGTCTGATATTCGCCACTTCATAGCTTCCTTTGAGCGTGGTGCATCCCGTAAAGTGTCACAGAAAAAAGACGGCACTGTAGAAATCGGTGAGTTCGACTATAAAGAGGACTTCAGTCAGCGTGTAGTTGCTAATAAAGTTACTGATTTACTGACAGTCTACCTGCTGTCAAGAGCTGATAAAGTCGAAGTTGTAGCATAAACAAGTTTATAAATCATGAGCTTATACTCTGCCTATGACTTCGGTCATAGGTAGGAATAAGAACATGATAGGGTCATGCTCTAGCCTTAAAAAGAGCAATAGGAGGAAAAACTATGAACCGTAAAGAATTAAAAGCTCGCATTGCGTCTTGTGAGCAACTCATCAACGAGGCAATTTTCTGTCAAGACGCAGAAACCGTTTACCACTACACGAAAGTAGTGGAAGGTCTGAAAAAAGACCTCGCAGCTAGTAAACCAGTATACCCAGAACATCTCTATGTTCGTTTGGGTGACCTTGTGAATCTGGAGGTGCAACATGTATAACATTAGAACCATGAAAAATCCAGAAAAGCACTACGGGCTTACTTTCCCTAAAGGTGCTTTGTTTATTAGAGGTCAAGGCAAACGCTTTGTCCTCTGCCGACAGATTAAACAGTACCCGTTTGTGGTATATATGTCTGTTATGGACAACACTGGTTTTATTCAGTGGAAAAAAGCTAAAATTTCCCCTAGCACACATGTACTAGCAAAGGAAATCGTAGATTATGTCCAGAAAAACGGGCTATATCTGCGCAAGGAAATGACTCCACAGCAGCTTGTAGGTCTTACTTCCTGTCTCCCAAAGGAACGCAAAGTAGGCTGGGAGTTCCGTCAGCATAGTCATATTTCAGGGGCTATCAATGACATGGAAGTTACTTTCCATGAATGTTACTGGAGTACAGGCAAGAATAAACCGCAAATGGCTTACAAGCCAAAAGGAACTAAAATCAGTCCATACGAAAAGAGGAGGTGAAAAGTATGCTGAAAAACTTTAAAAGAGGTCTGATAGGGTATCAGGACCTGTGCAAGGCAATTGCACAGTTAAAATCAAACCCAGATTATGTCTGGACAGAAGAAGACTTGGAAGCTCTTGAATATGTAGGTGAGGATTATCTCCAGCGGAGGTGATTCTATGATTTACAATTCTTGGACTACCCAACGCAAAGCAAGGGCAGTCAAGCAAATGAGCGATTATTTGCTCAAGAACTGTTACCCCAGCTATACAACATGGCGAAAATACTGTCCATATTGGAAGCAAGGGAAGACGGAAACGGAATACTTTGAGGACATCCTAGAGTTTGTTTCTCAACAAGGCAATTTTGAAAATGCACTTTTTGTATTCTACTGCTTAGTTGTCTAAGCAGATGCTCTATTTCTACGAGGAGTAGACAAGGCAAGGTCAAACCTTGATAGAGCATTATTCAATGAGTTATGCCACTTTAAAAGGCAGGAGGAAAATACTATGAAAACAACAATGGAAATGTACCCAGGAAATCGTGTAGAAAAGTTGTCAAAGAAGCAGCGAAGAATTAAAAAATCTATTGCTACTTATGCAAGAAAGCTTCATGCAAGTGAAGTGAAAATTGTATTCTACTGGAATGAATACTTGGGTTATTATGCCTATGCTTGGGCAAAGTGCTCAGATGGAACAATGCAAATTAGCTGTGCAAGTTTGCACAATTACAAAGTTCAATAAACAGGAGGAAAATATGATTAATTTAGAAAAGAAAACAAGGGAAATTGAAAGTATTAATTTTGTTGCATTCAGCAACAACGTAGTAGTAGTGAACACAACTCCACATCCTGTAACAATACAGGACATGGATGGTACACTAATCACTGTACCTACTTCTGTGCTGATCAATGCCAAGGCAGAAGAGCGAAAAGTTTCTGATCTGTTTGTCCGGACAGAGTTCGTAGGAACAGAAGAAGGTAAAGAAACAATAGAGAGAATCAAGTCTGTCTATAACAGGCAGTTCTCCAATGGAACCCTTGTGATTGTCGGTAGTATTATAGCTGCACAGGCATACCCTGGAGAAGTAGCAGCTATGACACCTGTAGAAGGATTTGAGCGTGTAGCACCAGACCAGAAGAGAATGCGTTGTGACAAGTTCACAACTTTCGCATAAGGAGGGTAATCATGCAGAATTATAAAACCAGAATCGCACAAGCAAAATCAAGTTTCGAACTTTCCTGTATCTGGGAAGAAGTTCGCAATGCTTACTGGATTAAAAAGACTATCAGTAAGAGAATGTACGAAAAACGTTCGGCTGAAATTGCAGCTAGGAGGAAATCATTATGAACAAGGCAGACAAAGTAAAACAAAAATTAATTAAAGAAGTAGTAATCCCTTCATTGATAGGAGTGTTAATAGCACTCCTTTTTTTATTGGCTGTAGTGAAGCCTACAGGAGCAAGCGAAGACAGTACCCGTCCAATGACAGGCACTGTCTATTTTGTTTCAGGGAGAAGTGTCTCAATAGTTTCTCCTGATAAGCGCACTTGGAGCTACAAAGGAAAAGGTTTCTCTGTTGGAGACACAGTATCTTGTGTTGTGTCTAATAATGGCACATCCAAAACAGTAGATGATTATATCAAATCGGCTGTTGTGAGCGAAGGACAACCAATAGAAATAGAAGCAGCTGAAGAAGGGGCTTTAGCCCACTTCGCAAGCGAAACGTATTATTTAGAAAGAAGGTATTAATTATGACATTAAGTATATTCTATAAGCAATTTTCAGGAAACGATTCATTTGAAACTCCGGAAGATAGACAGTCAATCTATCTTGATAAGCTGGAATCCGAACATCCAGGAATCTTTTGCACAATGGAGTCTGCTATTTTTGGATCCTTTAATGATGAAGGATTTTATGCAACTTCGGTACCACAGTCTCATACTGGTTATGTTGTAACCAATAAAACTTCTTGTGGAGCAATAGCTCTGTTTTACTCTGGAGCAATGGAACGTTTCGCTCAACTTATTGGAAGCTTCTTTGTTATCCCATCTTCAACAGAAGAAGTGATTCTCATGCCTGGGACTGATTCTACAGGCATCAATGGAATGATCAGAGAGGTTAATGCCCAGTGCGTAGAAGATGATTTAGTTTTAGATAGTCATGCCTACTTCTTTGACAAGGTAACCAGCACGCTGAAACCTGTAGTATCTCTGAGTGATTCTATAGCAAGAAGGAGGTCAGCATGATCAAATACACAACTGTCAGAATACAGCGGAAAGAGGCTCTTTTGGGATACATAGTACCTAAAGGAGCCTTATTTATTAGAGGCAACGGACTTCAGTTCGTATGTACTGAACGTCCAAAGGATCCTATGAACATTTCAGTAATGATGTTTCAAAACGGATCATGGCACAAGATATCTGTTTCTGTTATGTATTCCTATCTTGCAAGAGAGATAGTGAATTTTATCTAAAGGAGGAGTTTTGCTATGAATAATGTCTACACTATTCAAGAAATTATGACTTTGAAATTCTGTGAGTTGTCCAATATAGTGTATGAAGCTATCTTAGCAGAACTCACAAGGCAATACAAAGATATGATTGATAAACTGTTGCCTATCTTTGATAAGGCACCTGTATATCAGTTAGACCAGTATGTAGATATCTATAAATTTATAGTAGTTATATAAGATATATAAGAAAGGAAATAAAAATCATGAAGAAATTATTAGCAGTAGTATTAACAACTATGATGATAGCAACCCCAGTATCAGCAGCTCCAACAACAGATGGAGAATGCAAAGACCTGTACCCTCTGACAGGAATAGTAACAGAGGTTGAGCACATGGAAGATACTGATCTGATTACTATGACAACTGCCAATGGAAATCAGTTCTCTTGGTACGCTGACAGCATAGATGATTGGTTCATCAATGATCTCGTATCTTGCATCATGAACTCCAACGGAACTGATGAGGTCTATGACGATGAAATTGTAGACGCTCACTATGTTGGTACTTTAGACCAACTGTCACAATATACTGCATAAGCAGTATATTTAAGCATCTTGAATTACTCAAAAAGGGTAGCATGAAATCTAGGGTTACCCGTTTTCCTCCAAGATGTTTAACTATGCTACTTAGAAAGGAAACAATATGTTAAAGAAAGTAACCAGAAGAGAAGCACAAAAAGCACTTGTTGCAGGAAATCCTGTATATTTGCTTCCTAATAGAATGCAAGTGGATTCACCTTGGGCACATCCGTTCAAAGTGAAAACTCCTATGTCAGAAGAGAAATTTAATCGTCTGATAATGAAGTACGAACATGCTTGTTGTACTGTAGATACAGGAACCGGAAGTTTCTGTTATATAGATGCTTGACAAGAGAACAGATGTTTGCTATTATAAACACGTAAATAAAATCGGGAAGGAGAATAAGATGAGACATATTTATGTAAAGACACCTAATGGTTTAGGTAAATTAAATTTTTATGACGGATCATTATGGCTCTCTCACTACATAGTAGACCATTATAAACATGATCCAAAGTTTTACTCTGGATACTATGAAGGAAGATATATAACTAACGCATCATGCTATAGCAAAAGAGATATCAAATACCTCAGGAAGAGACCGCTGATTGATCTAATTACTAAAAGGAAGGAATACGCCAATGCAAAACATATATGTATACGACCCTTACGGAAAAGTAGGGAAACTGATATGGTATAAAGGTAGAGCGTTTTATTCTTATGTAGTCACTTATAATCATTCCTATGAGTTTTTATACAATGGTTTAATTGATGGTAGAGCTGTTATAAACTGTACGGTTTATAGTAAAGATGAAATCAAGCTCTTGCATAAGAAACCATTGAGACATTTCATAGAAAAGAGGCAAGGCAAATGATAGGAGAATACATTAAAGACCCATTTTATGGGTTAGGCAAAGTTATAAAATTCAGACCTGACAGTAGTGAACTTGTGTACTTTTTTAAAGCAAATGATAACCTACATGATGGTGCAATAGAGCCAGGTTCCTGTCCAGACAACCATGGTTGGTGGTTTGGTTCTGACGACATTAAAAGAATGAAGTACCTTCCTCCGCTAGCATCATTAATAGAGAGGAGGCAACAATGAAAATAGGTGATATAGTATGGCGAAGCAATTCTGGTATGGGAAGGATAATAGATATTAGATCTTCCTCAGCGCCATATCTAGTTTATTTTTATAAAGAAAATAACCGTTTGTATAATGGCAACGATAGAGGCCCAGATTGTCGCTATTGGTGGTGCTTCAGAAGTTCACTTACTCTTGTCCGTTCTCTGTCTTTGTGCAAGCTAATAGAAAGGAGAAGAAATGCAACATCCTAAAGAATTAAATATAGGTGACATAGTTTATCATAAATATTACGGTATAGGACAGATAGAAGATATTGACAAAAGTTTTGGAGAACCATTCCAATATTTAGTCTATTACTATAAAGAAAACATTTCATTACACAATGGAAATGGTGGCTCAAATTACCACTATTGGTGGTCCTGGATAGAAGATCTGATGTTTATTTCGCCACTTCGTTTTTTAATAGAAAGGAGGCAGCATGGTTGATTTAAGGAAGAAGCTCCGGTCTGGAATGATAGCTGTCACACCAGCAGGAAGCTATCTTGTTCTTACCGATTGCGAGACGGCGAATTATGGCAGTCAAGATTTTTGTATTATTGGACCTGATGGTTTTATGATAGGCAGTAATTACGATGAAAATTTGAGCACTATTCGTGGCATTTGCTCTATAAAAGCTCTATATAAGTCAACTGTAAATGGACTTACTTATGAAATGAAATACAAAGATAAAGATTTAATTTGGACAAAGGATCCAAAAAATCTTAAAGAATTAATCATATCAAGGAGGTTTTCAAAATGAAGACAGCAAAGGAAAGACTCTACAGAGTTGATTATGCCGAGGAAAAACTCGGTGACACAGTAACTAAGGAGATGATGAATACCAGTGAGTATGAAAAAGGCTACGGAATCATTCAAGCCCTTGAATCATGCGAAACAGACGGAGAATTTGACATATTAGATGAAATTCTGACTGCTTTATGTGGTTATGGTATTGAGTATCTCACCAACTTAGTAGAATGTAACTATTAAACTATGAAATAAAATTAGAGCTGTGAAAACAGCTCTTTTTTATTATATAAAAAAAGAAAAGAGGAAAACAAAATGGAAAACATCGTTTACAACACAGTTATGAGCAACTTATTAATCTCTGGTACAAAGGCATGCGCAGTAATTCCAAGGGAACTGATGTCTGTCGATCCTGCTTATCAGCGGCTGGAAACACGAAATCATAGAAAAATTAAAGCAATGCATGACAATTTTGATCATATGATTATGGATGCTTTGTTAGTAGTGCCACATCCAGAAGAAAGCACATTTTCCATAGTGGATGGCTATGGTCGTTTTATTGCATCAGAAGGTATTTTAGATAAGCTCGAATGTGTTGTTATTACTTCAGCCCCATCTGATCCAGATGAGAGAAGACATTTCGAAGCAAGTATCTTTACAAGACAGAGCTTGTATACTGAAAAAGTTACTCCGCTGCAGATGCATAAGGCAAATCTTATCTTAGGTGAACCGAATGCTGTAGCGTTGCAGGAAGTGGTTGATGAATATAATTTAAGCATTGCAGAAGACAAAGGGGTAAGAAAACCAGGAACTATTGGTAGTTACACATCCGCTTACAGGATAATTAAAGCAAAAGGTAAGATAGCTTATGAAAGTATTATATCTACTTGTTGTAAAGCTGGTTATAACTTATCAGGAGATGGATTATGTGACAAGATAATTAGGAACTTATATAAAATTTATTGCTTCTACGGAGATATTGGATTAGTAAAAGTATTGCCTATTATGAGAGGAACTGAGCCAAGTACACTTAAAGCAAAAGGAATAGCTGCTTATCCAGAAAGAGTTGAATTAAGTCTTGCTCTCTACCTGCAGGACTATTTAGTATCTCTTGGTGAGCCTAAACAGTTTAACGAGAAAGGAAAGAAAATTTCTTAAACAAGTTTGTAAAAAGTATTGACAAGTTTTACAAACTGGTTTATAATGCAGTTACAGTTAAGAAAGGAGAAAACAAATGGCAACACTTATTAGTTTTTATAAAGATAATAAAATTACCTCATCAGAGGTAGAATCCAAGGACATTGATATTGTTCTTGGATTCCTCTTCAAGGACTATGTCTTAGGAGAAGATATCACAGAAAACTTTGACTCAAAGTTTCTCTACATTGAGGACAGCAAGTTTAAAATGAAACCTCTAAACAAGAAAATAAAAACATTTTCGCAAGAAAAAGAGGATTCTGTAGAGGTTCTGATTCAGTTTGAGGAGCTCGCCAAAGGATACGAAGCAGCTTATATCTTTGACCAGTATGAGGTATTCAAGTTTGAAAACGGTGACTATGAAGATCTGGATGAGAGAGATTATAAACTCTCCATCTGTAAGCACTGCGGAAAGATTATTTCCGGATCTTTAGTCAATGATTATTGTCCAGAATGCTTCGTAACCTATGGAGTACAGGAAGTGTTTGAACAGATTCAGTCAGATGACAAAGAGTTGTATACAGAATATGAGACAGTTTCAAAAGTCATGAATACTGTTGAAGCATTCTACGAAAAAATCAAAGACAAGGGAACTTTAGCTGTACAGAAAGCAAGAAAAATTTCTGAGCAATACTTAGGGAAAGAACAGATTCCTGAGGAGCTCTATGAAACAATTTTAGGAGGATTTGTAGCATGAATAAAGAAACAATGAAACAGGGTATGATTAAGGTTCTTAATATGTATGATATCCCTTGGGGTGATTCAGCCATTGACAAAATTATCAACACATGGGCAGACAACAAGGCACCTTTGATTGAGTTATTAAGGCATCATCCGAATTGGAATGATGAAAAATGCTATGTGGCATTTGATCAGAACATCAAGGGACAGCCAGACGAGGAGAAAATTTATAATTTCATTAATTGGATGATTAACAAGAGAAGATACACAGATGCTTTGGATGCATTGAGATATTATAGAGAACAGCTTCTGGATGAACGAACAGCTTCTTTAATTAAAGAATGCTATCCTGATATTAAAGGTATTTCAGCAGGTCAGAAAACCTCAAGAGCAGTGAAGAAAATCTGTACACTTATAGGTATTACTTCTGATACCTATTCAGATTTTGAAAAGAGGTATGCCAAATATTCAGATGCAATCAATCCATTGGATGTTGTCCGGCACACTATCCTGTCAGTTAATCCAGTTGATTATCTGTTGTCCTCCAATGGAAATAGCTGGTCATCCTGTCATACACTTGATAAAAACAATCCTAATGGTTACTCAGGATGCCATTGTTCTGGAACAATGAGTTATCTTCTTGATGGAACTACAATGGTTTACTATCAGGTAGATAAAGAGTACGACGGCAATGACTTAGAGTTCGAGCCGAAAATCATCCGTCAGTTATTCCATTATAAAGATGGAATCCTTGTACAGGGAAGACTCTACCCTCAATGTAACGATGGCAAAAACTCACTGTATACTCCAATTAGAGCACAGCTTCAGAAAATCATCGCTGATTGTTTAGTGGCTCCTAACCTTTGGAGAAAGAAAGGCGGCACCTCTGCTTGTTGCTCAGTTATTAATTCTGAAGGTACCCACTACAGAGATTATGAGTGCCAGAGTGAGTGCTCAGTAAGTAAAATTATCAAAATGATTCCCAAGGGAAGAGTAGATAATAGGCATATGACAGTTGGACATGATATCTACTGTGTAAAATGTGGAGATTGGCATGATATGGAAAGCACTCTTCTTTGTGAGGATTGTCATGATAACTATGGTGACAGTGGATCTCATAGATGTTGTGATTGCGGTGATCGTTATGACGAAGATGAGATGTATCGTATCAACGGAGAATGGTATTGTAGTGGTTGTTCCACTTATTGTGATCACTGCGGTGAAAGAGTACCCAATTCGAGTATTCATTATTACGGGGAGTTAGATGAGGACATCTGTGATGAATGTATCTCTGAAGATTTTTCCACTTGTGACTGTTGTGGAAAGTTAACTAACAATGATGATTTGACTTATATTGAATCTACAGATGAAAATGTTTGTGGCAGATGCTTAGAGAACAAATATGCATATGTAGATACTGAAGATGAGTATTATCCCATTGAAAAAGTAAATACTTGCGTATGTGGACAAACTTACTTAATTGAAGAAGGTGACAAAGGACTTTGTCCAGACTGTATAGAAGAGGAGACCGGAGATGAGTAAAAATAAATATAAAATTACAGAATTAGAAGAGATTTTGAGAATGAAACAAATGACTTTAAAGAGTCACCTGGAAGCCAAGTTGGAAGCAGCAGGTTATGAGCCTAAATCAGAAGATGGATTCCTCTATGCTAAGGGAACTTTCCCAGTACTCTTAGTTGCTCATATGGATACAGTACATGAAGAATGTGTCCAGAAAATCAAATACACTGGAGCAATCATGTCTTCTCCTCAAGGGATTGGGGGAGATGACCGGTGTGGCATCTACGCTATTCTGCAAATTATTAAAGAGTATCATTGTTCTGTATTGTTTACAGAGGATGAAGAGAAAGGATGTATCGGTGCTGAGAAGTTTGCTGTAAGTGACTATATAGTAAACAATGATATAAATTATATCATTGAAATTGATAGAAGAGGGACCAATGACTGTGTATTTTACTCTTGTGACAATCCAGATTTTGAAGAGTTCATAGAGTCTACTGGATATTTCAAAACAGCATGGGGTTCTGTGAGTGATATATCAACAATTGCTCCGGCACTCGGTGTAGCAGCAGTCAATTTATCTTCTGGTTATTTCGACGAACACACTACAAGAGAAACAATCAATGTAGAGGCATTACTTTCTACAATTGAAGAAGCGAAAAAGATTCTTGCTTTACCATGCGAGGAACCATTTGAGTACATTGAAGCTGCCTATGGTGGTTATGGAAACTGGTGGAGAGATTATGATGAAGAAGCATCACCTATTAGCACTGATTACACAACAGCTTATACAGATGATTGTACTTATATATTCTCGAAAGAGGAGAAGGCAAAGAAATTCTTCCATATTTATCTTCAGACTTACAGCGGAAATGAAATCTGTTGTGAAATCCTCGCAATAAATGAAATGGAAGCAATTGGTATGGCTTTAAGTCATTATCAGTATTATTCTGCTTGTGACATTATTGATATAAAATCACAGTAAAGGAGGAATGTTTATGCCAAAGTATATGATTGACCTCTAGCCCACTAAGAGGTTTTCATATAAATTACAACTGAATATAGAAAAATTACAACTGAATATGGGTAAAGATTAAAACAAACAACAAAAAACAAATTTCAAACAAGAATAGGAGATTATGATTATGATGAACACAACTATTATTACAAAAATTATGGCAGCACTTGGACAGGACGAGCTTAAAGAACTCATCGGAGCACTTCAGGGAATGGTTGATGCACCAGAGACAGTACAGAAACATTGGGAGCCAACAGAAGGTGAGCAGTACTTCTATCTGTGGGGTACAGGAAAGAAAGACGGTGGAGTATTCACAGCAGAGAACCAGAAAGATGTGATGCGTTTAGCAGTAGGCAACTGCTTCAAGACTGAGGAAGAGAGAGATGCAGCCGCTGAGTATCTGATGATTGTAGCAGAGCTGAAACGCTTCGCTATTGATCACAACGATGAGATCGACTGGGACGATCACTCTCAGAGAAAATACAAACTCTGCTGGAACAGAGAGACAGAGAAAGTTGATTCCACATGGAGCAGAAGAAAAATTACAGATGGTATTTACTTCAGCTCTCATGAGGTAGCAATGGCTGCTGTCGAAGCTGTAGGAGAGGATAGAATCAAAAAGTTCTATCTTCCAGATGCTGAGTAAACAATAAAATAAACAGTTCTCTTGGGGTTCGACTCCCCAAGAGAATTATCAAGGAGCTATTATGGAATTAGATAAGTTATTAAAAAAGAGAAGCATAATAAGCTGCACAATCAAGGACGGGATTTGTATTGTACAGTATGCTTCAAAGGAAATGAAACTATTAGATATATCAGGTATGGGTATTGTAGAAGTACTTGATTTTATATTGGAGGAATAAGATGAAAGTTGGAGATAAAGTAATAGTTGATCCTAGATTGCATGGATGCATATGGTGTATTCCTGTGGAAGAAGTTAAAGGAAAAATTATGACTATAATATCCATAAATAACCCTAGAGGTTTTGAGGCTTATTGTTGTGTTAAAGAATCAGGATATATTTTTAAGTTGGATATGTTTATTCCTGCAGAAGGTACTTTATTTTTAGCTATCCATGAAAGAAGGCATTATGAAGAGAGGAGATAAAGTAATTTTTAGATCTAATACTCCTCGTATTCTATGGGGCGTAGATATAAATTATTTATTAGGAAATATATGTACCATAAAATCAATTATAGAACTAACTTCTAAAACTTTTGAAAGAAAAGCTTATGAGTTAGAAGAAGCTAGTGATTATTGGTTTCCAGCAGAGGAATTCATTCCTTACAAAGGACTAACTGTACTAATTGATAAGAGGAGGAAACATGAAATATAAAGTTGGGGATAGAGTTATAGTTCGGAAAGATTTAGTTGGCGGATTGGAATATCCTTATTCGAATCCGTTATGCGGAAAGTTATATTTTGCTTCAGCAATGGAAAAATTTCGTGGAGAGGAGTACGAGATAGTAGCATCTTTAGATGATTATGGGTGTGAAACTTATAGTTTATCTCTAGGAGAAGAGGAATCTAAGTGGGTGTTCAACGATGCAATGTTGATACTTGTTGATGGGTTAAGGAGCTTGATATGCAAGAGAAATATAAAATAGGAGACATAGTAAGAGTTAGAAGTAATTTGAAAGGTAATACAAGATATTATTATGATGGTAGTGATAATGAATATTTGTTTTTTAACATTGCCATGCAAAAATTCTGTGGCCATGCATATAAAATCATAGATAAAGTTTCATCATTTTATCCTGGCTATGTTAACTATAGACTAGCACTAGGAGATGAAACATGCGAGTGGGTTTTCAGTGACATAATGTTAGAACCTGTTCAGTGTTTAGGGGGACTTATATGCAAGAGAAAAAAGAATTAAAAGTTGGAGATTGGGTTCGTGTAAAACGTAACCTAGCAGTTCATGAGATAGGGGTGAAGTATCTCGGAAAAGTTTATAGAATCAATAGAATAAGTTATACAGGTTACTATCTATCTGGTACTCCAGAAGGATACTGGTACAGATCATCACTTATTCCAGTAGGAAATTTAAGTAGACTTGTAGAAATTAGAAAGGAAAATCATGAGATATAAAGTCGGAGACAGAGTAGTGATTAGAAAAAATTTAGTTAGCGGGTGGTATTACCATTATGAAAATTCAATGGGAAGATTATTTTTTAACAGCCACATGTATAAACTTTGTGGAAAAATTTGTGTAGTAACTAAAATTACAGATCTTGTATTAGATGAATATTTCTTATCAATAGATGATGAAGAAGTATCATGGTATTTTAACAATGCAATGTTACTTCCGGCAAATAGTTTGAGATATTTAGTAATGACAAGGGAGGTGACCTCATGAAAATATATGAACTTCATCAAGACGTATCAGGCAGATGGTTCGGCTATTGTGAAGAGACAAAAGAATATACACCAGGCTTCATCAAATGTAAAAATTTGAAGAGAATGCTTATCTGGAAAGGTTGGGGGTGGAAATGATTGAACTTAGAGACTGCATTGTGGGAGTTAAGGATGAAAAAGAATATGAAAAAGTAATTCAGATTGCGAAAGAACAAGGATGTGAATGGAATTCTGGAGACTCTTTAGATTATATCTACTGTACATTTCCAACAAGATTGTTTTTTGATAAAAGAGGAAGGGTCACATTTGGGGGGTATCATGAAAAATATTGTGACTATCATTGTAAAAATTTGATGAGTAGATTACGAGAATTGATAATTATAAGACAGAAGGGAAAGTTATGATTGATTTAAGAGATAGCACAGTATTAGTTAACAATGTAGAAGAATATATAGCTGTGACTAAAATTGCTAAGAAACAAGGCTTTAGATGGGCGAGTTGGGCCCCTTTAAGTATAGTCCTTTGTGAGTTTCCAACGAGACTAGAATTTAATAGGAAATATGAAACATATTGGGGTTCTAGTCGTGGAAGATGTGCACGAGATTATCCTAGATACTTGGATATAATTAAAGGAGTGCGAAGACTCATAATGGTCAGAAAGGAAACGTAAATGATAGATTTGAAATGTTGTACTGTTTTGGTGAATAATAAAGCAGAATATATAGCGTTAATCAAAGAAGCGCAAAAGCAAGGTTACACATGAGCGGATGGAACTGCTTTAACCAATATATTTTGTGATTTCCCAACAAGATTACGCTTTAATGGAGAGTGTAAAGTATATTATAATTCTTCCGCTTATTATTATAATCGTGATTACAAGTGCAAGGAAATAGTTGGTGCATTAAGAAATATGATATTGAAAAGAAAAGAGGGACAACTATGTTAAAAGAGAAATTATCTATTGAGCGGAAAAAGGCTGTAATGATTACAGCCGATTTTACAGCACCTACAACAGAAAGTTATGCTATGGCATGGCTAAGACTATGCAACAACGCAAGAGAGTACAAAGATGTTATCTGGAGAATAGAGAATGATTCAGGAAATAGGGTATATGTCTGGTGCAATCCAAAGTATAAAGAAACAGTAATAGAATTCCTCACAGGAATAGTTTACTATCATCAGGAAGATAAAGGGCCTACATCAGTAGGAAAAGTTGTTGAGGCAAAAGATGTTACAGTTGGTTTCCCGGTGTATGAGTATGAGAGCACATGTTCTTCACATGAGGAACAATGGGGCATAGATATTGATAATTCAATTATGTTTTGGGGAAGAGTTAAAGAAATTATATAAGGAGAAAGCAATTATGAACTTAGTAGCAAAAGAAGTAGAATTTAACGGAGATATTCTTAAAGCAGCACAGGATCCTGATGGAAATATTTGGGTTGGTGCTCGCTGGGTATGTGAAGCTATCGGTTTAGATGATAACCGGATCAAATATGAAAGAAGAAAAATGCAAACGGATTCAGTAATTTCAAAGGGGGTACAAAATTTTACCCTCCTTACCAATGGCGGGAATCAGAATGTTATGTGCTTACAATTAGATTATTTACCATTATGGTTGGCTAAAATCTCAATTACTCCAACTATGAAAAAGGAAATGCCGGGAATAGCAGAAAAACTTGTAGCATATCAGCTCAAAGCAAAAGATGTACTGGCAGCAGCTTTCCTTGAGAAAAAAGTTAATAATCCAAATGTTATTCAGTTACAGCTTCCGGATTTTAATGACAAAATTGAAGTACTGGAAAGAAAAGTAGATAAAATCTTTGAAGATATGGGGCGTTTAGCTTCTATGATGGTTCAGGAGAGAACTGTTACGACACCTATCCCAGTGAAGAAAGTAGAGGATCCAGGTAAAAAATGGAAAAATGATATGTACCAGATGATTGATGCTCTTACCACTTGTGACAAGTTCTCTGATCGTGGCTCTGTAATGAAAACTGTATATAAGTATATGAATAAAAACTATGGAATCTGTTGGGATCAAGAACTGAAGGATTACAAAGAAAAGTGTAATCCAGTAAGTAAATTTAGTACTTATGATGTTGTCTATGCCAATGATACTTTGAGATCTATCTTCAGTGCTGCATTAGGAGATCTCTATGAAAAATATAAATCAATCTGTAATCAGGATGCAACAGATTCTATTATTGCTCCTCTCGTAGAAAAATATGGAGATAAGAGCAACGGAGGAATGGTTACATATAGAAAAGTATACAAAAAGATGGGAGAAATGAGTCCGATCAATTGGCATAATTTAGAAGTTCGTTATATTAACAAACATGGCAAAGTAGGAGCAAGAAGAAAGAAAATCATTTCTTCTAATCCGGAAATGCTGAGAAAATTTAAGAATGCAGTTGATGTCATGATGGTTGGGTAAAGACTATGCTAAAAATAGGGAAAACATATTATTTAAAAACTTGGGAGGAGCTTAAAAAAGCTTCCAATGGTGATTATTCAGGAGCTTTAGATTTCGGAGAAATACTATTTTTATCTAGGATGAAGATTTTATGTGGGGACAAGATATGTATAATTGGAAAGTATCATTATCATGAAGGAGTTTATCAAGGGATAGATATGAAAATTTCACAACAATTTTTGTTTACTGAAAATATGTTGTTCACATCTGGTTTGCGAAAAATGATTGAGGTGAGAAATGAAAGTAGGACAAAAGTATAAAGTTCGTTCTTGGGATGATATGGAAAGAGAGTTTGGAACCGCTCAAACTGGGGATGAAATATATATACCATGTTTGGCATTTTTTGTTAAAGACATGTGTAGATTTTGTGGAACTACTATAACTGTTTCATATTTTATATACGACAATGTTTTTAGAATCGAAGAAGATAACGGTAGATATATGTGGTCTACAGACATGATCACACCATTAGGAGATTTATATGAAGCGATACAAAGTAGGAGACATAGTTCAGATTCGTCAATGGGATGATATGGTTAAAGAATTTGGTGTTAATTATTATGGTGTTATTCGATGTAACAATTATTGCAGTTTTGTGGGAGAAATGAAGAAATATTGTGGGAAAAAATTACGAATAGATACTATAAAAAATCTTGGTAATACCTATTATTATACAATGATTGCAATTCCGTGGACTTTTACAAGTGAGATGTTTGAAAAAGGAGACTTATCAATGTTAATCACAAGGAGACAGGAATGTATAAAGTAGGACAGAAAGTAAGAGTTAAATCTTGGGAACAAATGGAAAAAGAATATGGACTTAATTCTTGCGGTAGCATAAAGACACCATCATCATTTACTAGAGAAATGAATTGGTTTTGTGGGATGATTTTTACAATTAAGAATGTAAGATCTGGTATTTTTCGTGTTACTTACGATTTAGAAACTAATAATAAGGAATTAAATGATGAAATAAAACATTATTACTGGGATGAAGAAATGCTTACATCTGCCGGTTTATTGGCACAAATAATTCAAAGGAGAAAAACTCATGTATAAATATTACGACAAGAAAAACAATTTTGTAGAAACATTTAATCCGGAGACAGGATTCTATATCCGGTCCGATGATCTTACAACAGGAAAGGAACCATTCATGAGAGATTTTCCTGCTTTGTTAGATATTGGTATTATGGGACATTGTGTTCATGGAGCATCTGGTTTGTGTATTCAATCAGGAGTTCAGTGTTATCAGAATGGATTACACACACAGGAGCCTAACATGTCCCTTGAGAATTTCAAGAGAATAGTAGATGAATGTAAAGGGAAAACATTTCAGTTTGCTCTTGGTGGCAGAGGAGACGTAGACCAGCATGAAGATTTTGAAGAAATCCTTAAGTATTGTAGGTTACAAGGGATTGTGCCAAACTTTACAAGTTCCGGTTTAGGATTCAATGAAAAAATTGTTTCCTTATGTAAAGAATATTGCGGAGCCGTAGCTATTTCTTGGTATAGAAGTGAATATACACAGAAAGCGATTGATATGTTAGTATCTGCAGGAGTTACTACCAATATTCATTATGTCCTTGGACGGAATTCTATTGATGAAGCTATTGAACATTTGCAGCAGGAAGATTTTCCTGATGGTATCAATGCAGTAATTTTCTTGTTGCATAAGCCAGTAGGTTTAGGAACTCAGGCAAATGTATTGTCTCCTGATGATGAAAGAGTCAAAGAATTTTTCTCTTTGATTGATAAACATGATTATAAATTTCAGATTGGATTTGATTCATGTTCTGTGCCTGGACTGTTGAATTTTACAGAAGAGATTTTAAATTCTACTCTGGAACCGTGTGAAGGAGCAAGATTTTCTGGTTACATTACGTCAGATATGAAGATGCTGCCATGTAGCTTTGACAATCAGGAACTCAAGTGGGCAGTTGATCTTAATGAACACACTATTCAGGAAGCATGGGATTCAGATGTGTTCGATGATTTCAGAAGTCATTTCAGGAATTCTTGTAGAGGTTGTAGCCGTCAGTGTGATTGCTTAGGTGGATGCCCGATCAGAAGAGAAATTGTCTTGTGCACAAAAGAGGAGAAAGATTTATGCTAACAATTGGGCTAAGTGCTGTATTAATAGTGACATTGATAATTTTATTCGCTTGCATAAGCGAAAATATAAATTTGAAAATGGAAGTAGAGGAACTAAAAAGACAGAATGAGATTCAACGTTTTAAGTACTCTAGCATATACCGGGAGTATGTAAGATTATTAATGGAGCCTGGCACTTTAAAGTCTACTACACCAGACATAAAAGAAGCTGTTCATTACGCAATGGTTAAAGCTCATCCTGACAATGGAGGTAAACAAGAAGATTTTGTAAAGTTTAGAAAGCTATATGAGAGGATGAATAATGAATACAGATAAACTTAAATTTCTTAAACTTGGCGGGCAATATAAAGTAAAATCATTTGCTCGTTTAATGGAAGAATATGGTTCTGATAGCTCTAGTGGAATGCCGAATGTCATCTGCGGTTTTAATAAGCAAATGAAAAAATTGTGTGATCAAAAAATTACGATACAAGATACATTCTATAAGAATGAAGATAAGTTTTATCAAATAAAAGAAGCAAGATATTGTTGGAATAGTCAGATGTTAGAACTTCCTTTAAGTACATTGATCTATAGGAGAAAACATGGATAAAGAAGAGATATATTCTAAATTAAGGCAACTATGTAATTTATCCCGTTGTGGGACATGCCGGATTGCTTCTATAAATTCTAAGCATAGTTGTGGACATGGCTATGTATATCATCATTTACATCCAGTTCCATTATCAGAAGCTTTGAAGTATTACTCTATTATATATGGAGAACACAATTTGAGGAATACTATAGAGAAAAGAAAGGAGAATTATAGACATGAAAGAAGGGTATAAATTAGAGGATACTATTATTCTCAATGGAAAAGTAGGGTGGGTAAACACAGGAGATGATGCTGATAGCATTATTGGGATACAAAATATTCAGAAAGTAAAAAGATTTTCTGGTGAAGAAATTGTTGTATCTAATGATGGATTTGCTTTTTCAAAAGAAATGGAAAGTCGATGCGGGTGGCTTGACAGATATGCAAGTATTCAAATGCTTACAGGAGATACACCTATTGATATGGATCACATTGATGAGACAAAGATTGTATCAATGGAAGGAATCACTGAGTCTGAATATTATCATAGGTATAGTGATTATACTGGATATCTTTGGACTGAAGAAGAATTCAAATGTGGTGGTCATGATCTGTTAAAAATCTTAGAAGGAAACATGGGTAAGTATATTCATATAGAAATTGAACTATATTCGAGGTGTTGATATGACATTTGAAGAAGCTAAACAGCGTCCGGATTACTGTTTTAGGCTCAACGGAATCCAGCTTTTAATAAGAGATATAAGAGAAGAACATTTAGAAATTGATCTCGATAATGGTCCTCTCATAGGTGAAGCTGTGTTAGAGATAGGGTATGTTGATATTGAAGTAAACATTTCTGTAAACGGAATGTTTAGTGAAACGCCCACATACAAACCAATTATCGAATATTTTATGTGTGTTAAAACTGAAGATGATTGGGAGAGTATAGGATATCTTGGAATTGAGGCAGATGTGGATTGGTGGAGCAATAGATGGAAAGAAGAGTTGGAAAAAGATATGTTTTTAGTATTGGATACTTTTGTAAGACTCGGAATGCTCAATTATAATAGACCAAATTAAAAGGAATGAGGTGAATGAATGGATAAAGCTTGGTTAGAACAGAAAATAAAAGAATGTGAAAGTGTTCGTCCTGAGATTGAAAAACTTTTAAGGGAAAAGTTACCATTAACAAATCAGGAAATGGATGAAGTTTTTGAAGATTTGGAAAATATGTACAGAGGAGTAGAATCCTATTTAGATATGCTCTGCTTCAAACATCTTGAAGACGATTCTGAAGATTCTCATAAATGGATAAGTCAGTCTGGAGTAGTTGAACTGTTTTATAAATATAGAAATAAAAATAATTTAAGGAGGTATCTTGATATGGAAATGGAATTTGATGGAGATATTATTATCACAGATCCTTGTTATATCATGAAAGAAGATGATGATTGGGCAACATGTGCCTACGGAGAGGATATGGAAGCACTTGGAATAACTCACTATATGACAAGAGATACTCTCTATGGAGATTGGAGTTGTACTACTTTTGACACTGATACAAAAGAAGCTATTGGTGAGTTTTGTGCAGATGCTGGTTTAGTGTCAGTATTTTTATTAGATGAAGTCCTGAAATATAATCCATATTATAAAGATCATTTAAAAAATAAATGGACGGTTACTTGGATTAAAGATTTCAAAGGAACTGTAGAATTTGTCGTTAAGCATATTGAGGGCTACTATGAAGAAGATACCGACTACTGGAAAAAAGGTGACTACTGGGAAGATTATGTTTTAGAAGTAGTAGGACATGGCATTAACAAGGTTACTGGTAAACCAATTAACTTTGTTGGAAAGCGAACAGGTTTATAATATGATTCCGAACAAAAAAGGTTTGCAAGTTATTATGAAAAACACTTTTACTCCAGGATGGGAAAATAGAATTTTTACATTAACTGGAGAAAAACAAATAAATGATTGGGTGAATGTCTACTATCCAGTAATGGAGAATGTTAATCCTGTCAATAGATGTTTTATGGTGCCGCTAAATTCGTTAAAATTATTAATTTTAAATAAACAAGAAAAGGAGAACTAAAATTATGAAAATGAGCTATGATGTACAGGTTGAGGAGTTAGGAGCAAACAGAAGAGGTCTTGTTACTTCAGAAGAGGGAAGAGCTATTGTTGAGTTTATGAAAACAAGTAGAGCCAACATGTGCTTTGAGTACGATGATGAGGCTGAAGCTAAAAGAAGAGCTTCTGCAGTAATGAATTGCTGTAAGAGACTCAATGAAGAAAGTGAAAAAGAAGTTATTAAATACGCTAAACGTGGAAATAAAATCTACGTCATTAAAGTGACAGAGTAAGGAGGAGCCATATGTTAGATATTAACAAGAGAGTGAGGTGTGAGGGAACAACTGTTGCAGAGATGATTGAAGCTCTGCAGCGGTTGCCTCAGGATGGTGTTGTCCATTTCACAGGGAAAAAGAAAGGTTATATCCACTGTGATCCAGAGAGTAAAACAATAGATTTTGATACTGATGAACTTAGTGCCATGTATGAAGAAGTTTCAGAAGAGCCTAAGGAATACTATCTAGTGTATATAGATACTTATTTCAAAGAATATGTAGCCGTAAAAGCACAGAATCATTTCGAAGCCGAAGCAAAAGCACGAGATTTAAGCCAGATAAACTTTAATGGAATGAATAAAGAAGTCTATGTTTGTGCTACATGTAATGCTCATACAAAAACTTATGCACAAGAACGTAATTACAGAATTATAGAGGAGGACGTATGAAGTTAAGAATAGGTTTTGTAACTAATAGTTCCTCATCCAGTTTTACTATTGCTAAGAGTGATTTAACAGACGATCAGATTGAAAAGATTAAAAATCATATTAAGGTTGCAAAAGAATTAGAAATGGAAACATTTTATGATGAATGGGACATCAGAGAAACTAAATATGAAATTTATGGCTATACTCTTATGGATAATTTTGACATGGAAAAGTTTTTATTATTAATTGGTGTAGCTAGAGAAGATGTCGAATGGGAGGATTGATCATGAAGATTAGAAAAGGATTCGTAACTAATAGCAGCAGTAGTAGCTTTATTCTTGGTTTCAAGAGTGAAGAAAGTATCAAAGAGGAGCTGCAGAAAGAAAATCTTGAAGAAGAATACTTTGAGGAAATCTTAAGAGATGTAACGGAAGCTGCAAAGTTGGATAGAGAAGATGTTTTGGAAGGATATTCAGAAGAAATCTATTATCAGACTCTTTGGGAGATAGAAGACAGTCTCTATGTACCTTATAGTAAGAAACTTGAAATACGAAAAACGGAAGAATTCCAGGAAAAGCTTAATAAAGCAATAACAGATAGGATGTCTGAGTTAGAGGAAGATATGCAAGGGTACTCTGTATTTGTAGAGATTAATTATTCAGACAATGATGGTCTTATGTATTCAACCCTTGAACATCATGTTGTACCGGATATGAATTGTTGTCTTGCTGCTATCAGTCATCATTGAAATGCAAGCATTAGAAAGGGTGTGGAGAAATGGGAAATTACTATGAAGGAAAATTAATTTTCGGATTGAAAAGAAATCTTCCAGATGAACTGTTACATGATTTATCAGTGCTTGCAAGTGAGCGGAGCTGTGATAGAGATATAAAACCATTGTTACAGCATAGAAAATTAAAAGAGTCTAAATGGATGAATCATTATAGAGCTTTATATCCGACTTACACATTAGAATTTTCAGAGGGAGTGTGGTTCTTGACTGCCAGCTTCTGTATGAAAGGATACATGTACCTAGGTGATGACTTAGGGCAAGATATTTATGACTTTCTGTATCCATATTTTAATTCAGACATTCTTGATGAAGCAGATGGTGGCTATATAGGCACTATTGAAGATGAAGATGGAACCTACCGGAAAGAATTCTATGCAAACTATGAGCGATTCAATAAAATCATAGAAAATAGAGAATACCTGTGTAAAGGTTGCTATAAGAAAATGGATGGATCATTATGTAATGATTGGAAGTACTGTAAAAGAGCATATGATATAGGAAGAGGTGATACCATTGAAGATTCGTAACGGGTTTGTGACCAATAGTAGTTCTTCAAGTTTTATTATTGGCAAAGCAAACGACAACACAGTAACTATTGATTCGGTATATCAAGAAATAAAAGAATTTTATAAACAATATTATAAATCTTGTTCTGAAATGTATAGCTATGTAGAAGAATATTATCCTGATGTGTTTGAAGTTGTTACTGAAAAAAGAGGTAAATATTTACACTCAAAGAAATCGTGGGACTGTACAAAAATTGCTGACACTCAGTTGAGATTGATGTTTGGCCTTGACCATTATGAAGAATTACCGGGAGTAATTGATTGGATCAACTGTGATACATACAAAGACTATGTCAATTTTTGGATTTCTAAAATGGAAATCGGAGTTCATGCGCCTTTTTATATAAGAGACTTTTCCTGCAATGATCCGTATGTCCCTCTTGATTTCAGTACACAAATGATAGAATGTTCAGGAGACAATGGCAACGGAATTGAGTCAGATATATTAGATTGGTATTTTCCTAATTTTGAAGGTGCTGTTTATGGATGTGACAGATGTTCTGCGCAATACTATTGTAAAAAAGATAGAAGCGAGGAGTGCGAACCTATGGCTGAATCATTCAAAAGAAAGGGTATCCCAGAAGATAAGGTATGCCTATATGTTCTTGGTAAAATTTGTATATGTTCAGAATGTGGATATTTGCCTGACTATGTAGTTGAAAGATTAGAAGAAATATCAGAGTATTCATGTAACCATATGGGTTAAGAAAGAGAGGGATTAGTTATGATGAACTATGAAATGTTTGTGGAAGAACTTAAAAATAAAATAAGTGCAGCTATCAACATTCCTATTGAGAATATAGAATTTTCAAAAGATGGAGATAGATTTTCTCCGACAGGAGACAGACTGCTGGTGAAGTTTGCAGAGCATGATGATGCCTATGAGGTCTGTGGAATACATACAAAAGAACTCTTTAGAGAATTCTTAAATGGAACATCATTTGACACTATTCTTGATAGTACTGTAAGAGACATTAGACAATTACAAGGACAAAATCCTTATGAAAAAACAAAGAAAATTTGGAACTATGAAACTGTTAAAGATTCTCTTTTTATAAGGCTGCTTAATTATGATGATAATTCTAAAGAATTGAGTAATGCTGTTTATAAAAGAATAGGTGATATTGCTCAGGTATTATATATGAAGGTGTCTGAATGTGATGGAAACATTATGAGCACTAAGATTTTTAAATCTGTAGTAGAGAAATGGAAGGAAGATGGTTTGACCTTAAGTGAAGACAATATTCTGGAAGAAGCATTAAGAAACACAGAACGTATGTATCCACCGAGAATTTACAGATGGGATCAGATGCTCTTTAATCCGGTATATGAAGGAGAAGAGTTTATGAGTCCTAGTACAGAAGAAGCAATTAACCAAGATCTTATTGGAAATTGTCTAACTACAGCAAAGAAAACAAACGGTGCGGTAGCTATATTTTATCCCGGTGTGGCTGAACGCTTTGCTGGTGTACTGGATTCCGATTTGTATTTAGTGTTTACCAGTGTACATGAGGTAATGGTACATAAAGCAGATGGTGTTGATGCGGTAGACTTATCAATAATCTTACAGGATACATTGGAAGAAGCGACACCTAAAGAAGATTTCCTCACAAGGAAAATATATAAGTATGAAAAAGATACTCATAGATTTCTTTGTGCCATATAAAAAATAGCCTCTCTCTTCTTGAGAGGGGCTGATAGGAGGGTAGTTATGAGAGAATACCATATTTATATGCAGCGTACAAAGCGTACAGAATGGCATTGCGACTATAGCATATATAAATGGCTTCCATGGGAATATGTAGGATATGTAGAGGGGACTAAAGAGCTGTATACATACTTTAAGTTGAAGTTCCCATACAGCACAAGAAGTATTAATTTTTACCATTCATTCAACTATTTTGATAGTGAATATGTTAGAACGGATAACGATTGGGATTTTATGTATTACCCACACGAATATCACAGATATTTGATCATGGATGATTATGGTAATGTACGAGACTTTCATCAGCTTACTAAGAAATATAAAAAGAAATACTATCGTACATATCATAAACATCATGGATGGAATATTCATTGGGCTTCAACAGTGCCGGATCAGCGTAAAAGTATTACACCAGAAGAGATTGTAGAAATAAGAAATGAATATGGTATTACTCTCAAGCCTATAAAACCAAAAAGAAAAATAAATCCATGGGATTATGAGAAAGAATCCAAAGTGTCTGGTTGGAAGATGCAAAGTAAAAGAAGGAAACAGTGGAGGTGAAAAATGAAGATATATTTACTATGTACATTGGATAGTGAACATTATAGAGAACCATATTTTTACTTTTTTGAAGCTGCTTTTGCGGCTCATAAATGGGTTATAGACAACTTAGTCAGTATTACAGAGGAAAGCCGAGAAGAAGTAATAAGTGAGCTTGAATATAAAAATGTAGACGGATCCGACGACCAGATCATGCGAATTGATTATTCATACGGAGATGGAGAATTCTATGTTAACACTATTCATGAAATTGAAATAAAAGATGGAGATTATCTTTGTATTTATCATCATGCTTACGAAGGTGTTGGATTCTATGTAGAGAAGATTGGCACTTTGGAAGAATGTAAAAATCATATGTTAGATTCAGCAGCTAAAATGGCTAATGATTTTAATATTGACATAACTGACGATGATGTATTTGAAGTTAATTCGTTTGATTCGTGTGTTGACGATGATTATCAGTGGCATATGTGCAATGTTATTCAGTTCAAGGCAAGCGAAATTATAGGAGATAAAGAAAAGGAACTTGATAAATCAGATTCTGCTGGGTTAAATGATGATATTCATAAATATAGTGATGAAGTCTATAAAGAATTGAAGAGCATATATGAGCCGCTTCCGATGTATGGGTGCGCCACCAACTATGCCGAAACTTCATTAGGAGAAGTAATTGAAGATATTGATGCCAGACCAAAATATGAAGTATTTAAAGAATTGTGTAACTATCATGGAATTGCACCTAGTACGGTAGAGTATCTGTACGAATCTATTTGGGGAAAGCCAAAGGATAAAACAGTTGGATATTTCTTATAATACAAATAAAAATAAGGGGATAAAATTGCAGTATTTTTTAATAGGAGTTATAGCAAGAACTATCATTGAATGGATATTTAGATGAAAGAAGGTGAAATATGAAAACTTATAACAGAAGAGAAGTTGAGAGAATTATTCTAAAGAATGGCTGGGAACTAGACCATTGTACTGGAGGACATTCGATTTATAAGAAAGAAGGTGTAAAGAAAACATTGTCTATTGCTTATAAGAAATGTAACCGGATGGTTGTGCAGAGACTTATTAAAGAATTTGGGTTAGTTACATAGGAGAATAATATGAAAAATAATAGTTGGACTCCCATTAGTACTGGTTTATTACCAGATGATATGGAAGATGTACAAGTAACATATATTGGATACAACGATCATGAGCCTTATTGTGATGCATTTGCGTATAGAAATGATGGAGATTGGTATTGGTCGTTAACCGACGATGAAGTTAGAGTAGAAATAACAGCATGGAAATATAACAGTGAGCCCTATAAGAAATAAATGCTAAATAGAATTGAAAGGTAGAGAAGGTGAAAATATGAGTTGGCACACAGAATGGGGAGACTTGCCTGAACTGTATAAGGAAGTAGAAATTCTTATGACTGATGGCAGCATCAAAAGAGATATGATGGTTAAAGGAAAATATGGAAATTATGAATGGAGGAATTGGACAGATAAGTGTGTTGTAGGATGGAGACCTATTGAAAAAACTACATAAATACTATAAACTGTAAATAGCCATCTTTTTGTATCAAGGAAAGGTAAGGTGAATTTGGGAAAGAAAGTTAAAGTAAGAGATATGAAGCCAGGTTGGACATATAGAGTACCTGGCAAAACATTGGAAGAAATTTATGAAAGTGCGCATGAATATGCTAAATGGCCTCCGGTACAAATGACAGACGCAAAGCAAAATACAGGTTTATTATTGCTCAAAGTTACTGAAGACAATAAAAACAATTGGGATGAAAAATACGGGTTCAATCTATATCCTATACATGAAGAAGTTGAGCTGACAGAAAAAGCACTGAGGCCCGGTCAGCAAGGAACTTTTCAAGTAGTAAGAACCGGGAATAAGGTTTGGAACTATCATCCCAATTGTACTGTCCGAGTAGAAGTAGACTCATTAGATTTTGAAATGGAAGAAGCTTATCCATTCCCTATTGCTGTAGTGAGAGATGACTATGAGCCAATACCTTTGCCGAATCCATGGACATGGGGGGAAACAAGCGATCCTGATTCTAAGGCAGCAAAGCATGTAGATGTTTGGGACGAGTCTGATGCAAAGACTATAGTTATATTAGGAATAATATCATTTGTACTGTTAATGGCTGGACTTTCTGGTTTGAGTCTACTGATAACAATGTGGGCGGTAGCAGCAGCTTATTTTCATTCAAAGCATGAAAAAGTAAGAAAAGAAATCCTTGAACAAAGAAATAAACATGGAATTAGTGGAAGTGGATTAGACCACAAATTTAGATGGTGAGGTGAATTGCATGAAAGGAAGAGAAGAACATAAATATAAATCAGAAAGCAAGATGAGAGCATTGCTTAGGGATAAGCCACAATATTTCACTGGTTATTATAATGGTCTATTCAATTCATGCGAATATCTTACTGCGCAAAATTATACTATGACGGCTGTTAGGTTTATGAACTATTTGAAAGAAAACGGGTTTATAGAGTCAATAGAAGATTGTAATGGAGCAATGACTATTGACAATGTAAACTCTTATCTCTCTTGCTTAAGAGGAAGAGATGGAGGATATAGTTCAGATAGTGCTAAAGCAACTACTTATACGGCATTAAAATCATTTGCTGATTATTTGTTAAGCAGAAAAATGATTTCAGAGAACCCTTTTGATTGTGGCATAAAAAGAGTTTCTGTAAAAGATCCGCTTAAACAGGTTGTAATGACAGCCGCAGAGTTGAAAAAAGTTGTTGAAAGAATAAATGATAATTCTATTGGTACAAAAAGGGCCAACGCAAGAAGAGAAGCATGGAAGGAAAGAAACCTTGCTATATTTACTCTTCTTATGGTAACTGGTATTCGTGTTACTGCGCTTACAGAACTTAATATGGAAGATATACTCTGGGATCAGAAGATTATTAGGGTTACTGATAAGCGCAGAAATACTTATGAATGTGAACTTGATGATGATAGTATGGATATTTTAAGAAATTGGGTAGTAAAACGTGCAGAACTTTTGAATAAAAGAGATTGTAATGCTCTTTTTATTTCTAACAGACGAACAAGAATCACTGACAAATCAGTGAGAGATTTAGTTAAGGCATATACCGCAGATTTTGAAAAACATATTACTCCTCATAAATTTAGAAGTACTTTTGCTACATTATTATATGATCAGACAGGAGACATTGCATATGTACAGCAATTAATGAATCATTCTCGACCTGACACGACACAAAGATACATCGTTCGAAAGCCCATTAATGCTGAAGCTGCTAAATATGTAAATAGTTTATTGAAATAAGTTCTAAACAATGATATAATACAAGAAAGGAGGTTGCAAAATGTTAAGAAGTGAAAACCTGTATGAGATACTGGATAAGTATTTTTCTCAAATCCAGAAAAATTCATATTACAAGAGAGAAGTACAAAAATTTCTTATGAAAAAATATGAATACTCAGATATTGAATATATGCAGTATATCATTGGAGCAAAAAGCAAAGATGAAATTCCAGACAATGAAATGTATTGGCTTATTGATGCGTTTAATAATGTTTTTAGGACAAATATGGAAATGAAAACATATTTTTCTGATAAGGAAATAGTAAGATTTTCGAGCCTAAAGGCAGATTATTTAAAAACAAATATTTATCCAATAAGAATAAGTCCAGTGATAGAGATAGCTGAAGATCAATGGGTGACAAAAATAAGTATTGATTTACTAAAAGAGTTTTATGATAACCAGCTTATAATATACAATCCAAGGACTCAGCGTCAACTTAAACAGAGACGTAGAGGACAAGATGTATCATATACAATTGATATAGTTTCTTCATCAGTAAAAGCTATTGAAGGTTTAATGAGCAAGGGAGAATTTGTACCTAATGCTTTAACTCTTAATCTCAATGTTGATGATCCAGAGGTAGATTTTGATATTGTTGGATCAGAATTGATACTTAATTCTGGTAAATTTGATATCATTGATGGTTTTCACCGGTTTAGAGCTGCAATAAACACGAAAATTAAGAATCCTGATTTTCAGTTTAATTTTATTCTGAATATCATGAATTTTACAGAAGACAAAGCATGTCAGTATATTGAGCAGGAAGATAAGAGAAATAAGATTTCTAAAAGTTACTTAGCTTCTATGGATAAGTCGTCTCCTACTAATATAATTATTGACAAACTAAACAACACATTGGATAGTCCAGTAAGAGGTAAAATTGAAAGAGCACATAGAGGAGAAATAGACAGAGCTACTTTGTTTTCATTATTGGAGTTTATTCTTAAAACTAAAAATATGAACCGGAGTCAGTGTATCAAAACTGCGGTATTTATCATAAATATTTTGAAGATAGTTCAAGAGAATAATCCAGATGTTGTATTTGATGACACCACTATGCCAGTAGTGTTATATGGTTCATCTATCTCAAAGGATGCATATGAATGTGCAGAAAAAATAGAAAGTGCATTAGGAAAAGATGTGCCGATTATTAATAGTGTTACAAACATGAAAGTAAATAAAATAAAAGCTTTATTTGAGGAGGTGTGATTATGTATAATGAAGAACGGAAGAAAGAATATCTGCGACATGTAGTAGAAGATCTCGGACAAACTCCACAAAGTGCGAAAGCTCTTTTTAACAAAACGGAAGACTATGAGGACTTACTTAACAAGGACTTATGTGATTTTACTTTTTCTGAAATAGATAAATTGTTGTCTACATTTGCAGCCTCATCAATAAATGCCTTAAGGAAAAATATAAGTGTTTTACGGAAATATGCTGACTGGTGTTGTTCCTGCAACATATCTATAGACAACATAAATCACTATGATGAAATAAATATGGAAATTGAAAGTCTACAGAAATATCTTAATAAGGAGAGAGCGGTGTGTCCCAGCAGAGAACAGGTTTTAAAGGATATTTCTAAAATTAGAAACTATTCTGATAAATTTTTAATTCTGGCTTTGTTTGAAGGAGTAAGAACAGAAGCCCCCGGTGAGCTTTTAAGAGCTAAAATAAGTAAGTTGAATGGTAATATCCTTACTTTCGAAAACGGAGAGGAAAAAACTTTGTCAGAGACGCTGGTAGACTTGGCTAAAGTTAGTTCACAAGAGGAGGAGTATATATCTTTTACTGGAACTGCTTCTTTATTAAGTATGAAGGGGAATATTGTTAACTCCAGGAATAATACACGTAGTGATTCATTAGAAGCTTTAAATCTAAGACTGACAAATAGGTTAATTGCGCTTAGAAAAGAGCTTAATATTCCGTATCTGACTATTCCTCGACTCTATACAGCCGGAATTGTAGAGCAGTTTAGAGAAATAATGAAGAAATATAATGTTTCTAAGGAAGATATCTTTGAAAGCCAGTATGTTGAAATGGTTAGTTCAAATTATAATATAAGTTCTTATGGCAAAGGAACTCTTAAAAATAAATTTTATAGTTATTTATAATAGATAATACCACACATAGATTGACTTAATTTGCTGTGTGGCTTGAATGAAAAAGTAAATTCTACATTCTAATATACCTTGATTTTATGCGGGAT